GGCAACACCACGGTCGGGTCAGCGGCGGGCTCAACGATGAATTGATCCCGGTACGGGGCGAGAGCCCGATTGTCCGAACGCATCACCAGACCAGAAGCCGACACGGCGAACGGCCCAGCTCCGAAATCCGCGCCGTTCTTGGGGCGATAACGCACCCAGGTGGCTTCAGGCTCCACGGCTTCGACCGTGGCTTCCAGCACGTGCTCGATCACGGTGCCGGTTTGGCGGTTTTGGACGCGTACGCCGAGCTTGTATTCTCCCGCGCGGCCCGAACTGAGGATCGTCGCGCCTTGCACGCAGTTATCGCCCTCGACCACGGGGAATCGAGCGTTATTCCAGCTGAATGCGTAGCCGTCTTCGAGTGCTTGCAGCTCCAGACCGTGTTGCACGGGTTGGATCGTGCCCTGGTTCAGTGGCAGCGCGACGACGCGGATGGAGTATTTTTCGATCAGCTCGCCCAGGGTCAGCTCGCCCTTCGGCGCAACCGAAACGGCGTACACCCAGCTGGATTCAGCGTCGGCCACGTCGCCCAATGCGTCTAGCGTGATCGCGCCGTTTTCGCCGTCCATGGCAGGATCGGCAGCCACCACGTCTTCGCCGTCGCGGTGGCCCAGCGTGAACCCGATTTCGTAGTCGTCTGCTTCGATCGTGGCCCAGCCGTCCGGACCCAACTGACCAGCGTCGCTCAGCGGACCTTCGGCCGCGATGGACTTGTTGTATCCGGTCGTCGTTTCGCCGGCTTCAGCTTCGTCTTGGCGAGCGGATTGAGCGTAGTAGTCCAGGATGCGTTGGATCAGAACCGGCTTGGTACCCGTGGTCGGCTGTTCCAGCTCGTCCAGCATGGTGCGCAGTTGAGCAACGGTATAGGATTCCAGCTGCTCTTGGGTGTAATTCATGCTCGTATCTCCAGCGGTGAAGGAAGGGCGGTGTGCAGGCGTGCGCCGTACGGCCCCGCCGTCTAATCAACGGAAGAGTTAAATAATATTGCGCCCGACAAGAAGGCGGGCGCGGTTTTGTAAGAACTTGTTAAACCTGGTTACGATCGGATACCAATCTAGTCACGGCACGTATGGATTTGAGTAAGTAAACAGGCGGCGCGGGGTGCGGTCTCGAATCGACTGACATTGGACGCAGCAAGCCGCGTTTGGGATCACGCGTAAGCGGGCGGCAGGAATTTCTTCCCCACAATCCTCGCACTCACCTGTGGGGTTGTTGTTCTGAGCGCGGGCTGCGCGCTGCAGGGCTAGGCTATCCTCCACGTGTGCCTGCTGGGCGGAGAACTCCAAGCCGTCTACAGAACCGTACGACATTACAGCGTCTCCACAGCCATGTATACCAGAGGCAGCAACACGGCCAACGACAACACAAAGCCCAAGAGGTTGGAACGGCGGCGTTGGGCTTTGGTTTGCAGAGCGCGGCGGAATTCGGGTTGCATAAGCATATACGTTCTCCTTAGCCCCAGATCAGCTTGGCCAGTACAAAGGCAGCAGCGGCCCAGGTCGTCCAACCGGAGATGGAATTGGACACGACGCTGCCTACCGTGGGTGGGGACGAAGGCGAAGCGGTGGGCCGAGTCCAGGATTCGTCGTTGGGCTCCCACTGGTCCACAACATTGCCGTACCGGTCGTACACCACCGTGCCGTACATCTTGAACTCGTCCGAATTGCCGTACAGACGATCCGCGCGAGCTTTCCAGGTTTCGTATGCGATCATGATGGGCTCCTTTCAGGGTCTGTGGATGTAAAACCGTATTATAACATGACTTCGCGTCATACGCATATAGCGTCGCTTCAGAACGTTGCGTCGACGCAACGTTACCTAGTTTTCGGGCCGGGAAGTTATCCCGGCCCTACTTGTGCCACTTGGTACAGAACAACAGGATGATAAGTACTGCCAGAAGCACGGCTAGCAGCATCCCCAACGCGAATTGGTACATGACCGGCCTCCTTGCCTAGGAGAGGTCATGCACCACGCTCATCGAACCCAAGCAGCGCCTAGAGCGGTTCCTACCAAGAGGGTAAAGTAAAACATCAAAAACAGCTTGGTGTAGGCTTTCTTGTTGCGGAACCGGCGCGACATAATTTCTCCAAATATGGGTGTGGGAGGCCAAATGCGGCCTCCCACGAGAGGTTGAGTCCCTTGTTCCCAGCCCGCCGGTACACCGTCGAGCCAGCCTAGCTCATAAACCGTTTGATGCGGGATTTAATATAGCTTTCATCCCTGATCCTTACAGCTTTCAACGCTAGAGTCTCTAAAGCTTTAACCGATATAACTTTCAGCATTGAACTTTGAGCTTTATCGCAGGAATTAGAGCTCCTGCGCACTCGCTGGTCAGCTGCCTTTACCAATTTGGCCACCGCTTTCGCGGGCGGGAGTCGAACCCGCAACAAAGCTGATTTAAGTGTCGGTTCTCATCGAAAGAGACTGCCCAGATATACCGCTCTGGGCAACAGCGGGGCTGTCCACGATGTGCGGGACAAGCGACTCAAAACAAAACGGTTACGCTTCCACCTTGATGCGGGTGATAGCGTTCGACTCGCTCAGCACGAAGTCGATCTCGCCCAGGAAGGCTTGGATGTGCTCTTCCATGTTCTTGATCTTTTCGTCCAGCTGGTTCGGATCGAGTAGGGCCGGCTCAGAAACACGCCGCTGTTGGTCGTTGACGGCCTTGATGTTGTTCTGCTTGGTGGCGTCGGCACTTTCCCGCGAGTTCATCACTTCAGCCATGTGCCGAATCTCTTCGGTCAGCTTCTGCTCGATGGCGGCATGCTCGGAAGTGCGCAGACGGCGCTGTTCGATCATGGACTGCAACAGGGCTCGAGCGTATCCGATGCTCTGCTTGCGTTCGATCGCTTCAGCAACGGTCATCTCGCGGCCGTCCACAGTAACGCGGGTCACGGCGTTGGACGCCATCACGGCGCGCTTCAAGGCGTGGCGGCGCTGGATCAGGCCGCTGGCCGAATCGAAGTTGGACACCAGTTCGGCGCGCACGGCGTCCACGTCCCGGGCGTCCTTGTACATCTTGGTGTTGTCGCCTTGGCCTAGGGTGAGGGCAATAAACGGGCGCTGTACGGCAGCAGTGATACGGTCCTGGAGCGACTTCAGCTCAGACAGGGCGCGGGTGACGGTGATTTCTTGAACCTTGCTTTCGGTCTTGTTCGACATGGTGATCTCGTAATCGTTATAACAGTAGGAATATTCAAACGACAGAGCCGCTTGATCTTACTGCTTAGGGCGCAACAGGTTATAGCGCTGTCCCCTGGCTTCGGCTTGGTCCAGAATTTCTTGTTGGCGACGACGCATGCGGCGCAGCCAGGCGCGGTGCTGCAACCAAGCAGTCAACAAGCAAACCGCTATTACCGCTAAGAAGACCAATACAACCATCAGTCCGTCAGTCATTTCATTCACCTCTGCCTCTGTGATGGGCCAATAGTCCCTCGTAGTGTTTGGGCTCGGTCGCGCGTTCCAAGTTCAGCTTCAAAGCGCGCTGCAAACCCTCATGATTTTCTACGGCTTCGGGAGGCACGTATACCATAGTAAAACCGGCCGGGTGTGCGCCGTACCATTCAGCCGGGGCAAATATTGGCTTCCGATTTTTAGGGTTAAACAAACGCGGAGCAGGCAGACTGTTGCCGTCTTCGTCGATTGCCAGCCATGGTGGCTCTACAGCAATGGGAAGCTTGGGAGTCGGAGCCTGATAAAAATAAATCTTTTTCATTCCGAATTGCACTCGTCTTGCAAGCGCTGAAATAAGCTCGAGCTAAGATTCACCACTACGCCTTCATTTGGTTGTTCCGAGTCAGCCCGAGCGCGCTGCACCAAATCCACCATGATCTCTTGCAGCAGCTTGCGGGTGCGCAGCTTGGACTCGAACAGGTAGGCTACTGTACGGGAGAGGCGGTTAATCACCAAACGCGCCTGAACAAGAATCGGATCAGACTTGGAAACATCCCGAAAACTGGACAGAGCAGTACGTAGCTCGGCTTCTCCTTCCAGCTTGGGGCGATATACTCGTAGTACTTCCTGCTCCACCGCCCGAATTACGATATCATTGACTCCCAAGCGCTCTATTAGCTGCGACACCTGTTGTCGGCTCAGGACGTCGGGCTTGGGGGACAACAAATTCATGTTAAGTGCTCCAGCGAATATACGGGAAAAGCTGCTTAGTAATCTTTATGAGCATCCCATCCAGGGCTTTCGGCGTGGTAGGCTAGCTCTTCGTTGCGGATTACGTTGAGGTTATGGCGGTAGGCTTCACGAGCTTCGTTCTCGTCCAGGACGCGTGGGTTGTTATAGCGCAGCTTACTGGCTACGGTCTCAGCTACAGAACGCTGTCGGAACTGCACTACGGTATTGTCCAAGTGTGGCGTCCAGAACTTGGTGGGTGGCTCGGCCATCTTCTTGGTATTGCGATGATTGATCAGGAACAGCACAGTATGCGGTTCAAATTGAGAGTCGGTGACGACGTAATACACGGGGTTAGCGTGAGCCATGTTGCTCCGAGCAAGATAGTTTGTGAAGGTAAAGGAGAACGAGCAGGCCTGCTAGAACGGCTAGGCCAGAAGCCCAGTGGACTTCAGTAATACCCATGATTAGGCTCCTCATTGGGGTCTGTGTGAAGTAAAACGGGCTAGAGAGGTAGCGCTACGTCCTTGTAGTAATCATACCCAGTTTGGGTTAGTTTGTAGGTCCAGACCCAGGCTGGAAACCCCATACCGCCCATTCCTTGAATACCCGTAGCAGAACGGCTAAGAAACCCCAGCTCGTACATGTGGCCCAGGTCTTTTCCCAGCATGGGACATTTATCGGCCCCGTACGGCATGGCCAGAAACGGAGCGTTGGTGGCCTGCGTGTAGCGTTCTACAAACCACCGATCCAGCACGTCTACCCGAGTGTTTTGCCAATCAGGATATCGACTGATGATGTACCGGCCTAGCCACTGACGGCGCAAGTGCGGAGCGGCTGGTTTCTCACCCGGTCGTTCTTGGCAGTAGACACGCTTAGTCTTGGGCTTGTCCGAGAGCACGGGCATAGGTGTCCTCTGGTTCTTCTGAGCGAATACGGTCCAACGTAGCCTGCAGCTTGGCGCTGGAAGCTAGCAATCGCGAGTACACGGGTTCGGTACGGGTCCCTTGATACACGTTGTTGTGGCGGAAACGGAACTCCACCGAACGGTGCAGCTCTTCTTGTTCATTGTGAGAAGCGTGCAGGCGGATCACGGTATCGGCATCGGCCATGCAAGCCACCCAGTGGCCGCATACATAGTCCACTTGACCGGCGTATACGGCATCCTGTAGCTCAGCCGGCATGCGCTCGCCGGGGCAGTGGGTGGGAAGAGAACCTTCGGCTCCACCGCACACCAGGCAGTGAGCCAGCCCGTCCTCACGGTCGTCGAGTTGATGGTTGTGTTGAATGGTCATGCGGATTTCCTTTCGTTATTCGAGTGGTAGTCTTGCCAAGCTTGGATCAGGTCGTCACGCACCTGCTGCAGTTTGGAGCCTACTACCGCGCGCGATACTTCGATTTGTACTTGATGTTCCAAGTTGATGTAGAAAGACGAATCTACGAGTTGTTGCATGCTGTCCCGCTCTTTATAAACGTGTGAGATCGAGATCACGCGGCCCAGGTTGATGATATGACCCGCGATGGCGTATATCGGAGAACGGAATGACATGGACATACTGGCTCCATTTGGCAATATTTAATAACGAGCGAACCAAATATGATTCGTGCGCCCGAGAGCGCACGACGAGTGGGGAAAGGCTTAAATTAGCCTGGGGTGTAGAGGTCCTCCCAGTTGGGACGCGCCGTGCTCTGATACTGAGGGCGTACGGCGGCAGTGGTTGCTTGTCCGTCCATCACAGCTTGGATTTGCTGGGAGCACAGCCCTTGGCCGCGCAACGCAGCGGCAGTTTTCTCGTCGCTCTGGCACATGATGTCCACGGCAGCAGTTTCGAGAGCGCGAGAGCGGGCGGGGTCTTTGGTCGTAGCGCTGGCCTGCATGATGCGCTCGAAGTTTCGGCGCAGGTTGCAATGAGCGTCTTCGACAGGCATCGCCATGTTGATGCCGAAACCGACTACGGAGCCACCACCGCCACCCGAGACCATGCACGAGTCGGCCGAAAAGGAGCCGTAGAAGCCTTGACCACCCACGGCGGGCGCGGAGCGCAGCGTCTGCTTGCCGCTGGAATCGGAGTTGAAGGTGATCGCTTGAGCGTTGCCGGCATTGTTCGAACCGGACGAAGCGATGTTGGTTGCGTTGGAGCTGGTGGTATTGTTCAAGTCCACCGTTTGGGCCTGGACGCTGAAAGCGGAGAAGAGGCCGAAGGCCAGTGCGCATACCATGCGTGCGAGATTCTTATTCATGTCTGTATAGTCCTGTAGAAATAGGGGAGGCGGGGCGAGCGTACCGCTAAGCCGCCCCTACCCTACTGCCGGCGGAAAGCCGACGTATCAGTGGTTGTATCCGTTGTAGCCGCCGTAGCCCTGCGAGGTCTGGAACCCGGCAAAGCCGCCGGCCACGAGGCCCGCGCCGAACGCGCCAGCGTTGAAGGTCGATTCGCCGTGCGAGTAGGCGTTGGTCTGGGACACGCCGCCGGTACCGTTGGCGATCAGGCCGTCCGGGGTCTGAGCGGCGACGTTGCCGACCGTGATGCCCGCCGAAGTTTGATGAGCGTACTGGCTGACGCCGGTCGTGACCTGCGCGCCGGAACTGGTGATGACGCCGCCGATGTTGGCGCTCGAACCCGCGTAGCCTTCGGTACCTTGGATGGACAGACCGGAACCCATGATCTGGGTCGCGGCGACGGCGTTGCCGACGCTTTCGGACGAGGCCGTACCCGAGATGGTGCCACCGTACGCCGCGCCGGCCACGCCGACACCCGCTACGCCTTGAGCCGATTGGTACTGGGACTGGTTGCCGTGAGCCGACACGCCGGTCGAGAACGCCAGGGCCAGAGCCGCCAGCGCGATGTATGCCTTCTTCATTTTTACACTCCTACCCTATGATGAGGGTTTGAAATCTCGGTGTCCGACCGAGCGCGGGTACTACCAGATAAAGGGATGTTGCTACTGTTAACGCTAGCGCGAGGCAGGTTTACCGAACCCAATCCCAGCACATGATGGCACAGGACAATACGCTGGAAGCCACGAAGTAGTAGCCAACCCAGTCCATGTCCTACTCTTCGTTGCCCAGCTTGACCTGGACGAGGTTGACCAGATCGCCTACGGTAGAGGCGTTTTCCATGTCCTCGTCGGTCAGCTCGATCAGGTCAAACTCGTCTTCGAGAGCCATGGCCAGCTCCACCATGTCGAGAGAATCTGCGCCCAAGTCGTGCACGAAGCTGGATTCGAGCTGAACCTCGTCGGGGTTGATACCGATCTGTTCGCAGATGATGGTGCGAACCCGATCTTGCACTTCGGTGGCGGTCAGGTTGGGACGTTCTTCCATCTCGGAATCTCCTGTGTGAGAAAAGGAAGTGTTGGGATAGAGCGCGGCCATCTTCATGCAGGCCGCGCACTGAGGGTCAACCCGATAGCGGTATAGCCGACCGGGCTGAGGGACAGTATGAGCAGCTTCACATAACATCAGCTGCATCACGGGGCGGCGCTGTGGATCGGGTGGCGTCCAACCCAGTTTCATCAAGGCGCGGCGTATTCCTATGTCTTGCAGATTAACGACCCGCTCCGCAATCTTATGACCATCTAAGCCGGTGGTAGTTTGACGAATCGCTTCGGGCGAATAGCTGGTTTGAACCTGAATGGAAGGCTGGATTTTCATTTAGACTCTCTCAGCTGTCGTCCGGCGAGCATGTCATCGTACTCCTGCTGGCTCAGTATCTGTTGACGCAGTTCGTCGACGTCCAGATAAATGCGTAGCTCGCTATCAGCAGGAGACACCGCGTATTGCGCAAACTCATTGGACACTGATACCGAAGGGCGATCACCCTTGGCAGGAATCGTAGACCGGATGCATACGATAACCGGAATATCTTGCGGCATGGCTATTGACCTGAGTACATTGCGGTCGGACCGCGACGATTGTAATACCAGAGCTGGCCGTCAAAACGAACAAGCGCGGCGCGGGTTTCACGCCTTAGTAGCGGCCACGGTACATACGACTGCCACCGCCCGCCCAAGTGCTCGGCAGCTTCTCGGGCGCGTTCCACGTCAGCGGCGGCATCATATATGATCACAGGGGAGTGTTCTTATTGGTCAGATTCGGAACGGTGTTCAGGCAGCAGGCTGCCGAAGAACGAAGTGAAGCCGGAAGCTCGCGCCGCTTGTACGATCTTTTGGCGAGACTCGGCCGCAAGGCGACGGGCCACGCCTTCGCCTTCAGTAGCGGCACGCATCATGAGGTATTCGAAGTCGGCGTAAAGGCGGGCCAGTTCATGTTCAGCCGGGTTGTATTCGCCCGTATTGGCCAAATCGCGCTGCATGGCCAAGAAGGTTTCGTAGGCGGCGATTTCCCACGCCTGCCTGAACGCTGCTTCACGGGCGTACTTGCGGCCCAGCTCTTCGCTGTAGAAACGGGAATCGACGAGCGACGAAATGCCCGTGCAGCGAAAACCACACTGCAAAGTGAGTTCGCACACGATTTGCGCGCCGGACGGCAGCACCGTATAGGTTTCGGACGCGATCATGGCTTCTACCATCTGGGCGGTAGGACGGTATTGTTCGGGCTTGAGGGGCATGCTGGCTCCAAATACGGTTTCGGCGGGGATTCCCGCCGAGAACGTTTGATAAAAACCAGGTTACGCCGCCGGTTCCAGCAGCCTCCAAGAACGGGTAGCCATTTTGGCGCGGAACTTGCCCGGTTGGTTTTCGCGAGTGTAGGTGTAGTGCACCATGCCGCGCTCTGTGTAGCTGGCAGTCAACACCATACCGCGCGAGTTGTACTTGCGTTCGCCGTCCAAGATGGGAGCCGGACCTTGGTCCTTATTGACCTCGACCAACGGCTTGCCGTGATAGAGATTGACGATCTTTTCCAGGCCTTCGGCGAAGTTCAGCATTTGGCGCGCTTCGGAGCGCAGGTTCCACACAGCGGCTTCGCGAGCTTGTTGCTGATGATAGGGCTGAGCCTGATCATAAGGAATCATTTCGTCGATGCGACGACCCGGACGGTCGGGATCATTGATGCGGCGACCTGACTTAGCTTTGGCGGGATGAACCGAACCGTCTTCCAGCTTCTGGGCTTGAAGACTAGCACGTTGGGCGTCCTGCCGCACAGTGCGCACCAATTCATCGGTCGGCTTACGGTCATGCTCGATGGGAGCGTAGTGCTGGCCTGGACAAATGCCGTGGTAGTAGGCGTAAGTGTTATCGCCTTTGACTTGGTAGCCGTGTTGGCTCATTTTGCCGTTCTTGACGGCTTGCTCGCGTCCGCACAGCGGGCAGTGACCGCGCAGCTGGATTTTGAATTGGGCCATGGTGTTCTCCTAAGTTGGGTCTGTGAGTGTAAAATCGTATTATAACATGACTTCGCGTCATACGCATATAGCGCCGCTTCAGAACGTTGCGTCGACGCAACGCCATTTAGAAAATATTGGGCCGAGACCCGGTGTTCGCCTAGTCTCGGCCCTGCCTTTATGAAGCGACGCTAAGCAGCTTTACGAGCAGCCTGGATTTCGCGCTCTACTTTCTGCGAATACTGGATGTTTTCATCCAGTCGATTCACCCAGTAGGAAGATTCCACGTAGGCGCGAATCACGTCTTCGTTTTGGTATCCCATGTCCTTCAACAGCAAGTGGATGGCGGGCCGACTACCGTCTCGGGCCATGCGAGCCACAGCTTTTTCGTGTATGCAGTGCCACAGGGTGCGACTCACGCCGGCCGGGCGGCGGGGTCGAGTGTAGTAGGTGAAGTAGCGCTGCATGCGTTTTTCGGCATGTCGTGGAACCAGATGTACTTGAGCCACCTGGTGTACTGTGCTACACCGTATACATCGAGCGTGGACGCTAGCGTGTTCTCGACCGATGCCGTCTACCGCGCCCGTGTGAATGTCGGCGTAGAGATACGGGTCTAATTTATGGCCGAACAGGCGACAGAGCAGGCTCACGACGGTCTCCGAGAGTTGTGGGTCGGGTGGTGGTGATGGAAAATGAAGCGGCCATCCTCCATGATCGATTGGGCACGCACGAACATGGGCCCCACGCATTGATCTTGGGCGTCCACGGCGCTATACCCGTAAGCTGGTTCCCCGGTGGCTTCGATCGTAACCTCATGGGGTAGCATCACAATGGCGTATACGCCGCCGGTCTTGACGTGTTGTACTCGGTTACCACGCTGAAACAGGGTCACTTCGGACCTCGACTCGGAAAACACTGCGCGCTTTTTGGCTACTTCCCAATCCGTAGTATTGAGAGGGCGGAATCCCTTGAACTGACCCAACACGTGCTGCATTTGGTCGATGTTGCCTTCCGTATCCTCGTACAACAGCACGAAGTCTCGTTGCAGCCGCTGATAGAGATCGCGACAGATATCCTCCGCTGCGTTGGTAGCCGAACGCACAGGAGCGTTCGGGCTGGATTCGTCAACCACCATAACGTATTGTCCTGAGACAATAACGCTGATTTTGTAGTTGGGAGTAGAAAGTCGCATAGCGCCTCCGTGTTTGTACCTAATTCAACGATTTAGGACAGGAGGTCTTAACTATTGCGGCATGTACCGCCAAGCACTATAACCCAGCGCGGCGATGGATACAAACACGAATACAGCAGAAATGAAAACAGCCAGTCGATACGACGTGCGTGGGTGGTAGGAGGCGTACCAGACTGCTATGCCCAGCACCAACAGCACAATGACGGTCATAGAAAAGGCAACCAATGCGCTGAGCATCATAGCCCCACAAACCTCATATGGCAAGCAGTGGAACAAAAGGCATAGTTGGATTCGAAACTGAAGTCTTCTTCCACGCCTTCTTTGCCGCAATTGGAACACGCTACGCGGCCATCAAACTCCACATAGTCTCCTGTGCCCTTGGACGGAAACTGGCGGGCAGTAGGGTCGTAAACCGTGCCGTCTGGGCGCACCGTCCACCAGTGCGGCTGTTTACCCCACCAGGGACAGTGATAGTGGCCGCGTACCAACCGTAGAGTGGGGTCAGCTGCGACCGCCGCTTCCGACATTTCTTTGCACTTGCCACGGTAGCGCATGTAGTCTTCGTCCAGCTGAGAAGCAACTACATTCAGCTCTGCTTGCGCAAAGTCTACTTCAAGCACAGCTGCGGATTTGGGCGGATTGAGAAATTTCATCGTAATACCCTACACAAAACCAGTAACGGGTATAGGCGTCTCGCCTACCAGTTAGAGTATTACACCACGATGGTATTTACCCATGTGTTCTTGGCAGCAGAACTCTTGACGAGCGCTATTACGCGCCACGCCGTCCCCGTCAGCGGGCAGTTCAGCATAGCAATAGGTGCACATACCTATGCGCTCCCGGCGCAGCTGCTCCTCTGGATCGACGTAGGGCGCGTTAGGAGCTTCGTTCAGCTTTGCACCGGGGTCTAGTGGTTCATGAGCGGCTACATGTCGCAACGCCTGCATCGGGTCTTCCCACTGAAGTTGACCGGGATATGTATGGTCTAAATGGAGGAAAACGCGGGTATCGCCGTTTTGCAGGGCGGTATGTACCCGACGCTTGAGAAACGCCAATACGGCGGCGTCCTCTCGTTTAAGAACGGGCAAGTCTTCTAAGTCCAGGAGAGCGCGTTGCAGGTCGTGTCGGGCCCTCTTGAAGGATTCGACTTCGAAGCTTTGAATGGCTTCCGCTTTCAGCATGGTGTCCATTACATGCAACACCCAGCGGATGCCACTGCGCGCTCGCTCCAGCGGGAGTTCAGCAGTGCTCATGAGCTAGGGTCTCCAATAGCTTCGATCAAGGCTTGAATAGCCTGCTGCTTGGTCTTGACGTCGGGAATATCCGACCACCCTTCCAACTTGAGACCAACCAGGGAAGCACCGCCTTGATCGGTATAAGCAGCACGAGAAACCAGAAGGTCTACCAGCAACTCAGCCGTGGGATTGGAGGCTGCTGCCCAAGTAGCCCAGGCTTGCTCCGTTTCCTTGGATTTGTACGTGGCGAAGGGCATTTCCTTAGCCAAGTATTCCTTGGTCGGGTCCCAGGCCGGCGTAAGATCCAGGTTTTGTTTCGTAGCCCAGATCTTAAAACGCTGGTGGCACAGAGAATGGGCACGTAGGATGAGAGATTGAGCAACGTTCATGTTACTTCTTGGGTAGCATTTCGGCCAAGCAGATGTTTGAATCTACCATCACTTCCCAGCCTTCTACGCCAAGCCAGCGATCGCGATCCGGGTTGCGATAAACCTTGTAGCCTTGATTGACCAGATAGTTGGCCACGCGTACGACAGCGACCGTAGAGAACTCGTAATAGTCGTCTGCGACCGAGTTCTTGCCGTGAAACACGGCGATATTGATGCGCGCTTCGATCAGAGCTTGCAGCAGCTGAGTTTCGCGATCAACGCGCTGGAAGGCTTCTTTGCGCGCTGCGTCACCGTGATTTTGTTCTTGATGGCTCATGGTGTGCTCACTTATTGAACCAGACGACGTGAGTTGCCCAGTCGGGCTTCGCATCGAAGCAGTTGGAATTGGGGTCCATGCCGTCTTTGGTTGCCCAATGGCCGACACCGTCATTGGGAATAAAGCAACCCGCACCCACTGATTCTTCCCAGTCTTGAGCGGTCATCAAGTCACCATAGTCCGGGGTAGGACACAGCTGGGGATGCTTGGCCGACATCTCAACGGCGCGAGCGGGGCGAACATGGGGAACCATGCGGTAATGCCCCATGGCGAGCGGCTCCAACGGCTCCAGCTCGATCGTAGCCACCACGCCGAGGTTATGGGCCTCTTGGATCACTTGCCGCAAGCGATTGAGCACCAGCTCTTGGTAGTGGGGCGTACCTTTGGACACGGCTTTCATTTGTAGCATACATGGCTCCAGTTGGTATTAAGACGCCACGTGCTGCAGCATCTTGTTTTCTTCCAACGCTTGAACCTGCAGAGCATTCAGCTGCAGCTGTTCGGGGTAGCTGCAGTACTGCACGCCATTAATTTCCGCGCACAAGACGGGGCGCACCACGTGCCACTCGTAACTGTGTCCATAGTCATCGTCCACTCCGTACTGGCTTTCCATGGTAAGAAACACGTTCTCGCCGGCTTGGGGTAATGCCACGCGACGCTTCGAAACGTCGGAATCCACTGGAACGTAGAGCCTCACGGCGCACCCGTCCAATTCCCAATGACCACCGTTACAACCTGACACGTAGCGCAGGTCGTGACGCAGTGCGGTCATTTCCTCCAAGTACTGTCGCTGCAGTTCTTGAGACTTGGAGTCCCAGCGGTTGAAGTAGGACTCGTCGTAGCCACCCTCTCTGGCCCAGCTCACGAAGTCCGACCAAGCGGTCGCATCTACGAGGGGCTGCAGCGCCCACTCCATGTCTTGCTGCATCGTGGACGATTCGTTTGCCGGTTCGTAGGTGGCAGCAAAGATGTCGGGCTTGCAGGGGTAGAACTCACCCTTGACGCCTTTGATGATCCAGTCGCCAGGCTCGGCCGTCATGTCGCCTTCCAGCGTCGAAATCACCAGGGTTTCGTCTCGTCCAGACGTGTAGTTGGTAAACCCTACCCGATCGCACCACTCGTGAAACGAGTCGGGGACGTCCGCACCAGCGGCGGGCAGTTGGTAGGCTTCAATGACGACGGGTTTTTTGCGATAGAGCGACATGTAATGACCCTTCAGGAGGCTTTTTGTGCCAAATGGTATGAACGTTGCAGGTTGGCTGGAGCCCAATCCTGCATGGTGATATGTGGCACATAGAGGGTTTGGATCGTGCCGTCCGTCATCAGGTAGTCGCAGTAGCGGGTCGAGCCGCCCGACGACCAAAGCGCCAAAATCTTGGGTGACGGGTTGGGCGACTGGTACCTGAGCGCGCTCTTAACCCGATCTATCTGCTCATCGGTCACTTCGTTGTATGGTACTCGGTACCACATCGACGCCTGTAAGCGGTGATAATCCAAAGAAGGAAAAACCGAAGAACAGAGAGCGTTCATATCATTTCTCGATGTGTTGAATAAGAACGGACTGCAGGTGTTGGATGTCAGGGACGTACCGCTCATTGTAAGTCAGCTGGTAAGTGCCATCTTCCAACAGGTCCAGGTGCAGTACTCCAGCGAATTGCTCAGCAGAAACGGCTACGATTCGAGTGACTTCCAGGTCAGCCAACGGAGAATTGGGAAACGACAACAGCAGCCGGCCCTGGCTTTCTTGACGGTCGGGAGCATCCGTGGGCACAGGATGCGACGACGTAGTGGTCTTTTGCTGGATAGGGCCAGCGGATTGGGTAGTGGTAGAGGCTCCACGGCGCATGATGATCTCCTGAGGGTAAATTAGGTTGGACCGTGCATCGTTGTCCATTTATCCCATACGCGGCGAATTACTTCTTCATATCGTTCGATGCGGTTTCCCAATACAGCGGAGTGTGGCGTTATCTTAGAGCCATCCACATATTTAACCTTGTTCTTTTGACGTACGCGCGGCATAATGTGAAAAACTTCCACGCCCCGATAAGCCAAATAGTCGGATACCATACTTCTATGGCAGCGCCACCACTGACACTCGCAACACATTATAGCGACGTTCTCTTGCTTCCCGCGCTCAATTAAGCGATCGCATCCCGATAGGAATTCAGGTAGCGCCTGGAAGAAGCTGTAGTCGCGCAGACCGGTGTTGGTCCAAGACGGCCGATTGGAAGGCGTCTCTTCAGCGGCTATGCGCTGTTTGGGAAATTTGCCGGACAAGTACGGAATTAGGTCTACGCCGTGCTCAGCTAGCACGTCCTTAAGGCACTCGTGGTCGGTGCGCCAACCACCCAATTCGGGCCACCACTCGTAGTTGTAGCCGTGCTGGGGCATCCATTGTTCCAAGTTTTCTTTATAGAACTGGGACCAGCGGGACGTAGGGTGGGAACGTACGTCTAACAGGGTATCATACTGCCTGCCCGATAGGGCGACAAAGTCTTCGATGCTGAGAGTGGAGTGACCAATAGAATAGATCATGCGCGCAATACGGTAGCCATGATCACGACGCAACCCGATTCGGTGTCTTCCAGCGTCATCGAGTGCGGCTTGGTGTGGTCAAAATCGTAAGCGTGGTCCAGCTGGACTTCGACCGTTTCACCTTGAGCCGTAATCGTAGACCGGCCAGTGGGCAGGATGATGGGGATGATGATCGTATTCGGGCCATGCTTCTGAGGATCGAGCTGGTCCACGTGCTCCTCCGCGCCGTTGCAGCAGGAAAAGAACACGTAGTCGATGCGATCGGCCGGCGCACCGAGCAACTTACCCAGATTCATACGCAGCCGAGCGCTGGCCAAACCACCGATCGGATGCACCTGGAACTTGGCCGGCGTGTTGACCTTGTAGTTCTGCAGCTTGATGGTGTCCGCGTATTCGCGTAGCGGAGCGGGAATTTGGATGGGGCCGTGGTGTCGAATCATGCTAGAAGCTCCAGTTCTTGGTGTTCAGTGTGGGAACAAGGGTCGTCCAGGTCGGATAGTTTCCTCAAATAACGATCGGGAAACACCCTGACTTCCTTTGGAATAATACGATTATACAACCCGTATACCGCACTAGATATAGGCTCTATCTGCCATACGATCCAACCGACCGAATTATTTATCACCCAATTCGGGCCCATTATAATCCGACCCAGCTCATCTACGGGAGCTGGACCTACCACTCGAACGATTTTACCAATATTAGTAGGAAATTTGGGAGAATTTACTACGATCGCCAAATCCCCAGGTTGTACGTTAGCCATTTTGTTTCTGAAAAGGAGGCTGCGTGTACTCTTGGCCCACTGCCAAACACGCACCGAGCAGCAACCGGTCTGCAGTAGCCCAGTGGTCTTCGTCAAGTACGGACTGCAAAAACTGGCCTAGGCGGCGCAAAGGCTGAGGAGCGCGATCTACGGCAGCCTGCAACAGCTGTTCCACCGTGTGGTCGGGGTCGAGTTCAGCGCGTAGTTGAGCGGCGGTCATCACGACCATCATGTTCGCGCTCATCGAATCGAGGTCGTTACCGGATTCTTGCCAAATCCAGTAATCCTGACGCTTCAAGGACTGCACCGCGTTCGCTATTCGACGTGCCTCTTGAATCACATACTCTTGTCGGCGCAGAGTATCCTGTAGGCCCTCGATTTGACTGGCTTGCTGTTCAGCCAGCTTGCATAGTTGATCCTTGGACATTTGAGCGAATTCCGTTGTCATCCTGCGTTCTCCTGATCAGCTACAGAGTGTGCGCCATCCAGTTCGGACGGCCAACGCAGACCACGGGGCACTACGGTAGTGGAGACACACACGTGCTCGACGCTGTGGTGCGGGCAGCCTTCGTCTTGGCGCAGTTTGGACGACAAATCCGACTGCATGATCTGTAGTCGGGCTTCTAATATGTACAGCAACGCTTGTTGGACTTCCAACTGTTGCTGCAGCAGGCGCAGAGCGGAGAAAGAAATAGAGGGATCATCATGGTCGCTTTGCAGGAAAGCAACCAGTTTGGCCTGCCGTTCAGCCAACTCCTTGTACTCGTTTTGGAGCCGACTCAGTACAGTGAACTCGGGCTGATTAATAGTATCCATGCAAGTCTCCGTGATCAGTATTGGTAATAAACCAAAACGTCTGCCACGCATAAGTTTTCGGGAGACCCGTAAGTCTCCCGCTTTAAATTTTGGTACCCGAGACCGGAATCGAACCGGTACGCCAAGTCAATGGCGGGGGATTTTAAGTCCCATGTGTCTACCAATTTCACCACTCGGGCATTGGTGCTAGTACTCGGACTCGAACCGAGACGCTCTTGCGAGCGGCAGGACCTAAACCTACTGTGTCTGCCAATTTCACCATACTAGCATTAGAAGGTGACGCCTACTTGCTCCACCGTATTGCGAACTCAAGTATGGTTCGCGGCTTCATCGCTTTCAACACCACCATTTGGTAACTCTCTAGCTCGTAAGGACTCAGCGGCGTCCCTTTGGCCGAATGCTGCACCTTGCTGAAGGGATTCACATCCTGACAACGAACCGCACCCTCCAGGCATTGGAGGACGGTTGCTGCCGAAAGCTACCAAATGGTGGTCGGAACTGTAGGATTCGAACCTACGACCCCTCGGTCCCAAACCGAGTGCACTGGCCTGACTGTGCTAAGTTCCGAATTATCTCCTACGCCCGAGTCTTTCGACTCGGGGTTCGGAGGGGTCTGTAGACCCGCTTGCCGTCAGGTAGACGCACGCCCCCGGGGTTGGCCCCAGATACGCGACGCTCTCAGCTAGGTTTGCAAGGCCTGCCGCCAGCACCGTGTGCGATACGTCTACCTCATGGTCCGCCCGGATTCTGGTGATGGAGGCTCCGTCATGATCGGGAGTCCGGGCAGCGCGAGTTTACCATCCAGGTTACCCCGGAGTTACCTCACGTACTCCACCGGCTGTGCTGTTTAGGCAGCAGCGCGGAATTGGCTGTCGTTGGCAGTTACTTTCGTTGCTTGGTTTCATGCAAGTCCCCGGATAGCATATGCCGTACTCCGCGCTCAGGACTTACAAAAGGCTCCGCTTGCCTAGTAGTTTTATCCGCTTCAGTATGCCAATCGAAACCAGTCGGCCCCATCAAGGTTAACCTAGTTTACTCCGGCCTTATCCAGCTCCGGTTTCCCGGCTACTTTCAAATCTCCGAATCTACCACCCAATCCGTCACTTTGCGCTCGGGCTCTAAGGGCTTCGGTCCTAAGTTAACCATGGTGGAGCCGGGGAGAATCGAACTCCCGTCTTGACACCATTCACTTCAAATTCAGGAACCCCAGGGTTCCACACTACCATTACATTCACCTACAAGGCCTTCTACTAAGCTAACACCCCGAAAGCTCGCGATGAAGTAGCTCAACCTTGATCATCGGCAAATATTCCTATGTTGTTTAACTCGGCTTGGCAGTTTGGGAGAGGATACGAAGGAATAATGCGGAGGTGGTTCCGGTCTCGAGCCCGCCACTACGTCACTTTAATCGCTCAAACTCTAACGAACACTAAACGTTCGTATCCTCTACCAAACTGCCAAGCAAATAGGTCAAATTGTTAAAGAACGATACTGCGTTTAGAGGGTAGTTCTGGCTCGTTCACTCTGATCCGGACAAGAGTATCGAACGATCGACGTCCAGAGCTACCATCTAACTGCAGGAAAAGAAAGGGGGTTCCCAGCTCTGGGACCAAGAACCCCCTCAAAACTCAGGCCGCAACGGAGGGATGGGGAACATTGCTGCCTGTATTTATAAACGTGAGCACTAATCAGTCTTACCGACATCTTGGGTGGTCATGATTGTGCGTCCATCAGGTTGTAAGCACCCATATTCAGGCGGTGGCTCTCAGGCAGGTTGCCGTTCGTGTCGCGCATGAATTCGTATTGGCCCAGGTTGGTGTTGATTTGATGCACCATCTTGCCCCACCAATGAGCGCCCAACACATGACGCACTCGCGCCCACTTGGTGTGGTTTTGAGCGAAGCCGCCGTAGGCGGATCGAGTCAGCACTTCGCCCGACGCTTCGGTGGTGAGATAGAGCGGGCGACACCAGTCATCCGGGTCAACCCGGTCTACGTTGCTCAGAATTTGGACTGTGATCATGATCTGTTCAGTTCAGTATGAATACAGGTGACGGTACGTTTCGGGTTGGCACGGGATCAGATTACCATAATCGTCCATGATCCCATAGCAAGAACGCAAGCCCGTTTCATAACCGTTCAGAAAATGTATCATGCTGTCACCTTGCGCAGTTGGAAGTTGTGGCGGTAAAACGGCAAGTCGGCCGTGGTGACGATTGACACGAAAGATGCTCGTTCGGGTTCCCAGTGGTCGTAGACTCGCACCGTGCCGTCTTCGTCCTTGGTATACCAGCGTTGGGGTTTTTGCGTCATGTTCGGTCCTAGCAGTACTGTTGAATGATGTTGCCGGCCAGACGCTGAGTGGCGTCTCGGTGAGCGTCGGCGACGAAACGGTCCACTTTAGCTCCGCTGAAGCCAAAGCGTTCGCGATCGGCAGCCACCTGCTCCAGACGCTGCCACTGGCGCAGTTGCCAGAAAAACTTGAAGACGGGTTCGGTCATGTCAATCTCCTTAGAAGCACAGGCCGTGGATCATGCCGGGCTCGTCTTCTTCGTATTGCGGGATGGTGTCCAAGCCGATCATCAGGGATTCGGCTTCTTCTGCGTCTTCGTCGTTGCTGAAGCTAGTCGAGTTCAGAGCGCGGATCATCAGGCTGCGCTGCTCGTCGGTGATGGCCTGCGCGGGCAGGACGCTGCAGTCGGTCCAGGGCGAAACTTCGGCGTTGGGCTCGGGCTGCAGCACGTCGAATTGATCAGCCAGGGTGCGGGCGACTTCCGATTCAATCTGCATGTTCAGGGCCGACACCAGGATGCGGCGCTGGGCAGTGCAGAATTGGATTTGGTATTGGGTCATGACGGCTTCCTTTTAGGGTCTGTGGGTGCAAAACCGTATTATAACATGACTTTTTGTCATACGCATATAGCGTCGCTTCATAACGTTGTGTCGACACAACGCCATTTAGGAAATATTTGCCTGAAATCCGGTGTTCGCCCTGTCTTTATGGGGATTTTATGAAGCAGTGCTTAGCCAACGTTCGTGCTGGCATTGGGCGCAGTGTCTTTTGAGCTGCGTTGGAATTCCCGAGCAGCTTCGCGCCAATCAGCAAAAGCGGTGGCACGGGTTTCTCCTTCTCCCCAGAATCGGTCGCAGTAACAACGGTATCGACCGCCTTTAACGATAGCGAATTTAGGCAGCATAGGGATTGAGATCAAAATTGGGGACGGGGATGGCAGAAGCCCTTCCTTCGTCTTTGTGCAGCTTGTTCAAGGCGGATTGAGCTAGGCGCTTGCCTTGCTCCGCTCCTTCGATTCGATTGTCCAGGATACGGATTTGGGCGTCCTTTCGGGCGATGAAAGAATGCAGCGCGGCTTCTTGCGTGGGATGAGCATACTTACGACGGGCCTCGTCCAGTACAAACCGACGCCCCGAATAAGTATTGATCCAGGCTCCCTTCGGCGTCTTTTTCAAGAGGCGATAGCGGTGACAATATAGCTCCATGGTAGAGCCTAGCGAATTGTCAAACTCGTCCACGCCTACCGAAACGAGCCGATTCTCATAACGGTAGTAGTAAACAGAGGTTTCTGTTTCGCTTTCGAGTATCATGGCTCGCTACTCTGCTTTAATATTTTTCATACGCTCGAGATGTGAAAGCTAAGATTCGGGTTTCTTTGCTAGTCTTAATATCTTTAGAAGAACAGGGGCATCCCAAGGATTCTTAAACATTGACAGTACTTGGCGACGTTCCTCATCTGAGCACCCTATCTCATCGAGTAACTCGTTAGCAATTTCGTCATTAAGAGCTGTCTGGTCAGGGGGTGTCACCGTCATTGCCAAACTTCCATCAACTCTAGTTGGTGAAGGGAAAGCGCGGGTTGTGTTAGTCCGTCAACGTCATGGCCTTGAATTCCACGGGCGCTTGGTTAACAGCGATAGTGAGGTCATTCAGCACGTCGCGCGAAAACGCCTCAAACTGCTTGAACGACGTAAAGTGATACGACCGATTGGCAAGAACTTGCATCACCAACGAAACCGAGAACGGGCCTTCGGGCACTTTCATCGGCTTCGTCACGGGTTGCATTCCACCACAGTTGGTCGGGTCGGAGCAGTGCACCATGCCGACGTCATTACAGGCTTTGCAGCGCTCTTGAGTCATTTGCGTTCCTTAGGAGTAGCGCCCACTGCGAACCCGAATACCGCCGGAGCGAACCGTCCCAGCGGCACGTGGTCGATAGCCCAACGGGCTAGTAGGCGCAGGGCTTTCATTTGACCAAATCACCCAGGGCTTCGGTGCTGCCACGGAAGTCGATGTCGGGCAGGATGGTTTGTGGCTTGAACGTGACGCGGTAGTGGTAAGCGCTTGCCTTGGCCGGCTCAAGCTGCTCGATGAAGTAGGTCACGTTATCGGACAGGCCGAGAAAGTGCTTCTTGTAGGAGCTAGGTCCTACTTTGCACGTGATCGACACCTTGTTGGCGGTGTTGTCGTTGCCCGAGCTGCACAGTCCTTCGATGCTGAGCATATACTCGCCCGTGATGCCGTTGTAGAACACGACGCGGCGGTTGATTTCGAAGTTGTCAGCAGCCTTCGAGATATTCTGCGAAGCGATGTCGGCGTCGTTGCAACCGGCCAAGAGAACAGCGGCAATCAGAGGGAGGAGAACACGGGATTTCATTCAAATTCCTTGGTGGATTCAGGGGAAATCTTTTGACGGTCGCGCAACGCAACCTTGACGCGTCCTTTACATGCGCGGTCGATATTGTTAATATTTTGCAAGACGCCGCACTGAGCGCAGATTAGTGTGCGGTATAAACGGCTGCCCGACGAAAGCCCAAGATCACCGCCCCGCTTCCAAACATGTTGCTTTTCGGTCTTGAAAATGATCAATATCCCCCAGCTACATAAGCCGCTTTGCCGTTTTCAAACTTGAAGACTCGCCCATGCTCGGATTGTGGGACCGCCTTATCGACGTTCGCATAGAAGTAGGCCAGCGCCTCAGTGAAATTCAAGCCGTTATACTGGTCTGTGTGGTTACCCGCAAGAGTGAGAAACTGGCCAGTTTCATTGATATGCATTGCCGTCGTATCCGTGCCGTAGTCACGCTGCGATGGATTGTAGGATATATAAAATTCCGGCTCGCGGCGTGTGATCTGATTCACCCGACAAATTGGTATGCCGCCACAAAACTCTACTGTCATGCTGCTTCCTTGAACACGGGGCGCATCTGAAGGTAGTGGCCGCGCCGATCTACTTTAACGCAGGAAATCTTGCAGTGCACCAAGACGAACTCCCACTGCTGGCCCTCCACCGTAACTGGCGCAAAGGGTGACAGGATGGTGGCGTTTTGACGGAGCAGCTCTTCGGGAACCAATAACTCTCGGCCTACCCAGTCTTTGGGGCAGATGGGCATCCAGCCGCCTTCACGGTCGCTCCAATAGTCCTGCGCGAGCATGGTTATTGTGGAGTAGTGGGCGTCGTGGGGAGAGGCAATCTCCACGTCGCCGTTGTCCCGTGTCCAACGAATGGTGCCAGCGCGATAGTGGGTGGTGTTCACGCCCAGCCCCAAATCCACTTGAGCGGCATAGCTACTACTAGCCACAGCACGAGGCTGCAGACCGCCAGGATGAGCAGAAAGTCGAAGACCGCTTCCTTCCAGGAGCTGGCCGTGGACAAAAATATGCTGAACAGCATGGAGAAAATGCAGAGGACGAGCTGCAGGGTGAGAACAATCTGGTAGAACAAGGTCACAGCGGAGCTTCCTTGGGGTCATTGACGAAAAGGGTGGAGCGACCGGCACGGGTCTTATCCTCAGCCACCTGGAGCTCACCCAGGCGCGCGCCTGGGTCGAGGGATTTGCCAGAAATCCCGTGTTCGTCTACCCGGCTCATTTGATGATACCATACTTGCGCATGGCTCCAGCGACAGCGGGGTCTACCCGTACTTTCTTGTACCGAGCACCGTCAACGCCTTCAACGCGCTGGTTGAAGGTTTGGACGTCCTTGTCGCGCAGGATTGCGCCGCCCAAACGATCGTTGAGGCGAGCGATGCCTTTGCGCACGTTACCCGATGCCGAGTGGGCCTCAATCGCCAAAGTACGAAAGTTGATGCGCAGCAATTCGGGGAACTGGTTGAACTCCCGAGCGATGAGGTCAACGGCGTCGGGGTGGCTACACGAGTTAAGGAGAGCGCGTGCTACTTTGCTCCAATCCTTGGTGCGTCCCCAGCCACCGATCTCCACGCTGCTGGAGCGATCGGTCATACGTCGTTCGGCTTCGAAAGTCTTCCAACGATGCAGCGGTACGTTGGCTTGGATCATCGCTAGGGCGAGGCTCATTTGGGTCGCTTCCATTAATTGTTTGTGCGTATAAGGAAACGATTGAACCAAATAGGTGTTCGGGGCGGCCCCAGATTAACTGAAGCGCCCCGAACGGTGGGTCCCTGAAACCCAAAGAATGAGTCGCATCAAAACCACTCACCTTTGCAGAACCCTTGGCTTGCAACTCCCACGATCCTTAAAGTGGATCAACCTCCCTTTTCCTCTTCAAAGATTTCTCTCTGACGAGGGCTCCGTGTGGGATTCGGTTCGCGTTCTTGGCCACTCCCCGAGAAGGCCCCACTACGTAGCAGGCTAATATTAACGGTAGGGAAAGAATGTCTTACCTACCGAAAGCCCTTGAAAGAAAAGGCAAGAGAAAGATTGGTTTCATGAAACATATGAAACGTATGAACCATATTGTGAAGACAAGGAGTCAGATGGTTCAAGAACCCTGTAAGGAAATATAGGGTTCAATCGGGATTGAGGCAAGACTGTAGAACGGTAGCGGAGACGGCAGAAGGCGAGAGCGGGTAGTAAGGCGGCGAATACACGAGAGAGATCGCGCGCTGAATAGAATCAGCGTAATAGTAAGCCACAGGAGCGGGATAAGCGCGGCGGTTTACGGCGTCCTTAATGGACTCTCGGTAGTACTCCCAAGTCTGATACTCGGAGAGACCCTGGTCGCGCATTTCAGCGATCTGTTGATAGGTTTGAGCCGAGTTGGCACACTCTACGGCGCGTTGAGGGTCTGGAAGAGTAGAAGCGGAAGCCAAAACGGGAAACAGAATCAACAGTAGAGCACGCATGACCGCTTACCTATGGGAGAGAACGAGGGAACGAATGAACTGAGCGCGGCGAAGAAACTCGGTAACGGGGGGAATAACCAACCAGGGATCGAGTTGGCCGCGACCCGAAAGGGAAATTACACCCGTACCGTGTTGGGGGTGGAGAACACGCAGACCTTCTATCGAGTCTGTGTAATCAGTATGGGCATACCCACGGAGTAGGCTCTCAGTAGACACGGCGCGGGAGATGCCGGACGCTTGGTGCACGGATATCGTGGTATGCGGGCACGTGCCCAGGTACCAATACGTTTGATCGGTGAACTGATGGTCGATCTCGCCCGACGGGGTCAACACAACGTGTTGCAGGGTGGCACGACCACCAAACGGAGCAGGAAGCCGGTGTAATAGAACGTCACCCCAATCTTCAATGTGGAAGAGCGTGTGAGCCACGTACGCCGCCCAACACTCTTGAAGCTGGGATTCTTTAACTTTGATTGGGGTCATAGGGCTTGAGGTCCAGAGGATTGAGGGAAGAGGCGGCGTCAGCTTCCAGGCGCAGAGTAGCGGGTAATCGGCCGCTTTCGCACAGGGCCCGCACCCCAGCCTCTAGACTGCTACGAGGCGCGTCGGGCGATGAAACCCTGCACAAGTTGGGACTGACCATGCGGGCACGAAAGTTGTAGCGGCATCCAGTAGCGACGTGCATGGCGTCCTGAATTTCTTCCACCGTGTAGTAAGCGGTGACGGTAGGATTTTGGCGGAAGTACAGCAGTAGTGCGTCTTCTAGCCATGCACCCGACTCGCAGTAATCGCGGATAGCCAAGCCCTGAGACACCGTAACGCGATCGATCCAACCTGCCAGCTGGTGGCGATCTTCTTGGTATTCCACCGTAAGCTCCCACGGAGCGGCTTCACGCGGAAATTTGACGAGCAGCGCATCGGATAGGGCTCTCTTCCAAGCAGCGGTGTTGGAGAACGTTACGCGCGCCAAGGCGGAATTGCTGATTTTGATGTGAAAAGAAATTTTCATGGTTTCTTCAGTTTGGTGCTAGTGCGCACGGCGTTCCAAATGTCGTCCACGGAGTCTTGCATGGAAGGCGACGTGGACAGAGGAAGAATAGAGGTTCGAGGCGGTTTAAAAGCCGTGTGCCGCCCTGTGTCCAAAGGCAAGAGGGCCAAGCTGGTTTCCTTTTTCAGGCTGTCCAGGTCGTGTATTTCTTCTAATCCCAAAGCTTGATTAGGAGGAATGAGGCTGTCTTCGCAATCCTCGTAGTCCAACGGACTGATCGCCCGGTCGCGCATTTCAGCGCGACGAATTTCGTCCACGATGGAATCCCATACAGCGTACTGAGCGTGTTCTGCCATGATGAATAGTATACGGCCCGAGTCTCCCCGGGCCGCAAGTAAGAGAGGGTACACCGTATAACGGCTAAAAGTCGGTTGGCTTCTCGATGGAACGACGAGCGTACATGATACCCAGCTTCAGGGACTTGCGAGCTTCGTTCAAGTGCACCTTGTCAACGCGCGGGTCAGAGGCTAGACGGTCGATCAGGGGACCCAACTGGCTGTTACCCAGTTCGCGAATCTCTTCCAACGTTCGTTGCAGATCTTCGGGTAGTGCCGCTTCTTTCTTACTCACTGGCTTTCTCCTGCTTGTTGGGACGACGCCATGCTGTCTTGATAACCATGGCCAATAGGTACAGCGCCCAAATGACAGCCAGAACGAGCGCGAAGAGCGCAGCGGGATACAACACCGGGTACCACACCTTCCACCACGGCCACGAACCGATGGGCTGCAAATCGATGTGCCACAGCAACAGCAACGCGAACTGCAGCTGCGCTACAAAGAGGGCGACGACTGTGATGACGTTCTTGAGCATGATGGACCTTATAGCGAAAAGAGATTAGTCGTGTGTACCGGTGCGCAACAGTTGAAGTTGGTTTTCATCCTGGCCTTGCTGAGCCACGCTCATCGAAACGGCGCGTTCCATAGCCAGTAAAAGGCGTCCAACGAGGCACATGACGTCAGACCGGCCAAAGTCAGTTGCAGCTTGTTCGCGAGTCATAAATCCGAAAGCGATAGCGAACAAGCTTTCTTCTTCGGTCGACAGATTCAGATGCCGACGCAGATGTAGGTGGATGGCGAATTCTTCCAACCGAACACGCATAGCGTCATCGCTCAACCACACGCTGTCGTGCGTAAGACGCAAAGCGGTTTCTGCCAGTTCGCACTGCTGTCGCCAGAACCATGCTGTGTTAGAGTCTCGCATGACCGCTTCGGCCAGCGACCGGCATATCGAGACTGGAGTGGAAGGGTGTAGAGTAGCCAAAATGGCCAGGGCGTCTTCACCACTAATGGCTGAACGAATGACAGTTTGGGATTGTTGGAAGCTGCCAGCAGTGGCGACAAGGCGGCGGATAGCGGAACAAGTAAGCATGGGGATAGCCTCTGGGTAGGTAGGGCTAGCTGGCCGAAAGTACGCGTGGTACCTTGGTTTCAGCAGCCCAGAGGGCGTATGCCGGGGCCATGTGCTTTCGCCAGTAGACTACCCAAGAATCGAACAGATCCATGTTGGGGCTGCCGGGAACCGACCCAATCAGTTGTTGCACTTCCTGCCACACTAGAGCCTGTTGATCCAGGTATTGAGCAGGATTAAGATCGAGATCAGCCATCCGTAGCGCCTCGGCCGTCGTCTGTTGGAAGTGCTGTGAGAACAGCGCAGCGTATTCTGCTTTCCAAGCGGACGGGTCGTGCCGAACGAGATTCAGTCGTCTTGCGATATCTACTGCGTTCATGTACAACTCGGTAACGCGGGAGGGGAGTGTAGCGGAGCGGAGCCCCGCTTACGAAAAGTCGGACGGGGAAATGTGAAACGCGCTAGCCACCGAACTGCATCAAGCGCAGTTCGATGTGTCCATGCAGCTGGCGCAAATCTTCTACGGTCAGGCCGGTCAAGGAGCGAGTGCGCTCAATGCGTTCGCCGTTGCCGTTCAACTCGTCGGTACGCACCGTCATGAACAGATCGGTCAAACCAACTGCGTTGCTGTCGGTTAGGCTAATCTCTACGAATCGGGAGGACAGGTCTTGTCGCACCAACCTGGGACGCGGTTGAGTTTCACGTTCAGGGTCGGCGCGCCGACCCACGGACGCGCTCTGCAGTTCGTCCTGGATGCCGTTGTGATCGTCGGTGGGGGTAGTCATGCTTCTTCCGTGTCGTCGTCTTCCGTGCCTTCGGCGAGGTCGCACAGGCGGAAGAACGGGGGTTGGCGAATGCCTGCGTTGTCGGGCAGAGCGAAATAGATGTCGTTCCAGAAGGCGCAGATCTCGCTGTCGGAGGACTGGCGCATGTACTGCTCGGCCGCGTCGGGCTGAAATCCCTTGGACTCCAGCCGCGAGTGAGCGGCCGATTCAGCGCGGTGATACGACTTGAGATAGGCTTGGAACGGGGCCGACTTCCAGAGGTCGAGCGAACGCTGCTGGTAGTCGGTCAGTTCCGGTTGAGCGTCTTGGGGCATGTAAATCTCCTACAGTTTCCCTATAACGATGTGAGAAATCAGCGTTACGACGGATAATACATACCAATCGACTCGGGTTTCAGGTTTTCGCGCCGATAGCGCGCGTGCACTGCGCCAAGCCGTTGTAGCTGGTGGGTATGGAAGAACGGCAGCGTGCTAAGCACGTCCTGCTCATAGTTGCGCACGAGGTCTTTGAACTCGCCGATCGTGCAGAGCGGAAAGTAGCGGCATACGCGCATCTTGGTGAAATTGTAGTCGGGCGGTACGGCCACGACGTCACGCGGGCTGATCTCGGTCACGATCAGGTGTTCACCCGGGAAGGACTTCACATACTCGTACGAGCACTGATGAAATCCGCGTGAGCATTCGGCGTGCTGGTTTTGGTCCACGTCTTCACGCGGCATCTCGATGAAGCCGATGCCGGGAGTGTTGTTGAATTTGTTCGAATGGCAATCGTAGAATCGGTAGTTGAGCCGTTTGTAGGCCAAGAACGTGCCGCGATCGGTGATGATCATCTTGCGGCGCGACAAGAACCGAGCAAACGCATCCATGCTCACCAGGGTGGACGGGTTGGCCAGAATGTTGTCGAAGAACAGCTCCAGGCCCTTGAGCCGGTCCGGATCACCGTCTGCCATCACGTTGCTGTAGACTTCAGCGAAGATGGGCGGCAGCTTGAGTTCCTTGTACATCAAGCCGGTGGGGTCACGGCGCAGCCCGATCTTGGCTTCGGCTTTCTTGCCATTGCGGTATGCGGTCACGGCGGCGCGAGGCTTGTTGGCACGCAAGTGATCGCAGATTTCTTGGAAGCGCGGGTGGTCGTTTCGCGCTTCGTAGGTGAGGTTATAGGCGACGAACTTGACGCGCGTCGACGTGATCAACGCCTTGATTTTGTTCTGGCTCACTTGGAGAGCTCCCGAGAAAGTATGTCGATGATTTGATTCTGAGCCGATTCACTCAGCTTGCTAAAAGTGTCCCACTTCACAACGGACACCAGTGGGCTCTCTGCTACCAGCCACTTAACATATTGGGCCGCTGCTTCCAAACCGGGGCAAGACGGCCGATAGAGGTCTTCTCGCTGAGCCGCCATACGCCGGAAATTCCAAACGTTATCTGCGCCCACCACGCCGAATTCATAGCCTTGGCTAATTATCCGTTCCACACGCTTCAACTCGCGGAACATGCATTGAGGCGCGTTGGACACGCGCAACAACTGCCGCAGAATAATGAAGGAAGCGGCGCGATCCTCTTCGCGATAGATGTTCAGGTCAATGCCGTCGATTTTATTAAGAGCAGAGAACATCTTGGCATACTGCTCAGCCACTACGGCGCGATGATGCAAGTGCAGCAGGATGGAATCATCCGGTCCCAAATACTCGCGCCAGTGGAAGACATTGGATAGGTCGGCTGAGCGCCGCAAGAACGGCTTAGAGGCCACAAAAGAATGTACCTGAAATCCACCACCCGAGTAGGTGCGACGCACCTTCGGCACGTCGGCATACACGCGTCGGGCTGCTACCGCCAGCGCTGCGCCGATCACGTGGTCTTCGTGCGAAGACAGGTGACGAAACTGGCCCGATCGACGTTCCTCTTCGGTTACGTGAACGTAGAGATAGTAGTCGTGGTACCTCTCACGCGTACCCGACCAAGCGCACTGCACGATTTGGGGAATTTCGGTGCGAGTACCAGGTGCGCGGCGCTTAGCCGGCTTACGCGAAACGAATTCGATGCCATAGTTTTCGACCGATTCGATAACGTTTCGTACTTCGTCTTCCGGAAAACCTGCTTGCACGAAAAAAGCAACGGCCGACTCTTGATCCGGGCTCACCGCGTGGAACGTGGTGGTCGAAATAGCGCTGTCGGAGCGCGCCGACGCGGCCGAAATCGGATTAGGAGACCACAGGAAATGAAATTGGCCCTGGATAGTGGCATAGGCCGAGACGTTGCCTGCGTGTTCCTTGGTTGAGGACGCGTGCACCGTGTATCTATACTGCGCCGTCTTGGACTTGCAGCGGCTGGTGGACAATCGCTGGATGAATTGGCCCAACGGACCGACACGGGGCTTTTGTGAGCCGTCCGGGTACGAAATCGTAACTTCGCGGTCCGGCTGGTCGATCGCGAAGGTAATGTAGTCCGTGGCAATATACTTGGAGTCGCGCGAACGGTCCAAGAAGGCGTTGGCGAAGTCACGGTACTTGATGTAGTCAAAGAACCCAAACGACGACTTGTAGTCAGGGTCGATTTGGTTCATCACTTCGATGATGTCGCGCAGCAGCGGAAGCGTGCCGGCCTGCTGGTGTTGCTCACGCAGATTCTCGATCGGCAGGATGCAGCTTTCGGCGTACTCTTGGTAGCCGTCCCGCATCATTTCGATGAGGTTCTCCAAGGCGCGACTCACGTAGGAGAGGGTCTTGGGAGTACTCTCCATGCTGTCGCGGCTGGGCACGAACTTGATTTGGCCCACATCCACGTTCAGGATGAGCGAATATCGGGACATGCTATCCCAACGCCTCATGAAGTTGTAAGCATCTCCTTCAAGCCCAACCAACTCGGAGATAGGGTACAACGCGCCGCCGTAACGCACATGGATTTGTGCCGGCATGTGGTCGGTTACCGAGTAGTGGAACTGATCGTGGCGGAAGCTATAGTGCTCCTTGGAACGACGCACTTCCATCAGCATTTCGGGGTTGGTGATGGTCAGCGGATAGTTGGTGTTGGCGTAGTACTGCGAGATCGTCGCACGCCACGCGCCAATGTCTTCGGTGCGAATGGGGATTTGAAACTCGACGCCGTTGGGCTCTTCAGTCGGTTCGGGGCCGGCAAACATGGAGTGCGTCGGAATGCCGTCCGCACCCTTGCTGCACAGGTATTCCCAATGCACGCCGTCCTTGTACAGGTGAACCGTGTAGTCGGTAGCGTAAGCCATCGGGCTCTTCGCACCCAAACCCCAGCCGCCGATGTAATCGTCGCTGGAGTCCTTGTCCGACCCCAGATAGGAGAACAGCGTGCTTTCGGCGTGCTCGGCAGTCAGCCCAATGGCATAGTCGCGAGCAATGAAGACAGGTCGGTCGTAGGTAGGAATTGTGATGTGGAACGGGCGATCGGGCTGGCCAGCCATGACGTTGGCGTCGTACATGTTGGAGCACAACTCCCGCACGATTGCCGCCTTAGCGTCCTTGTACAGGTTGGTCGACAGGATGGCGAAGAGCTTCGCCTTTTTCCTGTGGTCCAAGTCCATGACCTTGGACTCCAACCCGATCTTTTCGTTCCTTTGATCTACGACGTAGTCGATCTGCACGGTGCTATCCTCCCAGAGTGTGGTGCATACTCTGGGACGGTTTATAGAACCGTACTTACTGAGTGATAGGAGTGCGGGAGAACGGGTTAATACTAAGTACGAGCTGGGTGCGCCATTCGGGGCCCCAAGGCAGGTTATCCTGGTACCAGTCTTGGATATCACGGTCCCAATAATTCCACGCCTTCACGCCTAGCTTGTACGTCCCGTACTTGCCCTGTAGGTTGATGTTGAAGTACCCGGTCTTGGGGTTTAAAGCAATAAAGAGCCTGTATCCGTTTTGGATCACGTAGCGGTGGATCACCCAATCGGCTTTCACCATAGGGACGCCGGTCACCCAATAAGAGAAACCATAGTTGGAGTTGCGATACAGCCATCGTATCTGATACCACTTACGCCGCCAAAACCCCGGCAGATTGGTAGGAGAATAGGCTTCGCCGGACTTGAAATATTTACCTTCGATCCAACCAGTGTCGAGCGAAGCATCGAAAGTCTCGAACCAGCGCAACCACTCGGGTAGCTTTTCTTCAATCCCCCGCCACTGAGGGTCAGCTTCCTCCCACAGGTAGTCGGCAGGGACGATCTTGCGCGCCGTAAAAGGAACCCACCAGTTCACGAACAGGAGCGAAAAAGCTTGGAACAGTAAGTCCACCACGCTCAACGCTAACCACTTCAGACCCCACACAAAATATTTCATAGCAGTAAACCGTCCTTCTAACGTTATGTAGGGTTTATTCCCTCTTTGGAACAGTCATGGAAATCGCTAAGTTTCATCTGTCGCACTGGTTGATGCTGGTCCAGAACGCGGGGCCGGCCGACGTTGCAGAGCTGGAGGCGGCTTTGCGTGAAGCGGTTAAAATCGCGCAAGAAAAGCGCGAAGCACAACTGTTGAGCTGGGCGGGTCCGTACGACGTTCTCGTATATCCTTCTGGCCTGATCACGCTTGTGGCCACGTTGGAACTCAAGCAGTATCGGTTGATGCATGACAGTCCGCATCTGGCGTTGGACGCGGTATTGACGTCTGAACAAAGACGCGAACTGGAACAACCCCCAGTGCGGTATGCCATCGGCGTACCGCGCAACAGCAGTCCGTTGGGCCAAGCGGCAAAATTGGTCTGGAGCTTCATCGCTGGGCCGTTTTCTGATCTGGAGCAAGCGAAGTCGGTTCCATTGGAGCAGCTCGTTCGGTACCTGGACGTTAACCGAAAACGTACTACGCCGCTCTTCTTGGTACAGCTCAACCCAGACATCCGCCATCCCTATTCCGTGCTGTGCTACTGCGACCACAACAACCCGATGAAGTCTGCCATGATCGCGGGAGAAGAACCGCTATGGGAGTCGCCTTCTCCGGGAGTGATACAAAACCTGCGCGTTCACAACCTGCACTATTGAAGCTAGGCGGCTGGCATGGAACAACACGAAAAACGGATATCGGACCCGACTCGCCGTCTGTACTATCACGACAATTCCGAGTCGTACGTAGAGACCTTCGGCACAGACTCGTGGCCTAGCGGCGATCTTGAAGTCGAAGACGTAACCGGCGTGGAACAGCACGAGATCGGATTTCTGCTGTGGCAGTACATGGACCGCGCTCCACACCGCGCTGAGATTGATGCCGTGCGCATCATGTATTTGGCCTACGCGCACTCCATCAACATGGGTATCGACAAAGATGTGGAGTGGGAAACGGAAAACATCTTGGGTAAGGTGCAATTTGCCGCGTCTCTCATTGAGATACACAAGCGACTCGACACTTTGCCGCGTTCTAATGACTGGCGCAATCGCATGCTGTACGACATGGTAAAAGAGTGGAATATCAGTTAACATGACCCGACACGCCAAAACAATAAATACTGAGCAAGAAATCTTACGCTTCTTCGCCGCTCGTCCCAATCGCAAACTCAAGATGACCGAAGTTTCGCGTCTCACGGGTATTGCAGTAGATGTCCTAAAGCGACACCTATTCACGCTGACGGGCGACGAAGTACTCAAGTCTGAGGTCGTGCCCGATCCGGCCGACCCAGCCAGCCAGTACACCCACTACTGGATGACGCATCCACAAGCCAAGATTCAGGCTGAAAAGATCGACCAAGCGCGCCGGGATTATAAGGATCGCGTTACGCTTACCGAGCTGGGCCTCAATGACGTAGACCCCGACACCATCCCAGGCAAAATCAAGTTTCTGGAAGGGCTGCGCGATCGCACCATCTACGGCGACAGCGCCCTGCTCAAAAACATTCTGGGTGACTACTACCGCATACGGAGCCTGAACTCTCGACGTGGCGAGGTAGGCAAACGAGCAGCGTAATGGCGCGCCCTACCAAGGTATGTTGCGCTTGTGGGCGGGCGCGGCTCCTATCTAGCTACAACAAACATGCCCATCACAAAGACGGCCTAAATAGCAAGTGTCGAGAATGCGAACGCAAGTACCGTAAGCAAAACCCACATATCGGGTACGGCAAAAGCGATCGGTATTACCGGGCTCGCAAGCAACGAGACTACACACACTGGAACCTGGAGTGGCATGAGTTGGTGTGGAGTGAAATGCAAGACCAGTGTCGCCGACTAGAGAAGATCACAGGCACGCCTTACCACGTAGATCACGAGATACCACTACAAGGCAAAACAGTATCAGGCCTGCACGTGTGGAACAACTGGCGCATATTGCCAGGGGCTGAGAATATGTCTAAGCGCAACAAGTGGACGAATACAGAAACGGGGCCCGAAGGCCCCGTCCCCATCATCGCGCACTACAGAGCTTACGCGCCGTAGTTCGAGATGGTGCCGAAGCGGTAGTAGCTGACCATCGGGTTGTTTTCCAGATGGTACAGCGAGGTCAGGCCTTGGCTGTTCACCATTTCCGGCGCTTGGAACACCGGGGTGGCATACAGGGGAATCCACTCGGCCAAGATGGTCGCGGCGTCACCCATCACGTAGCCCTTGAAACCGATGGCGTACGTGTTGCGGTCCATGGTCGGGACTTTGATGACGGCGACCGTGCCATCGCGCAGCGTACCGATCTTGTGCGGGCCGATCGGGGCCACGACGTCGCTGGGCTGGAAGCCGTTGCAGTTGCGCCAGATGTCGGCGGCGTTCGTGCCGCACAGCACCCAGGACACACCACCACGGCCTTGGCCGACTTGGATGTCGGATTCGGCGTAGTTCAGCTTCAGCTCGATTTCGGCGTAGCGAGCCAGGCGGCTGTAGTTCGTCGGCGCGGTGGCGTCGAAGTCCAGGTTGGCGTCGTGCAGCGCGGAAGCCAGGATGGCCGAGACCACGGACAGGTCGCGTTCCTGCTTGATGAACGAGGCGACGGCGTCGGCCAGCGTTTGCGGGATGTCGATGTCCAGGTGGGCGGCAGCGGCCAGCTGAGCTTGGACGGACCAGTCGATCAACAGCGGATGGGGCTGCGCCTGCACGGGAATCGTGGACAGGTTGATCGACATGCGGCGGATGCCGGCGGGGTTGGTTTCCAGGTCGGCGATCGTACCGAACGAGACGGGGGCGGTCGGAGCAGCCGTGAAGGTCACCGAGATCGCGCCGGTCGCGTAGTTGATCGTGCCGGCAGCGATGTTCGGACCCACGATCGCGCCGTTACCGTCGTCGACACCGACTTGCACGCCAGCAGCGTAGACGAGCTGACGGCCGGGGCGCAGGGGCAGACGGGTGGCGGTGGCGGTGTAGGGGCCGGTACCGGTACCGGTGGCCGACAGGTTGGTCTTTTCGGAAGCGTACGTGCCGTCAGTCGGAGTCTTGAACACTTGGTCGCCCGCGTTGACGCCGGCAGCGGTGTTCGAGAAGGTAGGACGGACCACGAAGATTTCGCCGTTCTGGCGGTCGATGGCCTGGACGTCGACCAGATCGTGCGTGATCATGTTCGGGTAGAAGATGCGGACCAGGTCCACGACCTTCGGCACCAGCTGGCCCAGGTTCTGCACGAACGTCGATTCCATGCGCGGATCCTTGGACAGGCTTTCCACGTACATGGCTTGGTTGTGCATGACGGTCAGGGTGTTCATGACGCGGCGCTTGAGCGCGTCGTCGCCCGACTCGAGGTGAACCAGCAGGCTCTTGTACTTGTTCTTCCACGACCGGTTTTCGGCCAGGATGTTTTGCACGTGGCCTTCGCGACGACGCATCGCGATGGCGGCGGATTCGGCGATTTGTTGGGTCATTTTGCTTCTCTGGGAAGTAATGGAGATATTGCTAGCAGATAGTCGGGTCGAGCGGAATAGCGGTATCGAGCGTAGTAGGCAGATCTTTAAGTCTGGGGAGAGGTTCCCCGAAACGAGGTCCCTCTCCCCTAAAGCGTCACAGCGGTGCGCTTAGATGAAGCCGCGCAGCTTGGTCGTGCCGTCCAGGTTGGCTTCGGTGACGTGGCGCGGGCGCTGATCAGCGGCGGGACGCACATCACGATGCACGGCTTCGGTGCGCACCACACCAGGACGGCGCGGCTGACGAGCTTCTTGCTGCAGCGCAGGAGCCTGGGATTGGCGCTTGAGGCCTTCCTTGACGGTGCGAGCGGCCACGCGGACGGCTTCCTTGTACTTCACCGTAGTTTCGATGGCGACTTGACGAGCAGCCTTGTAGGATTCCTGCAGCTTGACAGCTTCTCGCGCCACAGAGACGCGCTTCGACTCGGCCACGGCAGCAAGGCGCTTCGACTCAGCCAGTTGAGCGCGAATACGGCGCTTGTCTTCCGACAGGGCATTGGCCTTGCGGATTGCAGCCTGAGCACGGCGCTCTTGCAGCGTAGCCTTTCGGTTAGCCGATTCGAGGGCGCTCTTCAGGCCGGTCTGGCTGCGCTTGAAGGTTTCAGCCAACTCGGTGACCTTGGTGCGGAAGTTCTTGCTGAGCTGCTTGAGCTGCTCTTCCAGCTGCTTCTCGCGCTCGGTCGGAGCCGCACCTTGCTTGCCTTCAGTCAGGGGCTGAGCGCTGCCTTCGCCGCCGAAGAGCGATTCCTTGAAGGCGTCCAGCTCAGTGAACATCGAGCTGATTTCGCGCGGATCGTCCGTCTGGGTCAACGCGTTGGTCAGGTCCTGCTCTAGCTTCATGACGCGCTTGAACGCTTCGGAGCGGGCCTCGGTCTTGGCGAGAGTGATTTGTTCTTTCAGGTGCTTTTTGAGCTGAGCGGCGGTTTGCATGGCCGAGACGTCCTTCTTGATGGTAGTGTTTTCCTGTACTGCAGGGGAGGGTTGATGCCGCGTGCTCTCGGACACTTGTTGCGGCGCGGTACGGATACGGGCGCTGGGTTGCCCCACGCAGTCCGTACCCAAATACTCGTAATCGTCCATGATGTTGCCGTAGTTGTCCATCGAGCCCAGACCCCGAATGGACACGCCAAATGCGGCACCAGCTTCGATCAGGGCGCGCAGATCGCGGCCCTTGGCCGTATCTAGCACGCGCCACTTGTTCCACATGTAGCCATCGTTTTCGCACCAAGAATCGATCACCACATGGCTAGCGCGCGTCGGAGTAGGGTACGGCTCTTCCGGGTGCTCGTCGGCGGTGGACAGTAGTTCCATCGATTCGAAGGCCGGCTTGGTACGGCGCATAGCGCCTTCCATGATCGAACGAGAGTAAGTGCGGCCATTCTCATTCTTTTGATCCAGCGTCGTCACCGGCAGCTTGACGATCAACGGACGACCCGCTTGCCCGTCACTTTCGACGATATACCCAGGCCGACCAGTCGATTCTTGCAGAGCGGTACCCTGCTTGCCGACGCGCAAGGCCGACTCAGTGAGCAGCTTTTTCATGTGATGTTTCCGGAAATATGGCTAGAGCGTACACCCAAAGAGAGAAGTACGTAGGCCTTGTAGTTCGTAGCGCACGCGTTAAACATGGGGGCCGCGTCCATTAATAACTTGACGCGCCGCTCGGATAGCGCATGTAGCGCAGCGATGGGCAGCTGATGCAACTGCGGGCATCGTTCCAACACTCGCCGCATAGCGGGAAGATCGTCATAGTCAGCGGCGCTCAAGATGGCGGCGTCACACTCACGGATCAAGCGATTGAATTTAACGCTATACAGCTCCAAGATCTTACCACGTTGCTCACGCGAAGAGGAGCGAATGTCGTATCGAAAGTGAATTGAGGGGCGCACGGCAGGGGCGGGCTGCATAATCTTTTTATCCAAAAATGGAGCGTAAGCTCTGCTGCACGCAGTCGTATAAAGAATTGGCCGAACGCGTGTGCTCAAATAGCCCGGAAGTTTGAGACGCATTACCGTCGAAGTCCCCTTCCGGCGCGTCTTCTGGGAAAAAGAGGGACGCAGGCGCGCCTACCATATCCAATAGGGCCAAAATATCCTTTTTGGACGGCACGTAGTCCTTTTCAACCTGCTGACGGATTGTAGCGTGCGTATTAATCATGTCCAACACGTCTTTATGCGTCTGAAGCAGATCGCTGGAAATATAGGGGCTCTTTTTCAGCGAAACCTTCACCTGTATCTTGGACACGTCGCCGCCCAGATAGAAGGCTAGCAGCAGGATAAGGTGACGCAGACCGTTGCAATAAGCTTCCGAAACGGGAATGAGCGAACGGGCGAACTTCAGGTCCTGCTGACGCAAGCTCATCGGACGCTGGGTATTGTTCCCTTCGCTCAAAACGAAGAAGCCCTTGGGCAGGCGGGAAGCGTTATACAGCTTGTCGCGGAAGTAAATCACGTCGTCTGGCGAACCGAGCGTGATGGCGGTAGACAGCTTGGAGACCTCGAATTCCTTGGGCACTACCAGCCATTCAGTCAGGCCGACGTCTTGGTTGCGCGTCATACGGGAATTCGAACCCATTTGCAACAACGTCTTGAGGGAATTCTTGAGCTGGGAGGCCTTAGCCATGAAGGACGAGATATCCGCGCCCATGCCGGGAACCTTAACGGCCACGCGGTCGATGGAATTTGCGCGAGACACAGCGAGCAGCTTTTCGAGCACCATTAACTGCTCGAACGGAATGCGCATCTTTTCCAGCACGGACCGGCCGTACGGGAAGCATTCGCGGTCCATGATAATGAACGGAGCGAATTCCCACGGCATGTATTCGTCCATGTCGTACTTGAATCCACCCAGCACGTCGCGTTCGATACGCAGCTTGTAAATCTTGTCGCGGTATCCCGCTAACTCGTATTCAGCCGAACGAGCAAAGTGCAACGTGATGTCTTCGGGGCGCAACGGGTTGTCGATTTTCACGCCGTCATTGGCGGCGGTTTCCACAACACGGTGCAGGGTAGAACCTCGGCGCGGCGTAATGGTGTAAGCGCAATCGCCATCCTTGCACATCATGCGAATATCTTGACGCATGTTAGCAATCACGCCGTTGGCGTTCAGCACCTGCATGATCTTAGCACGCAAGTCGTCGTCGCCACTGATCTGAATTTGGAGCGCTTTATCCGAGTTGTCGGTGATGTTGACGATCTCGTCGGCGTAAACATCGAGTACGACCGAACCTTCTGCGCCAGAGCGGTCCATTAGTTCGTACATCTTGATGCGCTTCTCTCGGTTTTCGGCCGAGTAGAAGCTCATGTCGTAGATCGAGTCCCATCGCGTCATGACGGAGGGAATGTCGCCTGGTGCGATGTCCTTCGGCACGGGTACCATGCGGCCCGTGGCGGGCTCCTTCACCAGATTATAACCCATTTCATCAGCTAGACGAATCAGGTTTTGGTCGGTAGCACCCGTACCTGCGCTCACATTCTGACGGCTGGGGAGGAGGTCACGGAATTTCATGCTTTACGCCCGTTGATGAAGAAATTGAAGTTCTCGTGCACTCGGGTATGGCGGGCGCAGATGTTAGACATGCGATCAGTTGGCACTACGGCCAACGTAATATAACTTTTATTGCCGCCCTTTACTACGGAGCGGTTCACTAAAATGTCGCAGCCATACGGGGTGAACTCGAAGTCGTCCTCTGCGTCCAGGGGAACTCGCGGAGCCATGAAGGCTAACGAGTGCAGAACCATGGGGTATAGATCGGTGACAACAGAGACATCAACAGAGTCTTCCTGAACGGAATCTATCTGAATGACGTCGGATGCAGAGAAAGGATGAGTGGAGCGGAGGGTGACGCTCTCACCCAACTCCCAGTATCGGTATTCGTACAGACCGCTACGGGAGTTGAGGCGAGCGTCGTAGGCGGCGTAACAGATCGTCTTGGCGGAATTCATACACCAAGAGTTCGACCCATTAGGCCAGCTTGAGGAACGTGTACTTGGATTGCTCGTAGCGTTCGCCACCAGCCAGGATCACAGCTTGCCGCTCCATCTTCTGGATGATGCCCTGGTCGACACGTTTGCCCGAACTGGTTTCAGTCACACGCACCAACAGGCCAGCGTACAGGCCGACAGTGCTGGAAGCCTCGTTCACCTGCTGACGAGCGCGACTTTCGCGTAGCTTGCGAAAAGGGTGAGTCGCGGTCTTGTTCTCCTTCCGAGCAGACGACACCTTCATCATCTGGCTCACCGCGCCCGGGTCGAACTTGTAACCCATACCGCGCGCCAGGTCCAGAGCGCGCGACAGCGTATCGTGGTTGCTGAAGTCGCCGCCGTAGGCGAACGGATCCTCCGCATCGGCCTCGAAATCGGGCAGAACCAGCTGAAATGCTTCGACATCAGCGCTCGGATCATACACGATCACGGCGTAATCCATTTCACCCCGCTTGCCGTTCTTGGAGTACAGGGCCGGAAGGCCACTGAAACCAGGATCGGAAGCCTCGAAGGATTCGCGCAGCGTGGCCGCAGCGGCAGCAGCGATTTGGAGGGCAGTGAGGGGCTTCTTCATTTTTTCACCGAACGTGGTAGGAGTATTGGAGCGTTGAGCCTGATTCACGTTCAGGCTTACAATTTCTTCGGGCAGCTCGCCTGGAATGCGGTCGGCATGTACCGACAGGTTCTCGTGGCTGCGCCCAGCATCTTGTGCGCGCTGGTTAGGAACGGGAGCGTTATAGTGCGCGCCCGAATCCCCGTTAGTATACCCCGAATTAGCACGAGACACGGTGGAAGACACCTTAGCGATCTCTTCCCTTACCGAATGGCGAGCTTCTACCATCTTGATGTCTAAGCTGTCGGGGTCCAGCAATACAGCTTGGTTGTGGTACACGTACTCGGGCTCGTCGTCGCCTGTATCGATACCATAAGAATGGGCATCGACTTCGACGACTTGGCCTATAGAGCCGGTGACCGTGCTTTTGACCCAGTCACCGACTTTAGCCCCAGCCCGAGACTGCACCAGGGCCATGGCTTAGCGCACCTTGCGGATTTCGAACTTGGCGAATTGGTAAAACTCGCCGCCTTCCAGCGTCAGGCCGTCCTTCGACACCGATTCGATCAGGCCCGAATCGATACGACGGCCGTTTTCGTACACCGTCGCCATGTTGCCGCGCTTGAAGCTGATGCCGTTGGAAGCCACGCTTTCCAGGTGCACGCCGCCCTTGCCGTCACCCGCGCCCGACAGGTCCTGGTCGTTCGAGTCCATGCCACCCTTGGCGGGATCGTTCAGGACTTCCGCACCCGGGATAGCGTCTTTCTTTTCAGGGAAACGGTCGGCATCCACGTCGAGACGGCTGGTGGTACCGGCGTCCTGGGCGGTCTGCTGCGAAGCGGGCGGCGCACCGTTGCCCGAGTAGTTGCCCGACGCACCATCGGTCGAACCGTCCTTGTTGTGGCCAATCGTGGTATCGATGTCCAGTTCGTCGGCCGCTTCCTGGATTTCACGTCGCACTTGCTCGTGCAGGCTCTTCACGTCCAGCTTGGCGAAGGAGGTACGACGGCTTTCTTGGCGAGTCGCCGTACGGCGCGAGCGCTTGCCTTCCATCGGCACGACAGGCTCGCCGCCCAGGCCGTCGTCTTCGAGGTCAGCCGACACGGGGTTGCCTTCAGCGTCCACCACATTGACGTCGCCATCCATGTCGCCCACGGCATGTGCCGCGTCTTCGGGAGTGTCGAACGGACCGACGCACAGCTCGCCGTCATGGAACGAAACTTCGACCTCGTCAGACGCGTCGGGCACGACTAGGATGTAGTATTCATCGCTGGGCAGGCCGTCCAGCTCGTCTTCACGGTAGATCTTCAGGCTGGGGCGACGAGCCACCAGCTTCTTGGCGGCAGATTCGCGCAGCGCACGTACTTTCATGGTCTTGCTCTCCTGAGTTGCGCCGCCGGACAGCGACTTATATTGACGGGCGTCACCCGACGGGGTATGCGAGAAACCGCTGTCGGTATTACCGATCACCATGGCAGCAGCCAGGCGGGCGTCGGAAATGGGGATAGCGGTTTGGCCCAGGTCGCCACCGCCTTCCCAGACCTTGCCTTTGTCGATCCAGTAGCCGATACCCGAGCCGACGTGCACCAGCACTTGGCCGTCCATCACGGCGGCATAGTCTTTGGCAGCATTCTTAAGAGCTTGAGTGCCTTCGGCGTCGGCGATGACCTCGTCGCCCGACTCGTAGCCGTATTCAGCCACGTCTTCGGGCTTGATGGCGTCCAGAGCGGCTTGGAAGTCGAGGGCTTCGTTCACCGCACGGTGGCGGCCCGAAGCGTTGGTACGCTGTCCCATGCGGGTTTCTCCAGTGTAAAAAAACTTGCGTTCGGTCAGTTGACCAGTTAACAGACGCTGAATTGTTTCAGGCGCAGCATCCACACCCATGCCAAGCAAATCTTGGTAAATCGTTTCGACGTTGGTCTGTTCAGCAGCGTAAGCCGCTACCATCGTCCCGTCGATGTACAGCTTGATTTCATCGCCCTCGCGCTTGAGGGTGATACCGTTCGCCACGAGGGCTTCGCGCAAGGCACGATGGAGTTTCATTATCGGTATTCCTTAGGAATCAAAGACAGGGCTTCAGCTACAGCCGCATCGACGTTCAAACGGTGCAGCGGATGTTGAGACTCAGGGGTGTCTTCAGTAGGATAGTTCAAAGCGTCACCCCACTGCATCCAGTAGTCATCCTCCGTCTCGTTGACGGCGGGCAAGAAGACGTCGCGCGCTCGGACCCATCTGTCGTAGCTCTTGAACTGGACGTGCACTTTCAGCTCAGCGCGGTCAACAGCAATTACGAGACCGGGCTCACCGTAAGCGTCTTGCTGAGAAGCAGGCACCACTACGCGACTTCCCTTGCGCAGTCGGGCCAAGTCAGCGGGCTGGCCCACGCTCGCCTCCTGGACGCTCATCCCTACACCGTTTCCGTTTTGATCGGCTGAGAACGTGCCCAGTACCTTGCCGGAAGAATCGCGGGCGGTATAAGCGGTAACGCCGTTGGCGTCTACTTGGGTAATCACAGCGTCCGGACCGAGCTGCTGCTTCCAGTCCTCGAAGTTGCCCACGGCATCCGGGTTGATGTCTTCCGTTACATCTTCTGGAGCGGACTGGTGATCGGGACGATCCGGATCGGTCTGATCGGGGTCTTCCTCATCCACTTCGTCTTCCGGTTCCTGGAACCCGACTTCGGGATCGGGCAGTACGAGTTCTGCGTTGGCTTCTAGTTCAGACACCACAGCAGTAGGGTCGGTCTTAGCCAACGCGGCTAGCTTGTTGTACAAGTCTACAGCCGGCTCTTCGATCGGACGATACACCTTTTCACCCTCGTCCGTGGTGAGAACAACGGTGTTGTTGTCGGTGTCCAGCCGTAATTTATACATTCGTGCGATCCCGCGCGTGAACTGATACGGGAATAGTTTAGTGGAGCGTACAGCTTTGTAAATGAATGAACCCGTATCCGACCGGGCACGGATCGATGTAGACCCCGCGCAGCGCGCCGTTACACACGATGCGGGTGATTATGTCTTCCGTCATAGCCACCCGTATACCTTCGTGTGCTAGCTCCTCCAAGGTATCTTCTACCACTTCTTCCACTTCCAAACAGGAGCAGCTAAACATGATGTGATTAACCGCGCAACACGCGTCGTACCACCGCTGCGCCCGACTCGTCGATGCGCACGTCCACCTTGTCCTGAATTTTGGCTTCGATCTTGGCCTTGATATCGGGCAGAGCGGTAACGCCCACGGCCTCTTGTAGGCCGGATTGCTCGACGATTCGCTTGATCTCGGAGTCCTGGGTTTTGATTTGCATGTCGTTTCCTACACAATGAGGCTGAATTGCTCCACGCCGGAGCGCTCATTAAAACGGCCCAGCAGCTGTCCATTGCCGTCATAGGCTACGATCACGTGGGGGTTAATCCGAGAGCGCGTGATATGCTGAGAGCCGCTCTCGCGTACTTGTTGTTTCCAGGCTGCAGACGAATGTGGAGCGTCTAGCCCTTTACTTTCCATAAGCCGATTCAGTCTGCGATCGGTGCTGTACTGCACGCCGGACTCGTTGAAGTTACGGCGAATACGGTCGATGGAGGCTTCCAGCGGGCGCTTATAGCAGTAAGCGGAAGCGATCAGCTCACGCATTTGAGCGAACGAAAACCCGTCCGTCATCTCGGCAATCTTCTGAATGCGCTCGGCGCTTTCCACCTTGGACAACTTGTGCTGGAAGTAGGCGATGCGGCCTTCAATAGGTAACGCCTTAACTTCGAGCTTGGTGTCAAAGCGGCCAGCGCGCATCACGCGGGGTGGCAGGCGTTCGGGATAGTTGGTCGTGCCGAGAATCAGCACGCCGTTCATCTGGTCGCCGCCGTCCATCAGCTCCAACACGGCGTGTTCGTTGTAGGCGCAAATCTCGTCCATGTCTTCCATCATGACGAGAGTACGGCGGGTAGGCTCCACTTCCTTGAATTCACGCAAACCTTGGACGGTAGCGCCCATGTTGCGCGAACCTACGAACACCACAATGTCCTTTTCAATAGCGGATTCAGATACCCGCTTAAGCAAGCACGTCTTGCCCATGCCTGGGGCACCAAACAACAGCACACCACGCTTGTGCGTAATACCCATGTCGGAGAAGGATTCAGCCAAGCCCCAAAACCCGTCGATTTCGGCTTCTACTTCGTCCAACCGATGGTCTTCGAACTTGATGATCTCATCCGAGTTAAGCTCGATCTTCTCGTAGAAGATTCCTTCCATGGACTCGGTGATTTTGTACAAACCAGCTTCCAACGTGGGGCGAGTCTTGCGGCTGGCCTTGAGCTGGTTGCCATAGTCACCATATTGGACCAACACGCGCTCACGGCCAGCTTTAGCTTCGGTGAGTTTGAACAGCTGGCGATGACCGGCCAGGGGGGCTTGCCCTAAGGTGGATCGAGTCTTCATGTCAGTGTAGTTCCGGGTTATTCAGGTTGAGATACGCCGAACTCGACGTATGCTACGACACCGCCCGGCTCATGTTCATCGGCGTAGGTTTCGGCGTCGGATTGAGAGTCGAACTGAGGCGAAATGATGTTGCCGCGTCCGTCCAGGACGTACCAACCAGAGCCACCTTCCCAGGTGTCATCAACGTCCTCCTGAACGTGCGAACCCAGCTTGCCCTGGCGCACTTGCTGCTCTTTCTTGCCCTTAGCGCGGGCGGCAGCTTCTTCGTCCACCCAGTCCTTCTTCGGGTCGGGGTCGTACGAGTCAAACTTGCCGACTAACGTATTGCCGATGTAAGCCTTGCAGATGTTGTGGTCGGTGGTGATTTTCGCACCCAGCGACGTCACGATGCCCTTCCAGTGGAAGTAATCGCCGTGAAAAGGCTGACGGCTTTCAGTGACAGCGGCGGTAGCGGACTTAAAGCCGATTTTGCGCAGAATGTGCGCGTCGGCTTGATTCACTACCACATGTTGCCGACCGTCGGATAAGGCGGTAAGAGGCGACACGCTGGAAGTATTGGTTTCAGCGTGTCGCACGGCAGCGGATTCGGAATTGAAACGGCGGGCAGGCCCCGACAATGAGACCCAAGCTAGGGCAGTATCGTCCGCGCAGGATTCGGTGACGCCACCCAACGAGTTTTGGGTGATTAATTCATCTGCCAGCTCCACAGCCAACATATTCAGATATTCGGCATCGGGGTCGTCAATTGCCCACAAGGTGGTCTCGTCTACGACGCGGAACGTAGCGGAATCCGGGTCGTACAGCTGAACTTCCAGGCCTACCAAGTTGGTGTTGTCCTCGATTTCCGCGTTCTCGTCGTCCGGCACTACTTTGGCCTGAAAGAATCGTCCATCTTGCGTCCACCAAACGCGCTCGCCCACGCGCCAGTTATCCGTGAATCCAGGCTGCTTCAGCGGGGTGGGGGCGGATTCCTTTTTCACCTTTCTTTCCTTGGAATTGGGTTGAGCTTCCTCGTCGTCTTCATTCGTAAAGTGCGGAACGAGGCTACTGATGGCGTTTTTGCGATTCACCATATCGCTGGACGGGCCAGGACTGGGTTCGCGGTCGATTCTTTCACGACGGGCGCGGCGCATGGTTACTGAGACGCCTTCAAGTCTTGGTAGCTCAGAATCGAAACGCCCACGTCGCCCAAGTCTTGCAGGCCGTGGCCCACTTCACCACCCAGGCCATGCTCCTCGTAGTTGTCCTCGAACCACTGCTCGGCTTCTTGCTCGGTAGCGAAGCCTTCGCCATCGTTATCGCTCACAATTGAGCCGCTATCCATCATGATGTAGAATCGGCCCGGCTTGACCAACAGGCCCGACAGGTCGTCGACGAATTCCTTATCCATGTTACCTCCGCGATTACGCTTTTTAACGGTCGAAGTCTGGTCGTCTGTCAGCACAGGATACGGACGACCACCCGAAACCTGATCAGCCGCTCGACCGGCCACGCCTTCGGCCTCATAGTTCACATCACCCGACACGCGAGCGATGCGTACCGAGTCCGGATTAATTCCCTTTTGGACGAGGCGGTCGTGCAGCTTCATGGCGTTGCGAGCCGTAGCCACACACCGACCACGCTTGTTGTAGGCTCGGAAGTGGCAGATTTCACGCGTTTGATCGCCTTGAGCCTCTTCAGCGGGTAGCGGGTCGTCCAACGAACGCTGTCCACCGATTTGACCCGTATACGGCAGCGAGTTGTCGCTCGGAACTTCATAGCCCTGGTTTTCGCGCACGCCGTCTGGCAATTCGCCGTCAACGCGCTTCTTAACCGTTCGACCCGGGGCTTGACGACGAGCACGGCTCATGGCCCCCATCGTATTGCTCGCGCCATCCGCACCATAGTCCAAGGTTTGAGCGTCGTCTCCGTCTTCCTTTTGGAACCAATCGACGCCAGCCGAGTTAAAATCGTCAGGGCCACCCGTGCGCGGCAGCACAGCGTTCGAACCCTGCCCTTCAAGTTGGCTCTTGAGATCAGCCACGGCAGCATCTCGATTCTTACCCAGGCCAACCTTCTGGCCTTCTTTGCCCGAGCCCAGCCAAGTGGTAGCCATCCACTGTTCAGTCTGGTTTTGTCCCGTCTTAGGCGGGTACACCGCTACCTTGTAGCTCGATTCGGTTTGAGGCTTGTCCATGACTACGTTGGCGCTAAATTTCACGCCAGCTTCGCCATCCCACAGTCCCGTCGGATGCGGACCAACCATGGCTACGATTTTGCCGTCACCACGATCGTCGAAGGTAGTACCTTTCACCTTCTTCATCTCCTTTTCCCAGACCTTGAAGTCTCGAGTCAAGAAGCGAATGTTGTCGTAAGGGGACAGACTGAATCCGATACCGTCCGGCAGCTGATACCCGGCGGCCGGTTCCCACTTGGCCTCGTCAAGTGGCGCAGCGGTGCTGGAACCCGCCATGACCGTACCAGAGCCGGTCATGTCGTCGTTTGCATCAGCGTGAAACACGCCTACCAAGCGACCATTAAACATAGCACGGGTGGTTTGATCGTCTCCAGCGTCGGGCTCGTAATCCACTTCGGGGCCGTACTTGGCGACCAGCGCGTCGGCCCAGTCTTCGAAGCCGTCATACTCCTGGTCTGCGCTAGCGTCCGCCAGCTGACCGTTTCCGAGGAAGTCTCCCTGGACCACCTCGATCGCGTCACCTACCTTGCGCAGGCTGGCAGCCTCCTGTTCGGCCTGCGCCTTGGTATCAAACGGACCTTCCACTACCGACTTAGTACCCTTCTTGACCACCCACCAGTATTGGTCAATACCGGCTTCCAGCTTCCGACGTTGAGTTCGGACCTCATTTACGCCCACGTAGTTCCGAAGCCAGGCCCTGGCTTCTGCCGAGGTCTTGAAGGCGTCCGAGATAGCGGCAGTCTGTCCGTCTTTAAAGACGCGCCAAACGTCGGGGGCGGTGTTGCGAATGGAGTAGCCCTTCACTGATTCGTTGATGCCAGGCTGAACGGGCTGCTTTTGAGCCGTGGTAGGAGCCACAGCTGGGATTTGAGGCAGGTTGGCGTCAGGGCGGGTTTCAGGATAGGATTCGTTGTTCAGCTCAAACGAAATGCCGACGCGGCCGTCCTGTTCCACATCCTGCAGCTTCACCGCGCCGTCGATAGCGCTGTAGATTTCCACTGCGTCGTAGTAGCGGCTGGGGTCTTTGAGCCACACCGTGATCTTGTTCCCGTCCTGCTGGACCTGGTAGTAGTCGGCCTTGAAGTAGGACGTGACGGCGTTTTCTTTGAGATGCTTCAGCATTTGATCGTACTCGCGGAACGGGGTTTGAGGGTCGTAATAGCCTACGTTGGCTTCAGAAACCCAATAACCATGGAAGAGTCGGCGGCTGCCAACCATGGAAAACGCCAACAGAGTGCCGGGGTTGGTGGTGGAGTCGAGCGCGTAGCCTTCCTGCTGCATAGTCTCGGTCCAATCATCCAAGTCATCTATGCGCACAGCGGTGACGGACTCGGTGCGGACGGCAGCAGGTGTGAGGATGTAAAGAAATTCTTCCGAATTACCGCCATGCTCGACGTCGTACCGGTAACCGGTACTGGCCAGGGCGCGATCCATCATGCGGCGGTACGTCGAGGCGCGCCCACGACCTTTTGCTCCCTTATCGGCGTAGAACTCAACGCGCTCGGGCTGGTAGTAGGTAAGGAACTGGTGCATGATGGCTGCTACCGTGGACAGAATCGAGTAGCGGTCGGCAGTGTTGAGGTCGCCGTAACTCACCTCGCCTCGACTCGCACTGCGCTCACTCCGGTGGTGAAACTCCACCAGCCACTCGTCCGAGTCATTGCACTCGGCGCTAAACACTACTTCGCCGTCCGCTGCTGGAAACTTGGCCTGAAAGCTCCCCGCGTTTTGCCGCGTGACCTCGTACTCACCGCCGCCGCTCATGAACTCGTCCAACTCTTCAGCCTCATGCACCATGCTGACGATCTCTACTTGATCAGGATCAAACACGATGTACGAAATGCCTTCGGCGCGCGTTTGAAAGCTATACGCGTTAGGAGATACGATCTTAGCCTTATACCTTACTCCATCGTACCCAGCCGCGCGAATGAGCTGCTCAGTTCGCTTACCGTTGGGACTAGCATCCACTGCATTTTGCAGGTAAACGGACGGCACGCCGTGCTCGTTTTTGACGGGATAAAACGCTCGACCCGCAATTTTCTTCGCCAAATCGTAATCGGGGTCGCCCTCAGATACAATTCGATCCAAGTCCAGCATACGGTTAACATGCAGTCGAACGGTATAGAGGGTTGGCTCTTTCCCCTTCCGGGACACCGCATCATCAAAAGCGTACAAACGAGCTAGATCTTCTTCTGCCGCAAAGTGGATGCCAAACCCCAGCTGTTCTCCTTTACGATAATTCGGCTTAAACGCGTCGAATTTTCCTTGGGTCGTACCATGGTAAGCCGTAATAGATTCGCTTTCTTGCTGTGCGATCTTTTGCACGCGCGTTAAGTGATGATATCGCTTGACACGTTCCAACAGCGCAGGAGTCATTATTAGGCGGTTCCCATGATAGACTTATGATGCTCTTCCAAATCCAATAAAGGATCGGCTTCAATATTTTGTTCCACCGCGATATTATCTGCGCTTAAAGCGCGTTGATAAAACGCAGTTTGAAAATCGGTACTCGAAGTCTTATACCCCATCTTGCCCTCTACAAACGAGAGGTACATATGCCGACCCGAGGTCACTTCACTAATCAGACGATCTGCGCGGATTGGGCCGAAGAAAGTCACGGCCATGCTTTTAAACCGCGCAAATTCCACCAAGTGAACCTCCTGAGACACTTGGTCCTCCAGTAGGATTTCTTGACTTTCATACTGATACTGCACAGCGTACAGAGAAGGAAACACGGTTCAACCGTTTCAATATGGTTCGGCGCTATCGGAAAGGTTAGAAGCCGATATACACAACTGGAGATACGCAGTGAAATTTTCCGAAAGTTCCAAGATTACGATCGCGGCGGCAGCTTTGGCCACCCGAAGTCAGCGCAACATGGTGGAAGCCGTGCAGGAAGCCACCAAAGTGGAAATGGACAACCTGGTACGCGACTTCGACAAGCAGCTCACCCGCCGTGCTCGTGGCCAAACTGGCCGGGTGATCAAAGCGGCCGAGCCCAAACATCCAATCTTCAAGCAAGTCAACAAGAACCACAAGCGCGCCCGCATGGACCGTTTGCTGAATCCCGCCAAATACGCCAAGAAGGAGAACGAACGTGAGTGAAGACAAACTCCAGAAAATTCTGGACCGCATTCGCAAGCTGTACGCCGTGGCGCGAGACGGGCGCGGCAACCAAAACGAAGCCGCTGTGGCAGCCGCGCAAGCGGCTAAGATGATGGCCCAGTACCAGCTGGAAGAAGCAGACCTAATCGCTCACGAGCTACGCCACAAGGATGGCCAAATCGTCAGCGAAGAAATGGCCGAGCATCAGTATGAAAAGAAGCTGCCGACCTACTACAATTGGCTTGCTACGGGAGTGGCTCGGGTCTTTCAATGCCACACCCGGATTACGTGGAAAATGGCGGGCCCGGATCAAAACGTAGACCTCGTACCGTCGATGCGTATCTTCGGCTATTCGGCCGACGTGACCGTGGCCCGATGGACGTTCTCGTACCTGCTGGATCAAATCAACCGCTTGACCGACGAAGGGTGGAAGTCGGAGTTGGCGCGGCTACAAGGCATAGGTAAACCTGTGTACGCGTCCACTCGACGCCGCTGGAAGGACCAGTATCGTCGCGGTATGGTATCCGCGCTGCTGCGCAAGGTGGTCGAAGTGTATGGCCGAGAGCGCGCCGAAGTTCATGCTAGCGACGGCACGAGCTTGGTGGCGCTGAAAGAGGCCCTGGTCGCGCAACAGTTTCCGAACGAGGATTTCTCCTACAAGGAACAAAAGCTGCCGGTTACGGACGCCGTGGCAGTAGGCCACGTGGACGCGGACAAGGTCAACGTCAACCGCATTGTACAATACGACGCGGAGGACGCTGAAATGCTGCCCGGGGCTCCGCTGCAATTGGATCACGCCGGAGACCAAGCATGAGCCAGTCCTATCTCACCCAGTTCTTCTTAAACAAAAACGGGCTGCCCGAACCCGAAGCCGAGCGGGCCAACATGGAGCTTATCCAACGAGTGCTAGTGGACCAGGGCTTAGCTGACTTAGCTCAAGCCCTAGGAGCCAGCTATAAGCTCCAAACCCAGTACATCGGCACGTTCGCGGCTTCTCAACTGTGAAACGGTTTTACTTCAATACCGGGAGAGTGGGAGACGCTTGGTTCAGGGTGAGTTTTACCCTGAACCTACATGAGTTACGCCTCCTACTGGCCATACCTAATCTGGTGCAAGGACAGTCTATCCAGCTAAAAGACAACCTATGGTTTCATGTCTCGGCGTCGGATAGCGGGGTAGGACACGCTTTCGCTACGCCGGACATGGAGTCGGTCACCCGCGCTACCAAGCTCTTGGTAGAAGCGGTACGTAGCTATAACTTCCGCATCTTATTGCTTTACGGTATGTCAGAGAGGGACTTAATGCGGGTATTGGCACTACCTAGCGCAGAACGAGCTACATACCGGGATGTTACAGATCGAATCTATTCTCAGATAGTTGTCAACTATGGCTCAGGCAAATCGCGCGATACCCAAGTATTAGAAAAAATATACGAAGAATATGACGATCCGCAAATACAACCCCATCGACGTCCCGTCTGAATACCACAAACTGGGAGTTAATCTGATTGAGATGGCTTCTGCCCGAAACGGTGGAGCCATCTTCGGTATACAAACTGTAGGCAGCCACATTGTATCCCAGTTAAAGGAGCGAGATCGGCTGATCGAATACGGGCGACGAGAATTTTTCGACAATACGGAGCGACGTGTCGGGTTGGATGTACTGATAGCGGATCAAGTACCCTGGCACGACGATCTGCAGCTGACAGACACTTATACGGACTATAGTGTCGTAGTGCCTCTACATCCTACCGAATGCATTTTGCAGGTAAAACGGCCCCAGGGGCTAGTGGATGAAGCTAAGTTAGAGCCTTATGTTCCGCTGAAGTTTAACCGGTTGCATAAACATCGAGTCGTACTGCCCCAATATCGTACTCAGTATAAAGCAGAACTACATGACTATCTAATTCTGCTGTGTTTCGACGAGTACCGGGGTATACCTGCGTAGTTTTACCGGTAACAGAAAGCTCTCTGAGCGTCAGTAAAGGTAGCACACCCTTTACTTCCTCTGGAGCTTACTATGTCGCATGATTTGGACGTCAAAAAAGATGGCACCCATGCCATCGCCTACGCTGGGGAAGTTCCCTGGCACGGGTTCGGCAAGAAGTTGGATTCGGAGGCTTCCATTCCCGAATGGCAAGAAGCGGCCGGCCTGAACTGGAGCATCCAGCGCACTCCGGTCGAATACGCGGTACCGAATCCGGAATACGTCGAAGGCGATCCCAAGACGGGCGAAGCCGAAATCTTCCACCGCATGCTGGACCGCCACGTCCTGTACCGCTCCGACACGCAAGCCGCCATGAGCGTGGTGTCCAGCCGGTACCAAGTGGTGCAGCCCGGTGAAGTGCTGGAATTCTTCCGAGACCTCGTCGGCGAGCAGGGCTTCACCCTGGAAAGCGCGGGTTCCCTGAAGGGCGGCAGCCGCATCTGGTGCTTGGCCAACACCAACTTCGAAGGCGAAGTGACGCCAGGAGACGAAGTGCGGTCGCGCCTGCTGCTGGCCACCAGCTACGACGGCATGATGAGCACGGTTGCCATGTTCACTCCGATTCGCGTCGTCTGCAACAACACCTTCACCCTGGCGCTCAACGGCAGTTCGCATGACGGCCGCATCAACGTGCCGCACAGCTCCAAGTTCGTCCCAGCCAAGGTCAAGGCTCAACTGGCCAGCGTCAACGACGAGTTCAGCGCCTTTCTCGAAACCAGCCGCGAACTGGCCAAGGTGCAGCTCAACACCCAGAAAACCGAAGAATTCCTGGTCGCTCTGCTGACGCCGCAAACCAGCCGCGCCGAATACATGCGCAACACCGAGCAGGTCAAGGCCTCCAAGGCCTACAAGGAAATCATGCGCCTGTACGACGGCGAAGCCCTGGGTTCGGACCTGCCGGGTGTGTCCGGTACCGCGTGGCAGATGCTGGCGGCGTGCAGCGAGTATGCGGACCACGAAGTGGCCGCTAAGAGCGACGACAGCCGGCTGCAAAGCGCCTGGTTCGGAATGGGCCGCAAGCTGAAGGACCGTGCCCTGGAGCTGTCCCGCGCCCTGCTGTAACAAATAAACGGCATAAATTTTGGGCCCCGCTTGGGGCCCAATCTGTATTTACCAGTCGTCCTCGTCCGGTACCTGTTCGTACCTGGAGTTAATCAAGTCGCGCTTACGCTTAGCTTGATCGTCTAGCACTGTATTGGGAATAATAGGAGGAGTAAAGGGCTTAATCTGTTTCACTATACGCGCCGCTTGCGCAGTCTTCTTCCTTTTTTCCATGATAATGCGTTCGGCCGGCGTCTTGCGGTGTTGAAACTTCTTGCCGCCTTGGTGAATTATGTGTTGTTGGATTTCAGTAACGATCCTTTCCGCGTCTGAACTAGCGGACTCGGGCAGTACGATCTCTCCCGTAGAGAACCGAAATCCACACACGCGGCAGGCGCGGCGGCGTCTGATCATTGATACCATGGGCCTGGAATCAATAACTCGGGAGTCGCCGCCGCATTGTGGACAATTAATGCCGTGGGTGGTATCAGGCATGTTGTGGAGCGACGTCAGCCTTTCGATCCACGATAAAGTTGCGCATGTTAACGCGGAAGCTTTCGGGGAAGAAAGGCTCAGGTAGGTTGTCAATGTACTGAGTGGCCATCTTGTCGTAGTTATTGTTCACCCAGCGGCTCTTGCGATCCTGCATGAGTGGACCGAATCCCTGATTGTAGTAGGCGAAAATAAGGGATTCCGCAATATCAGCCAACTTAACCAGCTTAGATGCCACCTTATGGCTATCGGTTTCGGTCTCAGGATACGTGGACTGGAAGTGCCACTCCCCATGTTCTACCGTGCTGGCTAAGTGTTTTTCCAGGTCTTTAAGCTGGGTGCGGATTTCAGGGGTTTTCACATGGGAAGCCACGTCACCAGTCAGCACTTCCAGTAGATCGTGGTCGAGCGCCATTTCTAGCCCTATGAGCCGTATATTGGTAATGGAAATGGATGGTTGTGTATCCAGCCAAGCCTGCACGTCGCGGTTGTCCAGCCACATGCGCAAGAAGTGGCGGAAGGCGAAAGCTACCCGCACCGTATGGTCCGACAGGTGAGACTCACGCTGGACGCGGCACATGTGAAACCGGCGCAGATGCGAAGTCGAAAAGGCCGCATCGATGTAGCTCATCGGCCCATAAGCAGGAAAGGAAGAAACGTGACTTTTAGGAATACCGCTCATTCTTTTTCTTCCTTGATGTGAGAGGAGACGCCGTTCGCATCTTGCTGCCAACGTCGGCGCAGATTAACACGCTGCTTGTCGCGAATAGCCGTGAGCAAGTCCTTGCCGCGCAAGCTCATGTGGTCCATAATCAAGATGACGTTGTCCACCATTTCGTCGTCCACCTTATCCCAATCGCGGTCGCCGAGAGCTACCATTAGTTCTGGCAGTTCGTGGTGCACAAGCTTAGCGCGAATCGTATCAAGCGTGCGCTGTGGAAAAACTTGACCAGCCCACTGGGCGACGAAGGCCTGCAGTTCGGGCAGGGTTGTTGGCGGCTCGGCCTGCTCGGTTGGGTAAGCATGCTCATGAGCTGCGTCTTCCCACAGCTGACGCTGACGGTCGTCTACGGGCACAGTATCGCGCATCAACCCGATGCCCAGGATGCCGTACAGGATCAGGTCGTGGAAACGACCCTCCATCGGTTCAGAAAGCTGGTCGTGACCCGCAAACGTGCCGTCGCTCACCTGCTTAACGAAGGTCGTAATCGACTCGTAGTGCTTGTTGAGGTAGTACCACCATGCCTTGAGTGGGTGATCACCTACGTTTTCAGCGGGTCGCTTGAAGTTGCGAAGCCGTTCGCCACCGGCTTCGCCTTGGGTATATTCTTGTCCCTTGGTAGCTGAAAGCTGTTGTAGCCGGTCGAAGACTTGGTTCAGCAAATGTTGAAACTGTCTGTTATTCATCTCAATGGATTCCGAGATATTTTGCCCGGCCGAAGCCGGGCTAGGTGGAACGCGCTGCCGGTTACGCGGCCTGTTTCGGTTGGCGGCTCAACGCGGGAGAACCTACGTTGATATCACCGTAAGGCAAGATAAACGAGTCGTGCTTCGCACCCGTACCGAGCATCACCACGGGCAGGCCCACGCCATCCTCGATATCTTCGACGAACTTGCGCAAGCGGCGCGACAGGCCCTGGTAGGCCGATCGACCCCCGCTAACGTCGGTCGAGGCCCAGTCCACGTAGGATGTGAAGTTCAGGATCAGGTGCGTCGCCCCATTGAACGCGGCGGCGAACTTGGTACCGGTCATGGTGAACGAAGCCACGCGGCGCAGCTTCTTGGTGACGGTAGTCTTTTCCTTGTAGAAGAGGGCCTGGATTTCTTCTTCCGGCATACCGGCCGCGCGGCCGATCGTTTCCCAGTCCAGCTCTTGCTGGTCGGCTTCCCAGTCGCCCGAATAGCCAACGCGGTTGCCATCGGCGTCGAAGTTGTTGCCGACACGGATCGGGTAAGTACGCAGGTTGAGGTAGACGTTGCCGATTTGATGCGGCAAGATACCCATGTCGGCCGCGCCCTGCTGCGCGGTGCAGTTGCGGAACGTACCGTGGCGGTCGTGGTTGCCGTAGTCGAGCGAGAGAGCGAAGCCCTGGGCTACCTCGTGCAGGAAGCTTTCGCCGCTCTGCAAACGCGACTGAATGGCGCGCCAGAAGGAGTCGGGTCGGCCAACGGTAGCCACACCCTTGATCGAATCCACTTCGCCTGCATACAGAGTGTCGAGCTGGCGCATCGCTTTGGACGCATAAGTCGCACCTGCACCGGACATGGTGGACGAAATGTGCAGCGTACTCAGCGCGCCGCCCGGACCTTCCAGCTGCTTGTGGTGGTCTTGAACGAGAGCGGCGCGGTGATGGACGAATACGTCGCTCATGCGCAGCTTCATGTCCCGGATTTCTTTCAGGAACTGGGCTTCTTCGAATCCCGAGTTGGGGCCCACCCAGAGTCGCGGTCGCACTTCCGAACCCATCCAGCCCAGAGCAGCGGCCGAAGGCAGCGCCTTAAACACGTAGGCTTCGCCATCCGGGCGTACCATGGTGTGTCCCGCGTTGGCTGAGTGGTTGGCCGACGAGTTCTGCACTTTCAGCAGTTCGGCAAGACGGCACACAGCCGCTCCCTTCCCGCTCGATCCATGCCCACCGTCCAGTAAGATGTGGAACAGGCCTTGCTTCTTGTCTTTGGTACCCAACTGATTTCTCCAAGTGAGGGGGTGGTATATGCTCATGCTGGTTCGTAACACCATGCGATGATGCCAGCACGGTGGATGATACTGGGACCATACCAGTTCACCATCATAACGTTGCCGGTGTTGGTTTTAACCAGGACGCGTTCGCCGTCCTTGGGTGCATCGGTGATGGGATCACGCCAAACGCTGCGCGGCGGAGCAGGGTTTTCAGGCGGCAGTTCAGCTACCACCCGGTCGCACAGCATCTGACGCACGGCTTCGGCCGAATCCCGGTTGGACACCATGAAGTTCGACACGGGTATCTGGCTAAACAGATTTCGAATAGCGTATTCAGCGGCTCTGGTCATTCAGTGACTCCTTCGCCTTCTACGTCCGGGGTACGAACGGCGACGACCATATGGACTTGATGATAGGGTTGAGCCGACCAATCAATTTGACTGATCACGGCTGAGTAGGGCGCGCCACCCCGAAGCAGAGCACTGATGCGGGCGGCTACGGTTTTAGCGACAAACCCCAGCTTGTGGCCCTCGTAGTACACTCCCACAGCGTTGGGATCGTACTCGTTCTCGGGCTCAGGGCGCAGCTGCAGCGGAGCGAGTTCACGCAGCTGTTCCCGTACCGAGTCGACGTCGTGATGTTGAATGCCCGCCAAGGGACACTCGTGCGTTTGAACGCCCATGGCGGTTACAGGCTCTTCAGCCCCGAGCGCTTGAATGAGCGCCACTTGGGTTCGATACCGTAAGGAGCCAGTCGATCCTTCATGGAGCGCAGCGCCTTGATTGCCTCCTTGATGGATTCTTGGTGCTTGGCGTTTTCTTCCTCAACGATACGGCGCTGCTCTTCGGTCAGATCGGTCACGTCGAGGGCGAGAACGGTATCGTTGGAATCGAGAATGAGGACGCGCTCGGTACTGGAGCCGTCTTCCTTGGTGTACTGTACGCGCTGAGCCGAATGAGCCATGGTGTATCCCTATGAAATTGGACCAAAATTATATAACGGTCGTCAAATCAGGTTTAACCCGTCAAACACAGACTCTAAGCGTGCAGATAATTTTTCGTCTGTGCTTAGCTCTTCATATTCCACGCTAGGCACGTCTTCGATGTTCGCGATAGCGTTAGTAATAGACCCTACCATGGAGTCAAATTGGTCCTTACCAGCGGGGCCACGTATTACCTTTTTAGCCGACGCGGCGGGGTCTACGCGCAGCTGTTCCATCTGCTCGCGTAAATGTGGACACGGGCCTATTTTCAGGCGGTCTTCTATCACAAGGCGCGCTACGTCGCCTATGGGAACCAGAGTCTTATCAACCGACAGCAGCTCTACCTTCTGCGCTACACCTAGGACTTCCAGCCGCTGTCTCATGGCAGTAGACTGGTACTGGTCAGCGGTAATGGTATGAAATAACACTCCGCGTTGATGGTGCAAGTCGATTAATAGCTGTTCAATCGCGTTGATGTCAATACGAGTAGGCGACTTAATTTCGCATGTAAGGTCCACTACGTAGACCGTGCGCCCTTTATAGCTTTCTTTGTGCGATATAGTCAAGCCCGCCACGTTAGCTTCGGCTAAGTCCACGTGGGCATATCGGTATACCGACCCGTATCGCGCCAAACGCAACCCGGAGGGGGTTTCAGTGAACAGCTGCTCCGGTAGCTTGTTAATGAGTGGGATACCTTCGCCCAACGGAGCCTGAATCACAAATTCAGGAGTCAGGAATGGGGCTTCAATATGCGAGGTTTTCTGGAACGGGAAGTCCGCATTAAGCGTTTGCATCCCTGCTAGGTCGCGAATAGAGTTCTCTAAGTCGAACTTGAACTCGCGGTAGTAAACCTTAGGTACCTTGACTACCTCGCATCCTTCTGGAACCACATACTGTCCAGCTTCGATGCTGTCATGCTCTACCTCTAGCATGCGGCTAGGGTTAGCCGAATTACCACGCAGGATATAGAAATGGCCCTGTTTGTAGGAATCGAAACTCTTGATTTCCCAAATGGGATACGACAAGTATTTGGAAACCTTAGAGTCGGGTGAGATGGACTTGGTATAAGTCGCCATCACCCCGGTCGCGTATCGCGCAGACGATACGAGTGATACGAACGTAAAACGGGAATCCAAGAAGCGAGACGTTACGCGAGTGCGCAACGAGTTCCACACTTCCATGGCTTTTTCAGCCCCGCCTGCATCGCCTCGAAATTCGGCCTCGTCCAGGAAAGCCCCAAACATATCAAACGACAACGCGTGCGTGGTCTGGGAACCCAGCATCACGTTGACCGACTTAGGCAGGATAATTTCGGTATTGTTGTCGTAAAAAGGAATTTTGTCCGAGTTAGCAAACGAGGGAAAGCCGGCCTTGCATTCGCGGCGGTCCTCAACATACTCGAAGTATTCCTCACATTCCTTCATTAGTGCAAGGAATGGCTCTACCAACGCTTTACGCGCTTTTGGCAGAGTAATCGTAAAGAGCGATAAAATTAACGTCTTGTTTGGAGCCGAACCCAGAGTGGCGTGTGGATTGAGTAATAGGGCTACACGAATCAGGTTGTACAAATGCAAAATGGTGGCAAATGTCGATTTGCCGCCTCCAATGGCCCCTCCGATGACAACCTCAAAGAAGGTAGAACCCGTAGCAAAAATCTCATGGGCCTCTTGCCGCCACTTGGGGTACAAGATTTGGTTTGTTTCGGGCAGCACCTTAGGCGACAGGTATTCCTCGATAGTAGGAGGACGACGCTTATAAAACAGCCGCCATAGATCATCCACCATGAACTCACCGCCATACTTGAGCAAATATATGGCAGTAAGCCGGACCGCCGGCTTAAGATTTTGAATGCGCGGGTTGTTAACCGAGATTTGGCGCTCTAGTTCTCGGTACTCAGGAGAATTGTAAAGCCGCTCCATGGCGGCTTTATGCTGTTCCTGTTGTAACTCGTTGAGGATCATAAGTACGACTTTACGTGCCAGCTTCTACAACGCCACTCTGCGCTCGGGCCACCACGTTTTCAGCCACCTGATTTAAGCCATCCAACAGCTTGTAGGTTTCTCGGCTAACAGGGTGCACGGGTTGAGCTGGCGTAGATTGTCCTCCACCGAACAGGCCAGTCATTAAACCTGGAGCCGGCTGATTTGAGCCAGACTTACCCCCCGCATTGGCTAGGGCAACCTGGGTGTCCATGATGGTTTTGAGATCGGAGCCGGTATGAGTGGAAATAGTTTCGATAATCTCCAGCAGCTTGGTGGCCGAGATTTTATCGGGTTCGTTCTCCATCTTATCGAGCAACAGGTTTAACGCCTGTAGCTTGGCGCGCTCCATAGTGTTGGCGTTAGCCATGCGGCGATGTAAGAAGGACTGAGCCAGCGCGGCAAGATCGGGTAGTCGGTGAGACGTACCCTCCACGGCCAGCATCATAGCTTCTTTTTCAGTATCGTGGTATTGGATAGGATCGCTCATGCTGCTTTCATCCGGTCGCGGTTCAACACCAGTTCGTCTTTGACGAATTCTTTCCATACCTCGGTTTTGCGCATGACGGCTTCCCAACGCGCCTGAGGAATATCCAGTCGACGTTGAATTTCGTCGTATGACATGCCGCGTACTTCGTGGTAAAAGATGACCAAGGTGGTGATCAGGTCTTCTCCGAATTCTTTCATGGTCGGTATTTTGACCGAGGTACCACCGAAAGTATTGATCAGGGTAAGCACTTGATCCGGGTTGAGGAAGTACAATACTTCAGGCAGGATGGCCTTGTCGTTGCGACTGAGGAACACGGAGAGAGCGGTGGCAAAAAATTCTGCTCGCTCGTGCAAGTCTGCGGGTAGGTGCGGTTTGAAGCTCATAGGAATTCCTTGGCGAAATGATTGTGATTAAGAACGGGCGAAATAATCTGCCGGAATTGATACGAGTAAAACCGCACTCGGTTGCGCTGAGCAACCGGCAAAAGAATCATGAGCGGGTGGTCGCCGTACAGCACGTGGTGTAGGGCTAGATGGCTGATAATACTACCGCGTGGGCCCTGCAGTTCATTTATTTGATCGGCCAGTTTACGCACCTGGCCGCGCACGTACGACAGATAAGAACTGGTGACGCGGGTATCCATATCGTGGTAATAGAACCCGAACCCACGATCGTCGTCTTCTCCATCTTCGCCTGGCTCGGAGAAGGACACATTATCCTTATCGCGCCCATACAAGTTGGTCTTCATCCACTTATTGGCCCAGTCGAAGGTCATTTTGCGGATTAGATGCACCCAGGAATGGACTTCCTTGTCGCGCAACACCACGGTCATGATGGCGGAAGTGGCCACAGAGTGCACGATATCGTCGATATCGATGCGGCTGCCCTTACCGTACTTTTTGATGGCAATATTCTTGGTTAGAATATGCAGGTTTTTATAAATTTCGCGCTCGATGGCAGACCGGTGCGCGGGGCGAGTTTCGGTCTTGAGCTGAATACACAGTTCGCGTATTCGGTTTTCATGTGGCTTGTTTTCTGAAGGCTTTCTAGCCGGCTTTTTGACTGGGAGCTCGGCTGTCATGCTAGCTCTCCGATCGGTTAGAGAGCAAAATTTGCCCCATGCGCTCCATAAATTCCACCTGATCGAACTTGGATTGCGTGAGACACAAGAACTCGGGGTTCTGCTCGATGATGGACAGCTTCCCGTCAGTAAAGGCAATCTTGCCAAACGGGGTTTGTACCGGCCCGCTGAACACGGCATGCACAGCGGCGTACTGAGTCTGGGCCAGCAGGACTTGCTGCACCACCTCCTCTGGGACGTCGCATGTGCGGGCGATAATGGAGTGCATATTCATAAAATCATCCAGAGCAAAGGACAGCACGTCCTTTTTACATTATAACACGAATTTAAAAAAAGACGCAACTATTTGTTACAACTCGATACGATTCGTTAAAATTTAAGTTCATTGAAACCATTATATGGACAATTCGTCATACAACGGAATTATTCGTCAGAAGGTTCGTCGTATATGCCAGCCGCTTCGGACTGGGCTGACTTAGTCTTGTGCGCAATCAGCATTTCATCGTACTTTAACGGGCCGATTTCGCGCATACGACACTTGGCATAGTCAAAATGTAGTCGCATCTGTCGCTCGGCCTGGCCGCGCCGCATTTTGGCGATATTGATCGTGCCCAAGTGCGGGCACACTTTATTGCGGCCGATGGTGAGCATGATATCGACGTGGTGACCCTTCTTCGAGCTTTCGGCCGGCGCATCCATGGGCAAGATTTCGAGGTCCCAATATACGGTTTTAGCTTGGGAACCAATCATAACTACGCACTTGCCCTTGCCGTAGCTTTTAAGGTTGGCGTAAATATTACCGCCTTCACCGTACATGTTGTCCGAGTTTTGGCTTTTGATATTGGCGTCGTAGTCGATGATCACCATATCAAACTTGAAGGAACGCCGAATTTGATTCAGCTTGGCAATGATCTGATAAATGTCATACTGGTCGGCAGGCAGGGCTTTAACACGCAGACGACTGAAGTTATCAGCAACTTCGGGGCTCCAGTGCGCGTCGTGCCCCTCGTTAATCAGCTCATCGCTGCTCGCACCGGTCCAATACGACATGTACTTGACGAAGCCGTCGTATTCGGACATATCGCCCAAGAACAGGTGGCAGACGCGGAACCCCTGTTGAATGGCGTATGCGCCTTCGTCCACCATGCCAGTGGACTTGCCCACGCCAGGCTTAGCCACTACGGCAACCAAGTCGCCATACTTGTAGCCCTTAATAGACGAGCTTTTGTTCACCAGCGAGAAATGGCTCTTGATTACAACGCCGCCGGCTGGGAAGTCCGCATTGCGGGCCTCCAAGATCATCTGTGGGTCTGAAAAGTCGTAGAACAGATCGGTGGAAATCGCGAAGTTGAGCGCCTGAGACAGCACTTCTCGACCGGCGTGCGCCTGGGAAGAACTAGAACCGGCCGTAGCGATTTTCTCCATGCCGTAATCGATCATTCGGTCCCGAATGAACGACTCGATCTGGCTGATAGCAGACTCGATTTCGGTTTTAGTTGGTGCACGGTCGCGAGACTGCGTAAATTCAATTGCTAGTGCAGCAGCGAACTCCAGGCCTTCTTCGTCTAAATCTTGCGTTTGATGCAGATTGAGTACGAAGCTGTTGACGTTAGGCACTTGCCCACGATATTCTTCCCGACCCAGCACGTTGCACATGGCGGCTAAGTATGGGGTTTGGAACATGTAATCAGCGAAGTACCCGATCGTGATGTCCCGGATTTCGGGGTGCATCAAATAACTAATAATCGACCGCTCTACGGGCGTAGACATACCAGATAATTCCTGCTGTGGTGTGTTTTAATTGGAAAGAGAAGCGCGTTGTCGAATGTACTCACGCGCCCAAAGAACGAAAGCGTCGTAGCTGATTTGAGCCACGAGCGATACGTCGCGTACCAGCGATTCGCCAAATACAGCCGGAGACAGATGTTTAAGGTGGATATAAACCGTCCACCCACGAAAATCGCGCTTCCTGAAAAGGACAGGAATACAATCTTCGCGCTCAGCCTGATCCACAGTTTGTTTCCAGAACGGGACGATAAAAAACCGCACATCGTTGACGTTCTTGCACTCGGGAGCAAAACCTGGGAGCCCGAATAAATCATGTCCGCCGCGCTCACTTTGATCCTGGTTCCGTCGTATCTTATCTGCATACTCAGGGAACGACTCGATCAACATGTTTTTCAACTCCCGCTCGCCTCTCAGACCGCGAGCGCGGGAATTGATGGGTTTCTTTTTAGCGACGGGTTTAGAAGCAGTAGTCTTTTTGGGTGCTGCGCTAGCCATGGTATCTCCGACGAGCTGGGTTATCACTAATGAAAATAGTGATCATGCCGTCTTGTCAGACCGGAGCTTGCTCCAACGCGGAAAACGCAGACTCCAGACTTCGGCATCTTGCTCATTCTGAGTCAAGCAGTCGTACAACACTTCGCCGCACTTGCCGCGCCACGCTTCGCGATTATTCCAAATTTCTTGGCGCAGGCTATCCGGAAACCCAGAGTTGACGTTGGTGCGCACGAACCGACCGTCGTCAGTGTACCCGCTCATCACGGCCGCGCCCATCGATCCCACAAACCGGGTACCAGGCAGGCCTTCTACGAAATCTTCGAAGCACAGGTCAATTGGATTAACCGGCTTCCACTTCCACCAGTTATTGGCCCGTTTGAACTGGTAGGCGTCATGCATGGACTTGATCATGAGGCCTTCCAGGCCTAGACCAATGGCTTCATCGTAGTACGCCTGCAGCTCAACTGCATTATTCACGATCCGCATGTCAGACCGCACGACGCGCTGCAGCCGAGAGTTGGAGATCAACTGGCTGAGAAACTGAGAACGTTGGGCTTGCGGGCTGGATTCACGCCGATCCCAACTGGATGCTGGCATAATGTCAAACGCCACCAACGTCAGACCGCTTTTATCCGCATTAGCGCCTCGACTTTTGGCCAGCGCGCGGAAGGAAGACGACATAACTTCAGCGTCGATCACAATGTCTTCACCCACCAGCAGTCGCAGAGCTTGTACGTCTTCGTCAAACTGACCCAGCAAGTGCTCTTGCATGAAACCAGAGCGAGAACGGTATTCGACTGCGCCGTCGCGAGTACGGACTACGGTGCGCTCGCCATCGTACTTATATTCGGCGATAACTGGGTACACCAGCTGCTCGATCACGCCGGGCTTAAGCGTTACAGCAAGCTGAACGGGGAAAATCGGAATGTAGTCTTTGAAGACTGAATTGATGGTCTTGTCGCCGATCCCAGCCTTCAGGTCTTTTTGCAAGACACGACAGAAGGCTTCTCGGCTGTCTTCGCGAATCATGCCCAGGAACCTGGACACAGCACTCTTGGCCGCGTTGCCCGACAGGCTGCGCTGATTAAGCGAATCCAGAAGATCCAGCGCCATCACGCCTGCCAGCTCTGCCATCAAAACTTCGCTTGAACCGGATGGAGCTGGCACATTCTGCATGTAGAACGTATAGAACGGGTTGTAAGTCATACCCAACAGCTTATAAGCCACTGAGCCCTCTTTAACCCGCTGTAGGGTGGCTTTCTTTTCGTTGGCCTTGGTTGTAGCGCGTAAGTCTCGCACCAGCTGCGAAAAGTCGTAAAAGTCAACGTACTGATTATCCGTCATGAATTTCTCGCTGTGTGTTATCGCTGAACGACAAGGATTTCGCGCTTGCCGACAATGGAGGTCTGACCAATACCGCTATAGAAACACCCCTTAGCGGAAAACACGGTGCTCCAACTGTCGTATTTTTCCTTTTCACTGCCGCCCAACACTTGTACATCATAACGGTTGGACAAGCGAGAGATTGCCGCTTCCATATCTTCTACTGCGCCACTGAGGTTCAGATGAGCGTGGCCATCCGCATTGAAGAACGAGTCGTTGCCCTTAACGCGACCAATCTCCACCAACGATCCCAGGTTAATGCCCATTTCCATGTCCAGCTTAACTGGCAGCTTGAACTGATCGAACAGGTATTTTTCCGAGATTTCCGGTACCTTGTTCAGCATCAGGAAGAATTCGTCCAAATGAGCATCAAATTCCTCCGAGTCGTGGGTGAAACCAAAAGCCTTGGTCTTATAGCCACCGCTCGTGAGGAACACATCGGTTTCAGCCAAAGCCAGACCAGCAAGGTTGGAAGCAGTGCTCTGCACCTGCCAGTTCACGGCGTAGCGCTCAGCGTCGATCAGTTCCATCTTTTTGGTGGCATCGAACTCGTGCCAGATCGGATCGCCCCATAGGGTATGGATCGGGAAGCGCACGAACTGACCGCCTTGCGCCGCGATCTGCTCATGCAGGCTAGCAATCTGACGATCCCGCCATTCACGCAGTAATGGGAACATGTCGAAAATCACGCCAAACAAGCGGCGCGCGGCTTCTACATCGCCATTAAGGTAATCAATGGCGAACGATTCGGGTGTCTTCAGATACACAATCCCGAAATTCGCCGATTTAGCCACGGCCCGCTCGTTATCGGTAACCTCGTCTTCCGGCTTGTCATACATCTTGCTTGCAACCATGCGGTGCAAGTCTCGATTGTTAATGAAGGCTTCCTGCAACCCTGGGTCTTGGCACAGCGCGGCGATAATACGCAGTTCGTGCTGCGAGAAGTCGCCCTTCATAAAGATGCCCGAGTCGCCATAGCGCGACACAAAACACTGACGGCTCTCGGACATGGACGGTATACCGTGGTAAGCCGACGTCCAGCGCTTAGTTTTAGCGCGGTTTACCCCGTAACTGGGTTGGTACAAATATATTTCCCCGTCTGACAGGGGTCGATCTTCGTACCGTGCCAGCAGCTTATACTGGTCGGATTCGGCGTCGTATCGAGCAATGCGCACCGCCTTGCGTCCACCAGCGCCATTCAAGAACGACGATACTGCCTTGGATGTCTTCTTAAACAACTTATAGTAAAAAACGGGCTCGACCTCGGGAATCCAGCTTTCCCGTTTATTAAGGTCGGCTCCGGTGTACATCGTGTAGGCGTCCATCAGCGTCTGGATGGTGTCGCCGCTGGCGTCAGGCAGGTGATAGGACGCATACTTGGCGTACAGGTCTAGCTCTTTGTCTTGAAGGTACCCGCCATCCTTGAGTGTCGCAAACGCGTCCAAGAATTGCTTAAGCGTGTGTCTGCCACGCTGGTCTTGTGGCGTCTGGTAGATCATCTTGATCAGCTCCACCAGCGCAGGCCACTTCTCGGTTGCACCTTCAGGGTCGGATTGGTACTCAGTACCGATCTCGTGCAACATCAGAGCAATGCGAGTGAGCGGCGTGACCATAATACGGCTCAACAGCTGGGTGTTCGCCGGGGCCGTGGAATCGGGGTTAAAATACCCCTTGAGGAAATTCAGGTCAGTGCTAGACTGAATATCCACAAAGTCCTGGTTGCTTAACGGGCGGGTACCACCGTTGCCGTCCGGAACGCGTAGGGCTCGGCGCACCGACTCGGATAGCAAGAAACGGCGCATCGAGTCGACCATGACCTCATTGTGCTCAGCCTCGATCTGAGAAGCGCGCGTGTCATCCCAAGCGATGCCGTTTTGCTCCATGGCTGTGCCGAGATAAATATGCCGATTGTAGTAACCAAAAGCTGGCTCCAGCTTTTGTTCCACGATCTTGGGAAGTATCTTGTGGTACAACTCAAGAGTATTATGGCAGTCAGCGCCGCAATACGGACCGGTGATTTCCTTGGGAATCTCGGTGTAGTTGCATTCATACTCGCGCAACTCCAACTTGTGTAGCAGATAGGTAGTCACCTTCTGCTCGGCTTCGTCGCCGTAATACTGGCGTGCCATGTTAAGCACACGGTCAATTAGCTCTAATAGCTTATCAACCCGGATATTAGGCTTAGGCTGTTCCCCCTTTTTTTCAGCCGCAATACGCGCTTTCTCTACCTTGTCTTGCAAGAACTGTACCACAGCAGCTATGCCGCCTTCAGTCAGAGGCTTATACTCGGGCTGATTACGCAGCTTGGTAGGTTTAAGAGCACCTAGTAGAGCAATGAAGGCATCGCGCCATTGATCGACTTCCTTGGTCCAACCGATCGAACCCAAGTGATACTTGGAGATTTCCTTCAGACCGCCTGTGATGTCCAGTGTGCGATACATCTGCATCACGTCGATAATTTTGTCTAGGTGCATGTGGAACACGGCCCGCGTAGTTGGAACCTCGTATCCCAGGTTGAACACCATTAGTTTAGCCCGGTCGTTCTTCATCTTGAGGAACTTACCGATTAGCTTAGCGTCTTCAGGTTTGAGCTTGTATTCCAGGTCGCCGAAATCCTTGAAGCAGAGGTAAGCAGCGTATCCCTCTCTAGCCAAGCCAATGCCGCCCAGCTGGAAGTCGGCAATTGTTGGCTCAAGCGAGCTACCTTCATAGTCGAGGGCACAGTGCTCCGCGTCAATGAACTTGGATAGAAACTCGTATACTTGATTCGGGCCAAACAGCTCGTATTTGAAGTTGTTTTCGGCACGGACGTTGAAGGCGGCGAACCGCTTGATGTCGTGTGCCACCAGCTGGAAATCACGGCTGCCCTTGCCGCCACGTTTGGATAGGTACTTGGTGGAGTACGACATCCGCACTGGTATGTCGTGCCACTCCATCGTCTCGTCTTCACGCAGTTTGCCGATCTTATCGCCTTCCCTTCCAGGAACCAATACGGACAGCGCATAAGACCCCAAACAAATGATCAGGTCGTGAGCACGGGCGTTCATATCGGCCAGCACCGTGGCCTGATTATACCCCAGACTACGATACGACATGATATTAACAAGGTTGGGGTCTAGCCCAGCCTCTTGCAGCAAGTCGGGGATGAGGTCGGAGCCTTCTTGGTCGGAGAGGATGGTAATATTCATTTGGCGCTGTGCGTGACGATAGCGAGAGCGTTGCGGAGGTTCCAGGACAGAGCTTCAAGCCGGCGCATCAGCACCTGCAACGTACTCGCACTTAGATGCAGGTCTACCCATTTGGAGTCGGAGTGCACAGCTACGTCGCGTTCTTCTCGCGCCTTGATGCCATCTTCTTTATACGAGTCGCGAAGACGTGACTCCAAGGTACGCATTTGGGAGTACTTGCGGTTGTACACCATGGTGACGTTGCTCAACAGATTGTTGAGGTCGTCCTGCGTCTCCAGGTTCAGACGGGCGTACGCCAGTACTTCATTGCCTGTAGGGAGCGCGGCGCGGATCAACGACTGCGCCCCGTATACGATCTGACGTTCGCGTTCTCCCAACAGGTCTAGGTATTCAGTCGAATCTACGGTAATGGGGTCCATATTCTACTTGCGAGAAAAGAATTCATAGGCCAAAAAGGGCCAAGCAATGAGGCAACACAGCAGCCCTACAAAAATCACCGTATAAGCGCGCAGCAAGCTAACCGCGCTTAGAGCCCGACAAGTCCACCAATTATAGACGATAGCATAGCTCCAAAAAACGCCGCCCACCACGAAGTACAGACACAACAACCACAGCAGCACGGTCATGCCTCCGCCTTAGCTTTTGCAGCCTTCTTGGCTGGAACGGGGCGGTTCTTGTAGTCCTCCAAGGTCAAATCCAGTTCTTCGTACGCCCAGTTCAACAGCTGGAAGTTGGCGCGCAGGTCGCGCTCGATGGCCTTCTCTAGGATAGCGATCGAGGGAGCGTGATCAGCCAAGTCCCGCATATTGCGGTTCTTGTCGAACTGGAAGTCGGTTGAGCCGGTCTCCTCTTGCAGGGCTTGAATTTGTTCAGGTGTGAGCGTGGGCAGCAGTTGTTCGACCAGCGCGGGGTCCACCATGTACCACCCGCCGTTCTTGGCGTGAATGAACCCGGACGTGACCGAGTTCTTGAAAATCTCCATGTTGGAGTCAATGCGACCACCCTGATCGTCGCGGATCAGGATTTCGATGTTGTCCAAGTAAGGAATCACCTTGGATTTCTCAATGCTCATGCGGGTGAGCGTACCGACGCTGAACAGCTTGCTGCTGCCGTCAATCTTCTTGATTTTCTTGAACTTGAGCGAGTAGTGGATACCGTGCTTGAATCCGTATCCGCCGCCCGAGCCTTCAACCGCACCGAACATGGTAAACTGCGTGGTAGCTTGGTTGATCAAGAAAGCGATGACCGGCGCGCGGTACATTTCGGTCATAATCTGGTTGACCGCCCACTTCATAATCTGGGGGCGCAGCATCTTATCGTTCATCTTCATACCCAGACCCTCTTTAGCTTCCTTGGAGTTGGGCTTGTCCTCCTGTGCTTTGAGCGTGGCCGAAATCGACTCATACTCGTTCTTGGGCTTGGACATCGTGATCGAGTCCCAGATGATGAGCAAGAACTTGCCTTCGGCCTTGATGCGGCGAATGTACCGAGACACGATTTCAACCGCCGACTCGTAAGTAGGAGCGAATTCGAGATTGACGCGAGGGTCGGGGTTGCGCACCGACGGGTGATTGTTGATGTGTAGGTTGAATACCTTACCCAGGCGCAGATGGTTAGCTGAGTTTTCGGGGTCCAGAATCAGCACTTCGCCCAGGTCGCCGTAGTCTTCCAAGAAACACTCGGCCGACTGATAGGCATACGTACTCTTGCCGCCGGAGGGCGGGCCCTGCAGTTCTACCATCGATCCCCAGTCCAGGCCACCGCACCCGGCGATGTTGATGTAGGCGGAAGCGGTGCGCATCCGGTGCAGGTTGGGATCAAACGGGAAGGAACGCAACAGTTGCAGGTGGCTGGCAGTAGGCTTCATGCTATGGTCCTATTGTAAGGCTTAAGGCTGTCAATCATGGCAGCATTACAAGATTGAAACTGTGATACGGGAACATCCAGGGCACGCAGTAGTGTGACTCCAGGCTCGTCCGGATTGGTATCGCTTTGGTCGTAGTACACTTGAGCCACGCCCATGCCCCAAATTAGGCGAGCGCATTTGTCGCACGGCGCGTACGTGATGTATAGGGTAGCTCCAGTGCTGGAGGACGCGGAGCGCGCCATCTTGCGCACGATGTTTTCTTCCGCATGCAGAACGCCGTCCAAGGTGACGTATTTCTGCAACGCGTCGTCCCAGCGTTCGCACGCGTTGGGCAAGCCAGACGGCATGCCGTTCCAACCGATGGAAATCGGGTCGCCATCCTTTACTAAGACAGCACCCACTCGGCGCTTGACCGAATGGGACATTAAGGAAGCACGCCACGCCATATCCATCCACAACTGGTGATACAGCTCCCGTTTTTGTTGGGAGCGCACCAATTGTGGCAGCATGTCTTCCTGAGGATTGTATGGGGCCATGACGTTCTAAAGAGTGGGGCTAGTAAGGAACGTCCGGGAGCAGCAGATCTACGCAGGCTTCGTAGTGCTCGCAAAACAGGCAGTCTGGGTGATAGCCCGATGTGTCCGGATTGCCGACCGAACGAGCGGGATCGGTCGAAAAACAAGAAAACCCCGGACTGGCCGGGGTTTTCTCTGACTGCATCAACCGGATCGGGCGATCACTCTCCCAGCGCAGCCTGTACGGCGCGACGCGCCGCATCGCTCGGATCGCTGGCGTTGACCTGGGTTTCCGTCTGAGCCGCCTCTTCGGCCGGCTTTGCACCACCAGCCAGGCCCGACGCGGCAGCGGCTTGAGCGGCGGCGCTCTTGACGTTGTTCACCAGCTCCTTGGCCGAGCCAGCGGCAGCAGCCTTGGCGCGCGCCATCGGGTTTTCGCCGCCTTCCTGCTCGTCGGGGTTGAGCAGGTTGGTACCGGCAGCCAGCAAGGCGCTGATGCCCTTCTTGTACTTGGCGATTTCTTCGTCGGTGGGCGGTTTGGCGTCCGATTCGGGCATGACCACATCGTACAGCGAAGGGAAGTCTTCGGGCAGCGGAGGCAGCTCTTCACGAGCGAGATCGAAGCCGAACGAAGACGAGCCGCCGGAGCCCTTGGTGAACGAGAACTTGATCAGCGGCGCAGCCACGCGCGGGTTCATGATGTTGCGCAGGTCTTCGGGCGACAGGTCGGCCAGGAAGTCGGCCAGGGCAGTCAGCTGCTTGCGGCGCAAGATGAAGAACATCGGGGTCTTGACCTTGATGTACTTGTGGTCCTTGAGCGACATCTTGTAGATGTACAGCTTGATCAGGCCTTCTTCCTTGGCCGTATACTTCCAAGCCTCGTCGTAGTTGGCGTCCTTCAGGCGCTGCACTTGCTGGCGGATCGGGCAGTCACCGTCCTTGGGAGCGGGCAGGCGGCGTACACCGAAGGCACGCTGGTAGGACCAGAAGCGGCGTACCACGACGAGTTGACGCGCGCCGGCTTCGTTGATGATCATTTCAGGGTACAGGCGCACCCAGTAGTTGCCTTCGTCGATGTAGGCGGTCGGGGCGCGGTCGTCGTCGGAGTTCTGGTCACGGTATTGCTCGGCGTCTTGTTGTACGCCAGAGAACAGCTCGATGTTCTCGAAGTCCGCATCCGTCATTTCGAGGTTGCGGATAGGCTTGGGAGCTTCACTCATGTCTTTTTCCTAATCTAGGGGTACTCGCACTATGCCGAGACGCTCACCCCTGTTTGGAGCGCCCACGGTCCAACTATTAACGATTCGACGTTACATGTTTATCATCGTGAATCGGGTGAGTCGATCTACCTTCTCAACACGGATGATCTTATCGTAGTAGCTCATCAGGTTCTCGTCGTGTGTCACCATGACGCGAAGGCGCGTTTGCAGATTCTGGATAGCAGAGAACACGATATCCAGGTATTCGGGGTCCAGGTAGGTGACAATTTCGTCGTAGAAGGCTACGCCAAGAATGCCGTCTTGCAGCCCAAACCGGCGCTCAAACATAGTGTTCAGAGCGAAGAGGGACAGAATATCGAGCAAGCGGCGTTCGCCCGCGCTCATGCCACGCATCGTGACCGGCTTCTCGCCTCGGAACGACACCTTCATGTCCAGCTTTTTGCCAGTCACAGCCTTAGCATGAAACAAGCGGCGGTCACCCACCATGTCGTTCATGGTCTGTACTAACGCAGCGTAGACACCAGACACCATCTGCTGCACCATGCTGGAGTTCTTCACCAGCATTTTGCTCTTAATTAACTGAGCAGCGCGATAACGCGGTTCCAACTTATCAGACTCCGCGCGGGAATTAGCCAAGCGTGTCTTGAGCTGCTTGATATCATCCTGGTAATGTTGTATCTTGGCAGCGTGGTCCGTGACTTCGGCTTCGAACTCCAACAGCAGAGCGGCAGCCTGCTTGACTTGAAATTCGAACCCGGCACGATTGGTAGCACTCTCCCGCATCTGAGCGGCAAGCGTAGCTTGACCGGGTTCTTTTTGACGCAGCGCCGAGATTTCTTGCTCGATCGCGGAAACTTCGGTTAGTAGAGACTTGCGCCGTTGTCCTACTTCCTTAACCTGAGCCAGAATACGGTTTTGGATATCTGGGTCGTGCACAGCCTGACCGCACTCAGGGCACTTGTTAGACAGAGCCTGCTCGTAACGGCGCGTCAGAGTGCCGATGTCGCCTTCTATGCGCGTCAGCTCGACCTGAGTTCGGGAAAGCGCGTTTTCCTGCTGCGTGATGGCTGAGCGAGTAATGCGCAACGCGTTTTCAGCATTACTGGCTTCTTGTTCGGTAGCGCAGGCGTCGGCCTTTTGTTGCAGCGTGGTTTGCACCGCCTGTAACGCGCGTTTGGCGTCGGCGGAGTTGGTCAATTCCAACCCATAGTGCTCATTGACGCGAGCGATAGCGGCCTGCTCTACGTCGGTCGCAGAGCGTTGGGAAAGCTCAGCGATCTGCGCTTCTCGCTGTTCGATCAAACCTTGGACCGTACGCTGCTCGATCAAATGCTCCGAGTATTGACGCGATAGTTCGACTTCCTGTTCGGACAGGATGCGCTTGAACTCCTCGAACTGTTCGGAGTCAGTCAAGCGACCCAAAAACTCCAGCTGTTCGCTGGGCAACATGTCCGAGAACGACTTGTTCTGATTGACTGAGAAATAAATCAACGACAGTAGGTCGGACGCGCCGCGCATGCCCAACAGCTGATAAATCTGTTCCTGGGTTTCGATCGTCTTGGCCTTAGTCTGGCTGACTCCATTTTGCTCCAGAGTGAGCAACGGCTCGGCACGAGAACGTGTGATCTTCCACACATCCTTGCCATCCAAGACTTCCAGAGAAACCCGTGCTGGCTGACCGGTGACATTGTTCGAGATTTGATCAACCGGCGTGCGCTTGGTGTTCTCGCCCGTTAAGCACCAAAACACGGCCTCTACCAGACTGGACTTGCCGTGTCCGTTCTTTCCGACGATCAGTACGTCGCCTTCCATTTGCTGCAAATCCAGCACGTAGTCCGGAATGGAGTAGAAGTCGTGGATCTCCAAACGGCCCAAACGCTGGTTGGAGTGGATGCGCTCCTTAGGGGCCATCTCGCGCACTTGCTCGTAGGCGTCCCTCAGAAGTTGTGCACCCTCTTCAGCATGCTCGGGCTTGAGCATATGGAACTCGGACAGAGCCACGTCCAGCAGGTTTTGCTGAGCCACCTGCACGACTTCGGTTTCCACCTGCTGCCGGTCTGCGCTCTTACGCGACATCTTGCGCTTATAGTGCACGTTGGCAGGCGCATCGGTAGGCGGCTCTCCTTCTACAGAAAGAAACCGGTGGTACCGATCAGCAGACGGGAATTCAGTGGTCGGCACGAACTCCAAGCTATAGTCTTCGGTATCCAGAAACCAAATACCGGAATTAGGATCTGAAGCATGGTTAATTTGCATTGGCTGACCAGGAATCAGCGTCTTGCTGCCGTTCTCACCGTGCAATACTTGGCCACGATGGATATCCCCGATAACCGAAAATCGGAAGTGCTCGCCCAAACGTCGCGCGTCGTACCCATTCTCGAATACGTGTCCATGCGGGTCGGTTGACTGCTGAACGATGCCGTGACCGACAAAGATGTCAGCCTCCGGCATGGCGTCGTAGTTAGGTTCGCCGTGTACCCACGGGTGGATATAAACCCGTTGACCGGCGAACGCGACCGTAGCCGGCGCACCGTAGTATTCCACGTGCTTATACCCTCGCACCAAAGCGGCTAGGCCGGAGTGGATATCGTCAAACCGCCCTGACTTCTGATCGACGTCGTGGTTGCCTACCACAACCAAGGTGTGGATTTCAGCTTCTTCGAACACATCGAACATGGCGCGCACCGTGTTCGACACCATCGGTTTGGGGGAATGCGTTTGCAGGATGTCGCCCGCTACGATTTGGTGTTCCACGCCGCGCTGCGCGCACAACTGGCGAATATCTTGCGCCAGTGTCAGAAACAGCTCCAACCGATCCGGAACACCAAATTCGTTATACCGAGCGTGAGTGGACCACGGATGACAATGCCAATCCGCCGAGAGACAAATTTTCATTACATGTTCCTAGAGAGAAGCGAGATAGTCAACCAACTCTAACGGGTGGTTGAACCGATACTGCTTCGTCTTATAGTAAGCAGTCAATTCGTCAGCACGATACCGGGCCTGAGCGCGCAGCACCTCTTGACCCATGTCGTACATGTTAATGATAGTGCTTTTCAGTTCGCCCTTACGAATGGCGCGGCCGGCGCGCTGCTTCACGCGGCGCAGCTTCTTGCCTTCGGCCAAGAAAGTCGTATTGATTTTGGGAATATTTAGACTTTCGTCCACGTGGGACGTGGTCAACAACGAAGCATACGTTCCCTCGTTGACGCGTTCCTTTACTTGCTCGATGGAGCAGCGTTCTACATTATTGCCACGGTGGATGAGCACGCCATCGCCGAACCAGCACACCACGCGTGGGTCATTTGAGGCTTCTAGCACAGCCAACGCGTAGTCCTTGGAAGAAAACGGAGTCACCGAAGTACGACCTAACGCGCACAGTCCATCTACCACGGCGGCGATTAGCCGGGTGCGGCGATCGTTGCGTTTCATAGCACGAGAGATAGCCACCCAGTTGTTGGTGTTCTGTACTCCCTTTAGTTCAGCCGGCGTCCATTGAAACATCAGGTTGCACACGTCCGGTAAGTCTACGTACTCGCTGATTTCTTCCGGTAACGTGGTGTGAATGGAATATCCAGAGCCCGCAATAATACGCGCGTTGTCATAATCGGTATGCCGAATGCTATCTGGGTTAAGCTTGCCATCAAACGGAGTACCAGAGAAGGAGATCGAACGCTCCAGGTCGGGCATGAGAGCGAGTGCGGCGTGATTGGTATCGGAAGTCCAGTGGTGGCCCTCGTCCGTGATCAAAGTGCGCACGCGGTTTAGCGGACGACCGTCGTTAACAAGCTTAATGGAAGGGCCGACCAGAATGTCGCCCAAACCTAGCTGATAACCAGCGCGCACGGCGTCGTATTCGACTAACCGCTGAGTAAAGCGCACTCCCCATTCCTGTTGCAGGCTCTCCCACTCTTCGTAGAAATTTTCCACCACAGTGTGGCCTGGCGTCATGTAATACACCGGGCCAATCGTAGCCAGCAAGAGGCAAGAAACCACCTGCGCCCTGGACTTACCAGAACCCGTCGGCATTTCTATCATGCCAGAGCGGGACGACACCGCTTTTTCTACTGCTTCTAACTGGTAGGAGCGTAACGAGTCCCAACGAATTTCGGGTACAGCGTCAAAGGGCACGGCCTCGACCGGTGGGAGCGCGAACTGTACGTCTTCTCCTGCTATGCGTTGAGGCCTGCCCAATAACCCAACCGGCACGAGCGAGTATCCGTCTACCGGGCTGTCCCGATACAACGCACGTTGCACACGGCGGTTTTGGATCATGCCCTTTGCGCCGCGCACCTTAACGTCATCGCTAGCTACAAATAATCGAGCGGCCAACTCTGTCGAGATGGCCGCGTAGTAGCCGTAGAGGCGTGGCTCCACTACCAAGGCTGGTCTCCTAAAACGCGCCGCGCAGACCGCATGCCACGTACCATACGGCCTACCAGACTGCGCCGCGCGTACACGGAACGCACATCCAGTATCAGTCGTTGGAAGTATTGCTGCGTTTGTGCCATTTTTGCAACTCCCGCTCGATTGCCAACTCCGTGCGCGGCCGGGTCAGGGCTCCGCTGTCAATCAGCAGCAGTACCGTATCCGAAATGCGAATCTTGCCCGACTTATAGCGCATGTACTGCCGCACACTGATTCCCAAACGTCGGGCCGCTTCCTTGGCAGTAATACCCGCTGCCTGCTCCAAACGGGCGAGCGGGTGCTGGTCTGGGTCTACACGCGCCCACTGCTGTAGGTCAGGCGTGCGCTGATCGAAGAACCGAGTAAGGTTTTTGGGGGTAGACATGATGCTGCCTGGAGTTTTTCTCCATAAAACGGTTAACCCCCAAAACTTTACGAAGCCTCAGCGCAGCAGGGGTCAGCCGGAGTGAGGTATGCGACGATTTCGGCCAGTCGGTGCTCCAGCTTGGACACGCGCGACGTACGGTACGGGCGACGAGCATCCATGGTAAGCTGGCTCAGCAGGTGACCGTACAACGCGCACGTGGCTTGGTGAAAATGCGGATTGGTCGACCGCAAGTCGTTGGCCGATAGCGGGATCGACCCAAATTTGTAGTAGACCGACAGGTCGGACAGTTGCAGCGCCTGGCGCATCGCGTCGACTAGCAAGTCGCCTTGTTCCGCGTTCAGGTGTGCGGCCGGCCCGAGCAGGTAGTAGACGTAGGCGTCCAAGGGACTACGGTCCATCACGCAATTTTCGTGCTGGCGCATCAGGGATAGGCGGTCCAGGGCGAGTCGAAGCTGAAATTCGGCCTGAAATTCCGGGGTTCGGCGCAGCAGGTCAGGGTGGCTGTGGACGCCGCACTCGCGCATCAAGTCGCCGGTTTGCACCGATACGAACGGGATGCCGAGCTTGGCTTCGATTTCACGGGCGAGAGTGGTTTTACCGGTGGAAGAAGCTCCCACCAAAAGGATACGGGGCATAGCTGTGACTCCAGTCTAAACCCCGTAACGTTTGATCACTGTTGCGTCACCGGCTCAAAGCGCTTCACCGCTCGACCGCCGATTAACAGCATTTCGGAAAACTTGGCGACGGGCAGGCGCTGCAGCCGGTGTTCAGAACCATCCGCCGAATACACCGCGACTCGGGTTTGCCGGGTCGGAAGGGTTTCTACGCGCAGCAGGTGTACGATACGGCCAGAATGATGTCGATAGATTCCCGGAGTGGGGTCTTTGTAAGTGGGGCGAACGGGCATCAGCTTATGAGCGCGCTTATCTGCAATCTCTTTGTAGACCGGAGCGAAGGTATTGCGGGTGCTAATGGACATGAGAGAGATTCCTGTGTGGGAGAGTGGAGTCGCTGCATTGGCGAGTTCCTACCAGAAACGTCGTGGAATCGACGAATCACAGGAAGACGAGCGAAGATCAGGGGAGTACAGCGGAAAGCAGAGTGGTCGGCGGGGTCGTCTCTTCGCGCTCGCGGAAAGATTTATGAGTCTTTTTCTTTTCTTTCTGGAGAGAAAAGACAGCTCTCCCCCTACCCCGCCGGAGGCCCGCCCCGCGAGTGCGGGGACGGACGTGGAGAGGACCATGAGGGAGAGCGGTCTTTTCTCTCCAAAACTGGAGAGGCCTCGGAGAGGCAGCTACATAAGCGGGACATCCAACTTCCGAATCAACCCACTGCTCTGGCTTGTAGCTTCGACTAGCCTGAGATTCGCTCCTGGCCCAGGTTACCAGCCTGGTATTATGGGAATTGCACCCGCCGCTATCTCGAACGTCTGGTTGGGTCAGACGGTGTTTTCTCCCCAGCAGCCCATGTCAGGCTCACTATTGACGCAGGGGGTACGGCTCCGCGCTTTGGAGCAATAGGGTAACGGGTAACAGTACAAATCTTACCGCTCTCGAATGAAAATAGTGGTGCTTTCAGGTGAAACCACCATGTGTGGCCGTTGATTAGGGTAGTACTCTTTTAACACCGTGGGAGCGATGAAATGTCCAAGTTTTCGCCTACCAGCGAACAAGCTGCTGTAATTCAATGCCAAGAACCGGTTATCAAGGTGCAAGCTCGCGCCGGGACCGGTAAAACTACCCTGTGCGAAAACTTCATGCTGGCGCGGCCGCATGAAAGCTTCATGTACGTCGTGTTCAACCGTTCGACGGCTCAGGAAGCCAACCTGCGTATGCCGTCCAACTCGTACAACACGACGATGCACGCGCACGCCTTCGCCTATACCGGCCGGGCGCTCAAGCACAAGCTGATCAACGCCTACCGGCTCAAGGAAATCGTCGAAACCCTGGGCATGGGGCGGAATCAGTACTACCTGGCCTATCAGACCAAAGAAGCCTTCAATGCGTTCCTGGCGTCGGATAAGACCATGGAAGAATTCAGCGATCTGCTGGAACGGACGAACGCCAAGGTGCGCAAGTTCGTGGAAGACATGTGGGAGCGTGCTACCAACCCGCTCGACCGGTTTCCGGCCACGCACGATGTGTATCTCAAGCAGTATCAATTGTCCAAACCGGTGTTGGATATCGACTGGATCGTGGTCGACGAGGCCCAGGACTGGAACCCTGTGATGCTGGACATTCTGCTCAAGCAGGACCGCAAACGACTGCTGGTCGGCGACGAGTTCCAACAGCTTTACGCCTTTCGGGGCGCAGTGAACGCGCTGGAAATGGTGGACGGCGCAGAGTTTCACCTGACGCAGAGCTGGCGCTTTCACCAAGGCGTGGCCGATGTTGCCAACCGCATCCTGAACGTGCGCGGCAACAAGCATCCGATCGTGGGCATGAAGCCCGAGCGCGAAGTGACCACGCGCCAGTGGGCTGTGCTGGGGCGCACCAACGCTGGCCTGATGGCGCGCATGATTCAACAGGTGTACGATCGACCCGATTCGCGGCTGTACTTCATCGGCGGCAAGGACGGCTACAAGTTCGATCCGATTCTGGACGTCTACTACCTGTGGAAGGGCGACGTCTACTCGATCAAAGACCAGTATATCAAGAACAACTTCAAGAGCTACGGCGAACTGAAGAAGTACGTCGAGGAAACGACGCACAAACGTGATAATGGCACCAAGCTGTCTCTCGATCCTGAGATTCACGGCCTGTACAACCTCGTCGAAACCTATCGGGACAAAATCCCTACCCTGGTCGAACGGGTGCGCACCAACGTTACCGAACGACGCGGCGAAGCCGACATGATCTTCGGCACGGGCCATAAAGCCAAGGGACAAGAATACGAGCGAGTCGAACTGCTCGATGACTTCTACGACTATCGCGAGTTTAAGAGCGACTACGATGTGCTGGATGGGTTTCCTGCCAAGCAATCCGCACTGCAAAATGAGCTTAATTTGCTGTATGTGGGCGTCACTCGCGCTGAACAGCACCTGATTTGTCCGGTCGGCGCTCTTGGCACGGTGGGCCGGTTCGATGATTCGCCGAACGCGCCACCGAAACGCGAGGAGTGGGCACAGGCTAACCCGGCGGGCTTCTGATGTATAAGGAGGTCTACGTTTACGCGGACGGCTCTGGCCACAACACCAAGCGGGTGGGTGGCTGGAGCTACGCCGTCGTCATGGACGGTCATATCCATCGAGTGGGATATAACGAGCAGCCAATCGAAGATACCACTTCTAACAAGATGGAACTTCGCGCCGTAATTCAAGGGTTGCTCGCTTACCATGAATGGAAAGAGAAGCCGCGTGATCACTCGCTGATAGTGGTGTCAGACTCTGAATACGTAATCAAGGGCGCAGCTCTAAGACTGCGACACTGGTTAGAATCTGATTGGCGCGGCCACGGCGGCGATATTATCAAAAACCAACCCGAGTGGAAAGCCATCTCCATCATGATGGGAGTAATACGGTTCAAAATACGGTGGGCGCACACGCGCGGTCACGTCGGCAATCGGTTTAACGAAGTGGTGGATAAACTAGCTGATTATCGCATGACGGCTAGCGAAAAGATTGCGCTGTGGAACCGTATCAGAGAGTCTGGACACCGCGTACGTGCAGATCACTCTGAACTTGAGCTGAAATTCTACTAACTCCATGGCCTATTTGGAACGTAAAGCCAAGCCTCGTTCTTTCTGGGAAGTGCGGGGTGAATGGCATCGCACTGCACACGAGTGGAGTATTAACTGCCCATTCTGCGAGTCGGTTAGAGGCAAACCAGACAAGGGCCGGCGGCTATACTGGAATCCTGTTAAGCGCGTGGGCTCTTGCCAGAAGTGCAAGACGGTAATCGTGGATGATACCGTACCCACGGTAACCCAGTTGTACGAATCCCATATTGCTCTTGAAGAACGCAAGAAACCCAAAGAACAGAAATATAATCTCTCCTGGACACAACCTGCTCATGAAGTGGGCTGGGCGCTGGAATATTTAACGCAAAAGCGCGGATTTGATCTAGACACCATCGCACGTTGGGAAATGCGCGCCGCCGAGTTTCCCAAGCGCATGATCGTGCTGCCCGATGTGGTGGATGGACAATATACCAATTTCTTCCAGGCCCGATATCTGGAAGCGGATAAAATCAAATACGTGTCCCCCTCCAAAGCGGATAAGCCCGTGTATGGGTTGAGACTGTGCCAACCGAACGACGTAGGCGTGTTTGTAGGAGAAGGATGCTTTAGCGCAATTAGCACGCACGGTGTGCCGGGTTGGGGTAGCGTGGCCACGTATGGCAAGAGCGCTACCTATCGACAGCTAAGAGCTATTGCCGATCTGCCTGTAGAACACATCTGCATAGTATACGACGGGGGAGAGATCGAAGCATTAATGAATTCAGCTGAGAGCTTACTGCCGGCAGGCAAACAGGTGTCTATAGCGGTGCTGCCCATGGGCCAAGACCCGAACTCCATGGGTTTTGATCGGTGGCTGCGCCACACGCGCAAGCATATGCTGCCGGTGAACAATTCCACTCGGTCTATATTAGTAGGACTAAAGGATATGGATCAGCGCAGTTGGGACCGCATGCTGCATTTAGCCCGGTCACACTCGTTGTCCATATTATGAACGTTGCGTCGACGCAACGTTCTGAAGCGGCGCTTATAATTTCAAGTTTGATGAAGGACAAGATTTTTTAGAATATATCTCGAAGTGCCTTGTCCTTCATCAAACTTGAAAACATTACGAAGAAAATTCTGATATGACTTCGAGTCACGATGAAGAACATGGGTCTTCAGTGAAAATTCTTGTCTTTCAAGCAACTTTCAGGGGTTGCGTAAGACGCAAAGTCATGTTATAATTTAATCTGAAGGAGCACTCCCACAGCATCCTTCGCCCCTTTCCTCTAGGAGATTAACATGACGACCAAGACCATCCCCACCACCTTCGTGAACAGCTCGGGCAAGCGCGCCATGATTGGCGGTAAGCCGGCCGAACTGGGCCTGTCCGTTTCGGTGTTCGACCGCGAGTACAAAGTGATCGGTGCGCGTCCGATGGGCGTCGGCTTTCGCATCTTTGCTGAGCGTGTGGAAGATGGCTACCGCGCCGAATTCCGTCCCAGCGAGTTGACCCTGGTAGAGGCTCAAGCCGCTGCCGACGCCGGCCTCAAGGCGGCGGGTGCGGTGGAAGTGAAAGCCAAGCAGGACGACGCCATCGAGGCAGGCAAGCAAGAAGAAGCAGTGGAAGCCGCTCCGGTCAAGAAGCCGGCCAACGCCAAGACGGCAGGCAAGAGGGACGTGGGTGACGCGTTGGCCGTGTACCTGCGCGGTGCAACCGACTACGACACGCTGGGTGCGAAAGTGCGGGGCATGGCTCTGCCGCCCGAGATCGAAGATGACTATCTCGCCACGATCGCGGCCTACAAGGCGGAAGGTCGTCAGTACGGCCTGATCAAGATGAACATCACGATCCGCGCCCGCGCCCTGATCAAGAAGGGTGCGAAGCTGAACCTGGCCTAATCCCTATCCACACAGACCACAGACGAGCACATACTATGTCACGCTACGACTCCCTCTCCAACGTCGTCCAATCCGCTTCCGACTCGACCGTCAAAACCACGTCCATCTTCCAAGAAGAATACCGCTATGCCCGGGTGTGCCTGGGCAAGGATCACACGTCGGCGCGCAACCACGCCATCGACTATCACCGCCAGTACACGGCCCGTGAAGCCACCGACCACTGGGACGACCAAAAGCATCTGTTCGAAGACGAGCGCCAGACGTCGGCCCTGGACCTTGTGCTGTTCAACCAACTGGTCCAGCGTCTGCACGACGCGGGCGACGAGCAGGAGCGCAAGTTCCTGTACGCTGTCTGCCGACTGGAAGAACTGGACCAATACTACAACGACCAAAACCTGTTGCGCTCGGTCGAAATTCTGGGTGACTTCGAACCCGAAAAGATCGGCGACATCGTGCTCTGGATGGGCTTCAAGCCGCGCGCCAACGGGTCGAGCGGCAAGATTCCCGAGCTGCGCCGCAAGCTGGCTAAGCTGGCCGAAAGCCTCTGGGGTCGACCGAACGCAGTCGAGGCCTAAGCCATGACGGCCCGAGCCCAACCGCGTCGGGCCTGGACGAAAGAAGCCATACAGGAGATGCTCGCCGCTCGCGATCGAGCGGTGGAGCGGGGTCTCCTGGCTATTTATCGGCTTCAGACCGACCAGGAGCGTGGCGCGCAAGAGACCCTGGAGCACAACGGCGTCGGATTCAACGCTTTTGACGCCAAAGCCATGACCGTGCAGGCGCAATACCTACTGCGTTTTGGTTCTCTGACTCCAGGACGAATTTCCCTGGTACGCGAGCGTTTGATGAAGTACGCAGGCCAACTGGCCCGGATCGCCAACCAGAAGGAGTATACTTCGTGCAAAATTCAACCATGAAAACCTTGTGTCAAGTGGGCAAAGAGCACGTCCTAATCTCTAACAACACTGTCGTCGTGACCCCGATGCAGTTAGAGATTCTGCTATCTGCTCACGTGCGCAGCGTCCTGCCCGACTACATTCCATCCAGCCGACGCGCGCAGACGGAAGCCCAACAAATAGCCATCCAACAGCTGCTGTCCAATCAGTTGATTAATGTTGCAGTGGATGGCGGTCCCAGCAGCGGACCCGTGATCGAAAGCGTGACGCTGGAGCCCCGTGGCATGGCATACTTGTCGCACATTCTGTCCATCCCGCTGCCCGAAAAGCGCGCGCTAGAGTACTGGGTGGCGTGATGAAGTCCAAGTGGAGTTTCGTATCTTCCATGAATGGCCTGCTGTGCCGGTATCAAGGCCAAGTCAAGGCTGTAGTGCGTCAAAACAAAGCCGGCCTGCACGAATTCGCTACAGTAGCCCCTACTGGCGCAGTAGGGCGGGACGGTTACATTCGTTTTCCCACAGAGCCTGAAGGCGCGCCGCGCTCGGCTCTGTACTTTCACAATCTGGGTTTGATGCTAAGTCAAGCCCTCAAACTGGAGGCATAACCGTGGCTATTCTCAAAGACCCCGCCATGAACGAAGTGGACTTCGATCCGAAGAACATGGAACATGTACGTGCTATGGGCATGCTGATTTTCGCCCGCCGGCAGCACCCAACGCTGCGCTTCCGCAAGGAATCCGTTACGGCCAGCAGCGTCTCGTTCGACCTGCTGCGCCGATTCGCTTGGGAACACCTGCCCGAAGAACTCAAGGTTGAATTCGGGAGTCCAGCGTGACAACCACCCAGCCTGCGCTGTTGGTTTACGCCCCAGGCTTGGCCGATCCAACGAGATCGGCCTTTTATCAAAACAGCTTGGATAATTCGGGCGCGCAGTTGATACTAGGCTTAGCTCGTGAGCACAAAGCGCGCATCATTGCCTACGGCGTACCCCAAGCTTTACAATTAGCCTTGCGGTGGTTAGGGCAAGACGGCAGAGCGGACTATTGGTCTTTAGACTGTTCGCGAGAACAAACCAATACCCATCTTTATCACAAGCTACGCGCTGAGTATGGCGTGAATGAGGGCCAATGGCCTGCTATTGCTATACTGCAAGCTGGATTGCCCGTAGGTGACTGCGCAGCAATTGACCGACGTACTGTGAAAGCCACCGAGCACAACGGCATTCTAATACAACACGCGATTCAAATATGCCGACTGTGGGGCGTGCGCACCCTGGACGGTATGCCAGTGGACGCCATTACCCGTATGCTCATCAACGCTTCGTAGTCAATGCACGCGGCGCAAGCCTTGATTAGCGCGAATACGCTGTTCGGCCTCGTAGTCGTCCCGACAATGCTCATCACAAAATAATCCTGAAGCGGCTACGGGTTCGTTGCAATAATAACAACGGCCGCATGGCCGTAACCGAGATTGCGCAGCACGGGCGGCTTGATTGGCTGCAGCCACGCGCAGGTTAAGTTCTTCTTGTTGAGTGGCTTCGTCCGAGTAGTCCATTATTCCTGTGTTCCTGGAGATGACGCGGCATTGCGCCGTATAGCTTTGTTATACTCCAAGATAAGGTTCTCTAGCTGTTGTGCATAGGAGGAGACACGCTGTAGGTTGGACTGTATGATCTTAACCTTTTGACTGTCCCGCTTTTCAGTAGCGGGCACTATGGCCAAAACGGGTCGAGCAGGAAGCTGGATTTCTTTCGCAGCGGAGACTTCGGCTACTATCACTTCAGTGGGTTGGAACACCGTGTGCGGTTCAGACGCAGTGCTACACCCGGTTAGTACACTAACGAGCAGCGCGGTTCCAAGCATTCGCCAATTCATTATTCATCTCCGAGCTCCATTGGATGGCTTCTTCCGCGTTGTCGGATACATCAGCATCCTGAATACGCTTCAGAGTAGTGGCTAGTTGCGATTCCACGGCGCGGTTCTGGTCTTGTGCAAATAGAAGCGCCGTATCCAGGCTTTGTCGTTGCCGAGATAGCTCTATAATGGCCTCGTTGTTTTGACGTACCGCCGTAGCTAAGATCTGGTTAGCTTCCTTAGCGGTTTTGAGGTCTAGCTTAACCTGATTGTGTTGAGTCTCCAGCCTAGTGTAGTCTTCCTGAGAAGATTCCAAACGGTAGGTTTGCACGCCTACAGCCAACAAAAGCAGGGCGAGTGCAATGTTGGCTCGATTGTCCCAGGCAAACTTAAACCACGTAAGCATATTTAGCGCAAGATGTTGATTATGGTAACGGGAATGTTAGACGCTCCCATTACGTTGGGGTTAGGCATAATCTTACTTTCGGCTATAAGCCGGCGAGCAACGTGGTGAGTAGTGAACGGAATAATGCTAGCTGGGTTTCGCATTTCCTTAGCAATAGCCGTGCAACGCCCCACGCTCCAGTGCTGCAGCCCTTCCACCACCTGATTAGGGTCGGGCATCGTCTTATTCGACGAGATTTGACGTAGCATGGACATCACGCGACGGTGGCTTAGGATTCGACCCGGGTCTAACATATTTAGCGCTACGGCAACGTGCCGATTGTTTGCGCGCGCCTGTTGGGGGGATACTGTTTGAGCCGGATCTGGCATTTCGACAGGCCGAACAAACATCTTGCGTGCTGAATACAAACGACGCTGAGAAACCACAGAGTCAGGGTCCAGCATGGGCTTAGACACGGGGCTCAACTTGGCCGTATACCGGAGTTGTGAGTATGAAATAATTTCAGACGGATCAACCATGTTTTTAGACTCAGCTAAAAACTTGGCTGTGTAAAAATGATTGGTATTAGAATTAATACCCGAAGGATTGCGGAAATCCGTGGAAATCACCACCTGAAGCGCTTGATGTAGCAGCTTAGTAGGTGAGCTAATGAATTCTGGGTCGGATAAAACTTGAGGCCTGACTACCTGCTTGGAAACCGACCGCAATGAACGCGCTGAAATGACTGAATTAGGATTCGCTTTGGCCGAAGACGCGAGCAATAAACGTGCTTGTAAGTACAATGCCTGGGTAGAAAACACGTTATTGGGATCGGATTTTAACAACCCTATCGCCGACATGCGCGTGCTTTGATACAAATGTGAGGCCGCTATTACGTCTTCCGGGTTAGACTTGGCTTTGGTTCGAACGGCTTGACGCACGACGGACTGCTGAATCACACTACCAAAAATAGAGTCAGGGTTTAGCATCACAACGGGTTTTACACGCTGTATTGCTAACATCAACAAAGCGGTGTGCGACTGAATCTCTTCGGGATCGGCTTTAACTGCAGATTCTGCCAGCTGTTTAATCGCGGAAAGTTGAGTGCGATGCGACAGAATATAGTTGGGGTTAGGAGAGTCTTTGGCTACCGCCGCACTTCGCACGCTGGATAGCTGACGAAACTCCATCAGTGGCGGGGGCTCAATTAGTATGAGCGCTAGTGTGGACTGCTGATAGAGCTCGGTGTTGCCAAACGGAAATTCATTATATAAGGCTAACTGGCTAACCTGGTTCAGAATGTTAGGAATGGGCGGTTCAGTAACCGCCAGAGCCAGCTGTTGCACCTGGAACGCGTTAGTACCAGGTATTATAGGGTCTTCCCATAGCGCCAGGTGTTCTATCTGATGAACGGCTGTGTATTCTGGCGGCTCGGTTTGTATGAGAGCGAACTGCTGCTGTTGATAAAACTTGGTTGGCGGGTTAGGCAGTACGGTGCTAGAACTGGTCACCACTTGAACTGCTAGCTGAGCCGCCCGCACGGCAGTAGCCGGCACAGGACCAGTCGAACCCGCCACCACCTGGGCCATTAACTGAGCTACATCCGTCTTGTCGAGCAGAATCTCGGACCAAACAACTTGTGGTAGGTAGGAAATGACCTTAAACGGCATTAGTATATCCTAGTGGGGGTGGTGTCCGAAGCATAAGTCAATCCAGAGGCTACCAGAGCGTCCGCCCAGTTTTCTCCGTCATCACTATACATAATAGCCACACTGGTTGGCACCCTATCTAAGCTTTGCCTCGCTACTAGGTATATTTCTGCAATCTGTTTACGATAGCCGAAATCTACTTGCCACCAGCAGGATCGATCCGCGCTAGCTATATTAGCGCCAGTAGGGGACCAAGTATCTGGACGACTCGTAGATACATTTACGTTTTCAATTATGCCGTTAATAGGGCCTTGAGCGCTGTAGGTACTATCGTACGTAGAACTAGCTGATGCCGTAGTGCCTGGCTGTAAACATACGTCACTATCACCGCCGTAAGATTTGGCGATAACCTCAATCAAATTAGGATAAGTATTATTGTTACCTGAAGCCAAAATGGCTAGGCGCATGTAGCGCCCGACAAAGTGCCGAATAGGAGCAGCATCCAAAGTGTTGTTTATAGCAGCACTCAATGCGGACAGCTTTGCAGCACTCCAATTCTGGCCATTAGCAGGGTCTACATTATTCCACGACGTTTCAGCATAACGAGGGGTGCCATCTTCATTCAAATTAGTGGACAGTGAATTTACACCATTGAGTTTTAATTGGGCTACAGCAGGGTCACCATTAGACGCTACTTCTACAGTTAGATTAACTGCGCGGATAATAGCGTTCGTAGGTATATTACCAACCGGACCAAACACAACAGAGTCTTCGGTTACTTCTGTTTCTATATATTCTTCTACGCTAGGGGTGGCTAATTTGTCGACTAGGGTATACAAATCGGAGGTTTCTCCGCCCGAACCCGTAAACGATCCCGTGTTAATATCCGCGATGAGCGGAGCGGCCGAGACATAGCTTATGCCCATGCGTTCACCTGTCGCCCCGCCCACAGCTAAGATGACGTCATCTATGTACGGCGCAAACTTTCCCCGATAATAAAAATTCCCGCTTCCGCCAACATACCGATAGGCATGAAAATTAATCCTAGGGTAGTCCGCTAATGTACACGTATCGCGCGAAGCTTGAAGCACTCCGTCGACGAACAGCATAATCTTGCCAGTCAGCCCAGACGTTTGTTCCCACAATATTTCGACATGACGCCAGACGTCGTCACTTGGTGCATCTGGAAAGTAAGGGTTGTTTGTAGCGGTAATATCAAAATAATTGGCAGCGCCGTTGTAAGCCCCTATAAAGCTTAAACTTACAAACACACAATGACCAAAAACGCATTGAAAGTTACTATCAACCGTCCCTGCAGGCAAAGAAGGATACAATCCCGGCCCTCCAATGCGATCACCGCTACGCGTTGGGTTGCCCCGAATATTGTAGCTAATACTAAATCTATGATACTCGTTTACGAATTCCGAAGTGCTTTTATTGATATTTAGTAAACGACCCACGGTCTCGCTGCCGGAAGCATAAGCATCTAAATTGGTTATGCATTGAGATCCAGGTCGGCGTACAATAGCGGGATCAGAGATTATTTGGAAACGATTTCCGCCAAAAGAATCGGGCAGAATGAGCCCCGCTTCCGACTCGTTTTCCCAACCAGCCGCTGCTAAGACGGTCATCGCCATGGTCAGGCCGCCTGCTTTTTGGTGACGCCAAACGTCAAGCTTTCGATTTTCTCAGGCGTCCAAGGTTGGTCGTCAGTAGGATCCGTAAACAACCACGGTGTGACCGATAGTACGGGAGTATTAGCATTGGCGTGCACATACTCGTGCACGGTTTCTTCATTCACATCAATTGCAGTGCGATCTATAGTGGACGTGGATTGAGTGCTTTGCAGGACTCGCACCGCTAAAACTGCAGCATCAGGGGCTAGTTCCAGGCCAGAGTTTAATGACAGGCGCTTATCGTACTGTTCCGTTCGATTATACGTCCCAAAATCTAGTCCCGTATTCTTATTCACATTGCCCAACAGGTTTCCTGTGGGTTGTGGGCTCCACCCGTCTCCTAGAACTTCGGTAGGTGTAGCCGCTAACACGTAGGCAGGGCCGATGCGATCGCCAGGATTACCGCCACATGCAATGATTAGGTCTGAAATTTGTGTTTGTGCCGGACCTACCGAAGTGCTAGTGTTACCAGAACTACTGGTACGGATATAGGAAAACCCATGCTCTACAGTAACATTCGGTAGGGTTGCGGCCCCCGTATATACCAGCTCTTCATCCGCCACGACGTAAATTTTGCCTACTCCATCCCCAGCTAAAGGATCATCCGCCTCCCAAATTATCTCATAATGCTTCCAGACGGCAGGGTCCACTGTGTATCCGGTATTATACACGTTTCCGCAAATCACCGATAAATCTAAATTACTTCTGCTAATCGTTACGCCAAAATATGTCGTACCGCTGTTAGGTAACCGACGAAATCCCATACCGTTGATGTTAGAGACAGGCGCGCCTTTGCCAGCCCAAGATAAAGAAAGACGCCCGTTTTTAGCCAAACTTCTAAGTCCTATACCGGTAGGTCGGTACACAGTAGTATTATCAATGGCTAGAATATTAGTATTACCCGATGAACCTACGATGTTGAGATAATAACCTGATCCGCCTGGCCGGGCCTCCACAGGATCATATATTATGGCATCAGCCGGCCATAACCCATACCGTAATCCACCAGTGCGCGCATAAAAGCTATTAGTGCTGGCGCTTTGCGCGGACACTAGCCCAACGTCACCGCTAAACCCTTCAGCGTACAGAATTTCCATCGGCATGCTGTACCCCTACGCGCCGACCAACTTCACGCCAAATTGAGTATTATTGGCTTCGGTAGGCGTCCATGGTAGATTGGTGGCCGGATTCAAGTTCAGCACTGCGTTGCTGTAAGTGGGCTCGGTAGCCAGCGGCGTCAACGGCTGTTCGTACTCATCTTCGCCTAATCGTAGCACGGAGCTGAGATCAAACCCGGTAGGATCGTTTTTAGAGCCTACGAACCGCACCATGACAGCCTTGACGGCTTCACTACCCAGAGCTGGGAACGGAGCCGCGCCGTACATGTCTTGGTCGCCCGCGCCCACACCATACAAATACCGGTTCGTATCCGGCGGAATTAGCGCGACCACGCCCGCGTTGCTAGGAATATCGACTGCACCTGCGCTACGCGTAAATTGATTGGGCCCGGCGTCGGCGTTTGGCATGCGACTAGTAACGCGTACCTTGCCCATGCGACCGACGTTTACGCCTTCCTTGTTGTTAGAAATATAGAAGTCAGTGATGCCGTATCCCATAGTGAGATAATTGTTGTTTGCTAAGGAAACATACCCTTCTGGAACGCTGCCGCCCTGAGCAACCACCCGTTTATTTCCCATTACCATCCAATGTAGGCCTTCTATTGAACCTACATTGTTAAAGATATCGCTAGAGTAAGCAATGCGATTGTTTACCCACATTGTGAAGTTGGTGTAGTCACCCAATATTTCGCTGCGTTTGCGAAAGGCGTATTCAATGGTGTCATATTGGCCCGACATCGGAACGGATAGACTGATGCTAACGTGCTGACATGTACCATCCGAGTCAGCATATACAACTCGAATTAGCGCGCGGGATACAATGTAAATCCCTAAGATCAGACTGGCCTCAGTTCCGCCAACAGGGTCTACCCACGCCACTCCCATGTTAGCAGTATTGTATCCATCCGCGCTGGAAGACAATAACCCTACTATTTTGTGACCTACGTATACAGTAGTGTCGCCGGAAATCACGTTACGAAGTGGTCGACTAATCTGCCAATCGTTAATAGATTGCGCTTGTAGGTTTCGCGGAGCGTATAAGCATGGTCGATCTTCCGGCACCGTGGACACGCCCGTGGTAATTCTTGGGAACTGAGATGCCGATCCAACGTTTGCAAATCCGCCGGTAATTTGATAATTGCGCTGCAAAAATCCAGACGGAAACGGCAAAGCGTTTCCGTTTAAATTGCCGTTAAGGGGAGTTTCGTACCCCTCGAAGTTATCCATCCATTTGACTGCCATGGCTTACGCTCGCGGTTGAATGGTGATGCCGAAAGCAACATCCTGCGCGGTTTGCGCCGTCCAGTCTTGTTCGAGCGCGTCTTGCTCGAACACGGTTTGGATGTAGCCGGGCTGTACAGCGACGGGAATCTCTTCGCCTTCACGGTTGGTGTCGTCGTGTTCGATGCCGAGCGTCACGCGTTGGTCGTCGATGTCGGTCTTGCCTACCAGAGACGACACCGCCACAGCTAGAACTTCGCCGGTCACGGGGTTGGACGACGTGTAGTAGTCGCGCGAGTTCACTTGATCGCTTTGAGTGTATTCGGAGGCCAACGGGGGCAGATTGTTCATAATCTGCACATTGGTCTTTTCGGGCGGAACCGGCGTCCAGGTCGGAGGATCGTCGTACGAAGCAGTGGGCCGATCAGTCTTGATTGCCACCGGGCCAATGAAGTCGGTGTATTTGCCTGCCGCACCGTCTGCGAAGTATAGGTTCGATACGGCCATTTGAGCAGTTGCTCCCGTAGCGTCCCAGCCCCAGATGCAGCGCAAAATGTCGGGGATTTCAACTTCGCTGGGCAACGACGTAGTCAGATAATCGTACCCATTGAGCTTCATCACCACTTCTTTGGTCGACTTGGTGAGCTTGAGTTCGACGTAGTAAGGCGTGTTCAGAATGGGGATTGCGCCGCCGTACACGCCGTTGATGCCCATTTTGTCGGGCCACTCCAGGTCCAGGACGTCGGGGATGCGAAACGTCACCGCTTCGCGGATCGTGCTCTTGAACTCGTAGCCGATGATTACGACGTCGTCGGTCGACTCGAACCGGCGCTCCATGCGTGCCGTGCCCGAAGGAGTGCGGCCTAGGTACACCGCCACACCGTCCGTTTCAAACCCGTCGTTGAACACGATAGAACCGCCGCTCGTCTCCAGGATATACCCGGTGGAGAAGATGTTGTTGATCGTGGCGAAGCTCGTGCCCTTAGGAGCGTATTGAGCGAAGCTGTCGAAAAAGCGCAACATGGTGGAGATTCCTGTGATTAAGCGGGATTGGGAAGAATGGCGAAGCTGAGCACGATGCCCAACCCGTTTAAGCCGTATACGTTGGTTGGGGCGACAATGGACAACTCCGCACCCGGTAATAAAGTAGTGATGTTTTGATCCAAGACCAGCTGGCCGGTGCGGTTACCGTTCAAGTATCGTAGCGCGCCGATGTGCACTTGGTTAAGACGTAAGCTCAGTTCTACGTCCCCGCCCTGTGGTGCGCCTCCTGGGCGGGCCGACACTACGTGTCGCGGGTCGGTTCCCGTGAGCCGAAGCCGCTCGTTGAGCTTAATGTAGTAAGGCGTGGTGTCGCCTTCCAGCGTGTAGGGAATACTGATGGCCAACTGGTAAATGTTGGCGGTGAGGTTTCCGGGGTTAACGTATGGAAGCTCGTTCCACGGCGTCGTGCCATCGCCGATCTTGAGCGAGCGAGTGTCGCGTTCATAACCGAACTCCCCATCCTTCAGAACTGGGTTGGCAAACTCCCACTCAGCCGCTGTGGAGCGGCGTAACGAGAGCTGGCCCTGAATGCGTACGAACGGGCTGTCGTCCAGGAAGGCCATTATCCGAGCGCCCTCACTACCTTGGTCAGTACAGCGCGGCGTTCAGGCACGGTGCGCGTACTACCGTTCACGCGCAGCGTGATCGTATCGAGGTCGCCACGGTCGGCATGCGGATTCAGCTTCTTTTCCACGGCAAAGAACCAACCAGCCGTAAGCATGCCGGTTTCAATGTTGTCCGACACTTCTTCGGGATTCTGCACCAGACGGTCATTATTATACAGATACTGACTGCAGCGCGCGTAGTTATCCCGGAATGTCAGGTGCATCGGACCACGACCTAAGAACCGCCCACCGTCGCCCGAAGCCTCGTCGCCGTTACCATACCGACCCGCGTACACTGCGCTGGCCAGCTTAGCGGGATTACGCACGTAGTCAGGCGCGTATCGTTTACCATCTGCACTATCCGGCGTCATCGTGAAGCGGCTGGGCCACACCGTGACCAACCGCTCGGGCGTAGTGTAGTACAGGTTTTCCACGAACTTGGTGAGGTTTTGCGTTTCGTAGATAACTTGAGCCAGAAAGTGAGCTAGTCGGCTTTTGCTGTCCAATTCGAATCGAGCAGCGGTTTCGTTTACCGATACTGCGATTTGCTCTAAGTCAAAGGCGGGCCTCATGCCCGCCGTGCATCGCTGTAGCTGTTCCAGGGTGATTTGCATCATAGCACCTATGCGGTCTCCTGGAAAAGTGAAGCCCGGTTATGAAGTACCAGGAACCGCACCCGGCGGGGCAGTGCGCAGCGGCATGTTTAGCATTGAACGTAGATGCTGATTTTCTTGAATCAGTTGAGTGTTCTGCGACTTGATAATGAGCAACTCGCTTTGCAAATTCAGCTTATCTTCGCGTAGCTTACCGATATCGTCCTGACAGACCTGCACAATACTGGCCAAGCGAGTGACTTCCTTTTGCAAGTTGTCAATCATAGTTTGGTTGGCGTTAGCCAACTGATCGGCTTGCCGCTCGGAGCGCGTATCGCTCTTAATCATCAAGTATATGCGATACGCGAAGTACAAGATTCCCAGGAACCCAGCTCCGACAGCAGTGGGGCTACCCTTAAGAATTTCCCCGATCCACTGGGTCGACATATCTTCGGACATCGCGCGTCAACCTACGCGGTTAGAATCGTACCCGGGCAATGCGCCGGCTGACGATTAGAATAGAAATAAAGAATACTACTAGGTCGCCGGGCAAGGAAGTGGTGTGATTTTCCACGTAATCCACGACAGACCGATAGGATAGGTTGACAATCAAGAAAAAGACGACGAGACTAATACACAGTTTCATCCATTCGGGACACCGGCAGGCCAGACTACAGTAGTACTGCACCATGGCGGCTGTAACTAGTACAATGGCAAAGATCTTTTGATCGATATTAAGCCACCACAACGAATAGGAGAAGCTGGGATTTTGAGGCGTGGGGATCATCACCGTCGCCGCCCACACGATGCTGTACACTAATAAGCACAGGCTTAACGCACCCGTTTTTCCTTCAAACAGGGTTTCCAGGATTTCTCGCACCGTTTGAGGACAATTGTCCCAAAAAGAGCGACGGTAGCGGGAATAGGACGAGCTGGAACGGCGGGGAGATCGTTTAGTAGCCATATGACGAAACCGCGCGGGTTATGTCTTCTTCAGGATTTGGTGATGATTCATTAGGTCCCGCATCAGAGTGGCCACTACGGTAGCCAGGGTGGGCAGATCCACGCTTGCGGGGTCAAAAGACACCCGAGAGTCTGAGCCTTGCGGTTCCTGCCAGTTGGGGGCTGGCGTGTTGAGGACGGGTTGGCCATCCACCTGAATAATTTCTTCAGAATTCAGAGTGCTAAACCGACCAGGGGCAGGCTCGTTCTGACCGATTTCGGTTCCATTAATGGAACCACCCGATATGTCCACCGAGTCTGCAGCTTGGGTGGACAATGTGCCTAGCCCGTGTACGTCTGAACCCGTGGCATTCATATGCCCTTCTAGGTCAGAGTACACCACCAGCACGCCGTTTTTGTTCGGTAACGTATAGGTACGAGATTCCGTCAGCTGAGATAAACTTACCAGAAAGCGTACCGCGTCGTCGGCCGCTTTGTGCAGCAGTGCTTGCGTATCGGGAACAGGCTGATTGCGGTGTGCTTCCAGCGCTCCGGCCGTGACGATCAGGTAGATGTACGTGCCGATTTGATAAGAAGCGGACGTCGTGCCCTCAGCTTCACGCTCTACTCGCAGCGTAGTGCCCGTTACTTCCAGCACCCGACAGATTTCTTCACCGATGATAACACGAAACTCGGCTTCGGTTGGCATCGTACCCTTGACCATCTCGAACGCGAGTAGATCATTGGTGGCGTCTACCTCTGCCGTTAGCCGCGCTACCACGCCGTTGTAAAGTCGTTCCATGTTTACCTCAATTTACAGGAACAGTTATCGAGACTACTCGATAAGAGCGTCATACACCGACAGGCACAAAGCGGGTAACGTCAGACTGGGATCTACCGAACCGCTAAGAGAATCACGCGCTTTTAGCAAAGGGCCTAACGGGTCGGTATTGGAGGCGAATTCTAGCTGGTTGAGACTCTGAATGAATTCAGCCGGACGCAACAGGTCGGGCGCTCCAGGAATCATGCGGTTAATGTTCCACACGTAGTCAAACACTACCGGTTCCGTTAGTTCTACGTGCACGTCTGGGCTATCGCCGTGGGTAGTGATTACGCCTGGGTTGGACGAGCTAGTATAGCTAGTATCCAGCCAAGAAATGCCCGACATATCCCCTGCTGGTAGGTTGGAAAATTCTCCTACTACCACGTCTCCTACCTTGACAAACCCAGAAGCGTTGCCAAACTCTCCGGGCAGGTACTCGAAGCGCACAACACGAGACTTCAGTATAGTAGGAGGCCAAGACTCGATAGGGTCTCCGTTATCGTCTATAAGTTCGATAATAGGAGGCTGGCCTACGTTATAGCCGTATTGCTCAAACTCGATGCTGCCGTCGGTTAGCAGTACGGCAAATTTAACGGTGGTGTACCCTTCTTCGACGGACACGTTAACTGGCAGCGTGCTTGGGGCGGTTACGTCTTGGTTGACGTACGAGTCTGACGTCGAAGCGAACACAATATCGGTGTCCGCCATGCCTTCGAATAACGGGGAATCCCCATGCTCGGTCTTATTGTACAACACTGTTTCGCCGGGTGAGAAATCAAATCGACCCTGGAAATTAGCGTTGGTAATACCGGCTAGCACATAATTGGCTGTAGCATAAAAAGATTCGGGATACCGATCTTCAGAACCTTCTGTCGTGCCTCCGTTATCTGTCAGGACATATATGCCCATACCAGACCGCCGAGCCTGAGCCAAATTGGAAACGCCTGCGTTAGTAATGTAGCGTGGCGAAGGCGGCGTTGGAGTGCTGCCGGTGGTGTTGCTGGATATCAGCAACACGGCGTCATAGTTGGATAGCTCAGCAAACGTAGGGTCTAGCAGGTTGTCCGAATAGTCGTCTCGATCCTTAATTGTAATGGTAGCGCCTAGTATTCCTGCCACTCCTGTTAATGCTGTGCTAAAATCGCTGTTGCCGGTACCTTTTACGAAGTAATTAGTAGTACCCGAATCTGATACAGTTCCCTTATCACCCAACACCAATAAGCGCGTACCACCATTTAATACGAATTTTAGTCCGTTGTGCAATAAGCGCAATTCGGAGGTCAAATCATTGGCGGAAGCTGGAGCGGGCGTAATGGCGCTCCAGTGAGAGTTGTACGCCTTGGCAAATGCTCCATCGAACACCGCCCGGCCGCGCCCGTCCTCGATTGTTTGGCTATAAGGGTAGGGAGTGGAATACTTAGTAGATGACGCTACCGTCTTAACGAAAACGGGATCATCCCCAGACGTAGTAACCAGCACGCCGGTCACATCTGGGTCCGAACTAGACACCACTACGGTTTGCGGCGTCGTGTATAGTCCGGGCGGCGGTGTTAGCGTGAGGCGCGCCACGTTACAGCCTCACGTATCGATAACGGAAATTCAGCGTGCGGGTCGGATCGTTGTTGGTAAGCGACCAATTGCCGGATTCGTCATACGTAACAGTAGCTACGCCAGAGGCGTCATACCACTTGTCGGGGTCCACGTCATCCTGTACTCGAACCAACACCGTTGTAGACGTAAAATCCAACAGATGCTCGGGAAAGCCGTTTAGCGGGGCGGTTGCTCCAGAGCTTAACGTAAGGTCCACCCAGCTATCCATTAGTGGTTGGGTTGAAATCCGTCGCCACGCTCCGTTTACAGCTACGGCCAGATCTCCTGGACCCCAATCCGTGACCCCATCTAGAGTAACAGTGGAACCAGAAGGATTACCAGACACCACATATACGCCGGTATCAGCGGGCACGTCCAGCGTTTGTTCGTCCGTTCCGTCGTTCCAGTCCAGCTGCAGTAGGCCACCGTCCTTAAGCCTAACCGTAGCAGTATAACCACCCGACAACGAAATGGTGCGGGTAGTGACCCCATTTAGTGGATTCCAGGTACCAGCAGTGAACCAACCGCTCATAGGTAGCTGATCTTCCAGCAGCCGACCGTATTGGTAGTCGGACAGAATGGGGTCGTCGGGGTCTTCGTCGGGGTCTTCGTCTAACGGACCAGCTACGCCGCCCTGCGCGCCAATCGTGGTGGCATCCAAAGCGCCAATGTCTTCGGCCGTCAGAATAATGTTTTGATCGTTCTTACCGTTAACCGTTTGGATTTGGGTAGAGAGCGTGCCGCCCGTTGTAATATTTAGCCCCGCGCCCACTACCACGCTACCCAGCGAACTGGTGGTAGCGGGCGGTCCGGTGAGCGCGTCCAGGTCGGGCAAACCGTCCAGGTCGCTGTACTGGTTGGAAATGGCTACCTGCGCCACGTTCGGTACTTCGCTGATGTCGAACGTAACATCACCTACCTTGCCCAGCACCGAAGTTACCGGCACGGACACGGTAGGGAACAAGATATCAGCCCAACCAGAGAGCTGGGAGTTGTCGGTCCCTAAGCAGATCCAGTTAGTGTTGTTGTCAGTACGACGCGCGATGTCCCCGCGCTGGGCTTGAGCCAGCGCCAGCATGCCGGCTTGGGAGTTGACAGTGTAGACGTTCCCGTTCGGAATCTGACCAATAGGAACCTTGCCTGCGCCGTCTAGCGTGGCTACCCCGTTCGGTTGCCCCAGCAACAGGGCCGAGATCGCGCCGATCTCGTCCGCGTTTAGGGTAACGTCGCCCGTTTTGCCTTGCACCGAACGCACATTGGCCGAGAGCGCCCCTTCCGTGCCCAAGGTCAGGCCCGATCCGCTTTCTATTTTCACCAGGCCAGCGCGTGCAGCGGTAGCGTAGTCTTTGAAAGCCACCGCTACCTGTACCACGTTATCCGCGCTGTCCTTGGAGTACAACACGCCGTCTGGAAAGCTGATGTATAGCTCACCGCGTTCCAGGTCAGCCGAAGTAGCCACAGTGCCGTTAAAAGTGCGACGATGCTTCCAGCGCGGGTAGGGCGCGTCTGGGTCCAGGCTTTCCAGCACGCCCGAGTCGAATACCTTTTCGTCCAGCTCCTCCGGTGTGAGGGCTCCCACGTCAGCGGCGGTCAACACCACAATGCCCTGCTGACCGTTTACCGATATCACGCCGATGAAGTCGCCCTGAGAGTAGGGCAGCGAGTTCCAGTCTCGTACTCCGTCGCCGATTTTGAAATACAGGGTATCCGTCTCCACCCCGATTTCGGCGTTAGCCAAAACTGGGTTGAGCGCAGTCCACTCCAGCGCGGTACCGCGCCGGTTTTTCATCGTCCCCCGAATGCTGACGAGACCGCTGAGTATGGAATTGGTGGCCATCTTGTATGTTACACCTTTTGCAGACGGATGATTTCAGCGTAGGACGGCAGTTTGGACTTGTTAGGAGCCTGAACGATGCGGTGGCGCAGCGCCTGCAGCCGAGCAGCGAACTGTGCCAACTCAGCGTCGTAAGCGGCGCGCTGCTGCATAATCTTGGAAGCGATCTCGGCTATCGGCTCTCCGGTAGCGTTTGAAATTGCCTGTAAGTATACGCCTGGCTCACCACCACTCTGCACTACTTGAGCTTCCGCGTACTGCGCGTCGAACGTGGCCTGCTCGGCTGGCGAGTATTTCTCCTGGGATTGCGAAACAAACCGAGTTTCAGCCACCAGCATTAGTGCATGCTCTTTAGCCTCGCCAAACTTCCACTTGGTGGATTGATAGTTAGGTGCTGCGCGCCATCCAAATCCATCAAACCAGGGTTCAAATCCGGGTTGCAAGCTTTGAAACTGTGGTTCAAATTCAAACCCGCGTTCTACGGGCTCTTCGCTTTCCACGGATTCGCCCGTGTAGTAACCCTGTTCATTGTACAAGTAATATTTCATATCTGTTAATCCCACTGCATGATGTACACTGGGCAGCTTTCGCTCTTACCCGTATGGCGGGCTTGTATCGATACTCCCTTGGGAGCAGTAAAGCTCAAGCCACCGCCGCCCTCACCGTCGTCGAACAGCACGTGTGTTCCATTCACATAGATGTAGATGTGGCTCTCGCTACGCGAGTTGCGGATTGTGAGCGTAGTAATTTTGGTAGTCGAGTGGGTGATCGACGAGTTATTGCACGCACCCAAGTACGTCAATGTGCCGCTTGCGCCTACGGTACCACCGCCCATGATCTGCCAAGCAGACCAACCCTGGGTATTGTTCCAAATACGCCACCAGGGTACCATATTGGGCGATCCTGCAGCCCCACCGTCGCTCATGGGGAAAAACTGTTGCAGGATGTGGCCATTGAAATTTGAAATCTCAACCCGCCCGCCGCGAGTGGTACCAGGTGGTAGATTAGCGGGACGGTTTCCATCCGCCACGATGGCGTATACGCCTGACGCCAGCCCATCGTTCATGTTGTGAGCGGACGTTAGGCTGTTGCCCGGAATTATGGTCCCGCCGGAAGCCGGGTTGCCAGGGTGCAGTAAACCGTGGGCTTGCACGACCGGCGAACCGGGTAGCACCACCAGGCCCTGTCCAACCTGCATCAAGCCGCGCACGGACGTGGACGCGTTAGGGATAGCGGCGATCGCTGCGTTGATCGTCGTGGTGAGTTTATCCGTCACCCAGCGCGTATTGGCAATACGACCGCTGTAGTCGCTTAACCCTGGAGTAGGCGCGGACGGCGTACCCGTGAAGTCGGGAGAGTCCAGATTGGCCTTAAGCGCCAAAAAGGCGTCAACCTCAGGCTTGGTGTAGTAATCACCGAGTAGCTCGGTAATCCAGCTCAGCGTGGACTGATAGAGCACAAATTGATCGCCAGCGGCCGGAGCTGAACCAAACGTATTGGTCCAGGAAGCTACCCCACCCGTAATGGACGCACACAGTCGGGCTTCGCCGCGCAGGTTGCCGGACGTAAACTGGATGATATAACGCCCTACGTTAGTTCCCGGCGCGCTGGAGTCATAACTGATACCGTCCAGCATGGAGCTGGTAACGGAGGTATTCGTACCGCTTTGGGTAATTCCGCCCGGAACCTTGCGAATTGAGTGGGTTGGGAAGAACCAGCGGAAGTCGTTCTCGCGGAAGGCATACAACGGATTGTTGTAGTCATCCGTGTCGTCCGTCATCAAGTAAGCGTTGGACGGCGAGTTGTTCGGAGGCAGCAGGTTGAAAATGCCACCCAATTCTAGCAGTTTTCCTTCGGTAAGCTGCTGGATGTTGTACTCGATAGCGGCGGCGATATTGCGCACGCTCAAGATCACGTCCTGACTCACCACGTTGCCCAGCACCGACGCGGTAGTACGTCGCTTAGGCTGCAAGTAGGGCATCACGCCGATGGCGAAGAGCACACGTTCGTCGTTCTCATCGCGCACATACAAGCATACTTCGCCGTAGTCGAAGTCTCCTACCGTGTCGTCGGCCCAGCAGGTGTAGTGCACCTGGTTGCTAGTGTCAACCCGATAATTGCTGGGTACGCCCCAATGCTGAATCTCCCCGCGCGGCGCATCCTGATCGGGGTCGATAGCATATCCGTAGCCGTCTGCTAGCGCGTAGTCGGTAACTACTAGCTTAATGCCGCCGTCAATGGCGTGTGCGATCGCCTGTATCCCGGCGTTGGTGACTTGGAGTCGCATATCTTCTCGGCTAAATCTTTAATTGAAGAGTCGCAAAGCGGAACACGGCTAAGCGAGCACTAGGGAGACATTCAGCACCTGGCCTACTTCCACGGCAGACCACAGCGGATGGCTAGAGTCCATGGATATAGAAGTGCCAGACGTGGCCGCTCCTACAGTATTGTTGCTCCCAGGATCGTAGTAGTCACGATACACCTGTATTGGATAATCCAAGTTGCCGTTGATGTACGCCGTGCCCACTATTTCACCCGACTCATAGGCCATCAGGCTAGTACCATAAAAATATAGGCCGCTAATGTTGCGTATGTTGGGGTCGCCACTGGGCGAATAATACAGCATAATGGAGGCCAGAGCGATCTCGGGCGTCTCGAAGTGCGGCGTGATAGAACCACCGTCTGCTGCGCCGCCAGGACGGAAGAAACGCGTACTAGGGTTGGTGTAGGGCGGAGAAACCATAAATCCGCCCACCGTATTTCCAGGAGCGTAGTTGATATAGTCTACCGTGATGTCCCAACTGTAGTCGAAACCCGGCGGAGTCGTGAGTGGCGGAGTATCTGGGTCAATATCAACGCGATACGGGCCGTTTATCAAATCCAGACCGCCCGCATCGCTGTCCAACACGGTAGCCATGATTTCTGTTTCGCTGCCATAGTTGTTCCAATAAAGAGCCCGTACAGGTCCTAAGACGTCGGTCGTGCCGTCCGGTTGGCTGATCTTATAATTTAGTCTATTCGACCCCGGAGCATGAATTGACAACATAGTGAATGCTTGTGTGGCTGCTGTAGCCTCGCCGCGCATACTGATAACAGATTCTAACGGCATTCCCGCTAGTCCAACCTGCTCTACTGACCCCAGCTCCATACCAGAGGGCAATCCCAGCATTTGAGCCACCGCACTATCAGGGGCCGCGTATATAGAATAACCCTCTGGCACATAATCAGGATCGGTGTCGGCAGTAGCTGGATGAATAATGTAATAATTACCCTCGCCCGGCTCTGGACCAGGAAGCTCTTGGGGAGGGTAAATGGTGTCGTCGGGCGCACCAGTGATTAGAGTACCTATCCCGCCACACCAATAGGTGTCGCCTTCCCAAACGTATCCACGAGTAATGCGCTCTAGCACCAGATGTACAGGAGCTAAGTCATAAAACAGGTCTTGGATGAACTGTGGATACACCAAGTCTTCAAAGCTGCGATCCAGGAACGGGGCAGAGCCTAAATATAAACCTTCTCCCAACGTGGACTGAGGCGTACCCAGTTGTCCAGTGAGATTGCGCTCTATGAGTTCGTATGACTCCAACCCGTTGGTGTACATCTCGATGTGTGGGGTCAAGAACCACTCACCGTTCTCAGGATCCTCGTAAATAGTCGGACCGTTGGGGTAGCGTTCAAAGTTAACGTAATCCCGCGTCCACATGGGGTTAAGACGTAGGATGTATTTGGCGCACAACGCCATAAAACGCTCGAGCTGGGGAGTGCCAGCGTACTCGTAGTACTCGTACAGAGCCGCGACTATTTGACGCTTTTGCTCCTCGTCATAATAGTCGGTGAACATGTCGAACCCAAGCAGGTTCGCCAGACGCGGCAAGAAGTATTCTTCAATCTTGCGTGGGTCGCGCAGGTTAACAATCTCGCGAGCGGGATCGAAGTTATTGTGCCCCAGTACGGCGTCCACGGCCTGAGCGAATTGTTTCCAAGCCGGCGTGGCCCGGATCTTGCGCGGCAAACGGCGCTCCATTCCACGCATGACTTAGTTCTCCGCGTATACAGTGGAGAAGGACATGGTACCGAGTCGCACCCATTGCCGAAAGGTAGGTAAATAATCCACTGTTGGTTCGTTCAGCACCAAGTGACGTACGCCCGTGACACTTTGAACTACCTTGCCGATGTCATGTCGATACACGGGACGCTTAAGTGAACCGTACTTGGGAGCAAAGAAGGCGATGAGCGCGTTATATACCCGATTCAACACGTCGCTCACCGAGTAACGCGGGTCGATTAGCAGCTGCCCCGCTATATTAGCCACAATGCTTTCGGCATAAAACACTTCATGCCGAGTGGCCAACATACCGCGTTCGTAAACGTAGTCTAAGAACTGCTGCGGGTCGGTCTCGGACTGAAACTCGTCAGTGGTGAGTAGATAGAGATTGATTTTATTCATCAACTCCAACTGCGTACCTTCTTCCCACTCGCCCACGGCGCGGCAATCTATCACACCGGGGTAAAACACCAGGTTGGAGTTATAGTCCGAACGCGACACGAACCGGGAGTCGGATCGACCCGTCTTAGCCCCGACTGCTTTATAAAACTCGGAGGAGGGCTCATCCTCTGCACCGTATATGGGACCAGTAGTAGTGCCCGAAATGGCAGAGTCGGACAAATACGCCACGCTCAGGCCCGAATCAGCCACGTTCGAGGCGGGACCGCGCACTACGTATTCCAGAATGCGGATAGCGGAGCCCAGTGTGGGAATCGCTCCCACCGTATCGTTGCCAAACGTGATCTGAGCCGATCCACCCTGGGTAGTCAAGTCCGAGAAGTATTGGCCGGTGGACATGACCGGATTGTCGGCCATCCAAATGCCGCCTTCCAGGCGTTCCCATTCCACGCCGTCCACCGTAACCCGCACCAGCTCGTTGGACGTAGTGAATCCAGAGCCGATATAATAGGTTTGGAAGGCAGAACCGTTGCTGATGTAGTCGTGAGTTACGACTCGACCTTCTACCAACTCTACATCAACGTGGTCTTCACCACTCAGAAACACGATGGTTTCGGGGTTGTAAAACCGAGTAGATTGGATGTTAAATTCAGAATACTGCTCGATGGTGTAGGAGGACGTCACTTCTTGGCGCGACAGCCGCACATTGACCCGAGCCGGCGTCTTGCGCTTGATGCGTACGCCCAATAATCGAGCTAAGGTCAGAATGTTCTGGGGACTCTTGGCCGTGTCCAGGAAGCATTCCTGCACTCCACGTTCGATCGTATACTGCCCGTATGCCCCTACGCCGGCCACAAATTTAATCAGGATTTCGCCAGTTGCGGCCGGAATGATATCGCGCCAAACGGGGCTCACACTAAGCACCGAGTTCATCTGATCGCGCAGGTCTGCATAATCAGGACGAATCGTACTCAGCTTGACGTCGGGCAGTACATCAGAAATAATCAGGTCGTTGGACATGTTAGGAGCCTAAGCCAGCGGGCATCTCCGCGACGAACGTTCCTCGCACCCCGTTAGCTCGGATTGCGTAGTTGATTTCGACGCGAAACAGTTGTTCGTCGTAGTCGGCGTACACGCCGGTACCTTTAAGAAGTGTAATGTGCGGCATCCAAAGAGGAATGCGATCCAGCACTTCCATCCAAATGAGCGCAGCAGTAATGTCGTCTACCTGCTCAAATAGATAGAGGCGGAGGTCGGAACCGAAGGTAGGCTCCCACCAGTGTTCGCCCACACTAATGCCCAAGCAGTTTTCTAGCTCGGCGTTGACCGCTTCCTCGTTAACTAGGATCAGCTGGGTAGAGGATACGCCGTAGTTGGGGTTGACGTCGGAATACACTACTGCCATGTCAACCGCCTGCGAACACGTTGTTGGAACCTACTGCCGCCGCACTACCACACGCTATTGCGTCCCCGATGCGAGCTAGTGGGCGACCGTTCACAAAGACGCTAGAAGACCCTATCGCCTGTACAGAATCGTGGCAGGAGTCGTCGCAGCAATGCACAGCCCAGCCGTCGCCTACGCGATGCGCGCCACGACCATTAATGAATACATTGGGGGATCCTGCGACATTAGCCCGGGGTGGAAAACAACCGTGTCCAGTGCAAGTATCCCCTAGTCGCACCACAGACGGCATATTTACTCCTAGGCGCGGCGGCGCGCATTTACTTCTGCGACGAGAATATCTCTACCTAGGGAATAGTTGGCGCGAACCCGTATCGTATAAACGGCCGATTCGTTCATGGGCTGAGCCGTAACTTCTAGCGTCCACACGTAAATGTTGGTTTCGTGTGGCAAGAACTCTGTTACATCCCGCGCCGCTGCTGGTAAGTCTACCCAGCGCGTTACGGATTCTCGGCTCTCTCCTAGAATATAAGAGATACGACGCGGAGGAAATATGCCTGCAAAGTCAGGAAACAATACGCGCAGGCGACGAGAACTGGCGGTTAGTTCGGTATCGGTTACTACCACGTTGCCCGGCGTGTCGGGCGACCAACTCCAATCCAAGTGATCGATGGGTTCTGTAACGGGTGGCTCAGTGGCGCTGGGCTGACTCTCTACTACAATATCGGCGAATACACCAACCTGCTCTTCACTAGCGTCTATAATCAGAGTACCGGAGGGCGGGGTCCACAGTACAGCCATGGTTAGTCGTTCAGGTAGATATTGGACGCGTTAGCGCGCATATCACCACCAACCTTGATCGTGTAGTTGCCTGCAATCGTGGTGGCCTTATTTCCCGCCACGTTTTCGGTTACATTACCGCTGGAATCGATCGTAATGGTGGTTCCCTGGTGGTGTATCGTAAGCGTTTGGCCCACACGCACCGTAATGTATGTACCAGCCTCGTCGCGTATTCCCCAAGTATTCTGGTCATACTCAGTTGTGGTAGTGGGATCGTCGATTTCCCAAAGAGCCACAAATGAATCTCGGCTTCCGCCGTCGAAAAAGCCCGCTACCTTAGAACCAATACGCGGAATAGAACCCATGCCTACTCCGTCGCCACCACCCCGGAACAGAGGACGACCCACGCCGCTCCACGGGATACGGTCGTCCGGAATTTCATCGCGATCGATGCCTGGGATGCGCACCCGTATGAATTTATTGCCGCCCGGACCACCCGAGTTAGCGACAACGCGGCCGGTCATAATGCGGCCCAATAGCTTGGTAGCGGAGTTGCGAGCAACGGTCATGGTAAGTGCGAGTTATCTACGTTTTCTGAGTTACGAATGAAGCACAAGCGCTCCTTATAGTCGCTCTTGGTAGCAGCTAGCACGCGCCCGACGCATACGTACCTGCCGCTCTGCCGTTCGTCTTTACCCTGTTGGCCATTGATCACGTCAATATGGTGCAGAGTTAACAGCGGGAACGTGGTATAAGTGGACAACAACACGTCCATCTTAATTGACCACAGCGCGCTCTGCCGTAGGTTTCGGCCACGGTTTTTAGGGCCATTCCCATTATTGCCAAAGTCTAGCGTGGAGTACAGCACGTGGGACAGCTCAGGAAGGTCGCGCGTATTAACAGACAACCTGGAGTCGGTCTTCACAGTTCGAATATCCGCATCCTCGCTGTATGTACCAGTAACAGCGTTATATACGGCGTTCTTCATGCTATACGCCAAGCGGTTGCTGTATCCGCTGTCGTTGTGGTACTCGTACTCGGAAAAGAAGGCGTTATATTCTCCGGGAGTCACGGCCGAGCTATTCACCAGTCGCGACAGGATTTGGTTATTCTCTGTGACCAAATTCAAGTCTCGGTAACACCAAGCGCGAGTACGAGCGTCGATTACGCTCATCATGTAGCCGTCTTCGCGGCCGTGGGACATAGGGACGACGTCTTGACGGACAAACTCCGCCAGCGTCTTAGAGGGGCAGTACCATTGGGCGTCCTCGGTGGTCTCATCCACCAAGGCGCGTAGCCCGCCATCTTCGGCCAGCCGCCGAATGATGAAGGAAGAATTCCCAGAATAGGACCTGACTACCTTATCATACAGGTAGCTCTTGTAATCCCAGTAACCGTGGATGATGTAGCGCATCCCGTACGTCGGCACGGGGGAAGGGGAATAGCTGAAGACACGAAACGGCATCCAGTCAGCATTATTCTCTTTCTTTTGCGCAATTAGAATTTCAATCTGAGCACCTTCCACCAGCCGGTTTTGCAATTCTCGATTGGTGTCTAGTACGATAAGAGTAAGAGTAGGCAAGCTAAAAGCAGGGTGTGACCGCACTGCTGCCACTACTAGATGGATAGAGTCCGGAAACGTGTACCCGTCTACACGAGCCGAAACGTAGGAGCGACCTTCTACTGTGATCACGGCAGGTACACCACTTGCGGGTTGGAGGCGTCCACCTGTGCGCGCTGCGAATCCTTAGCGGCTCGGAAGTAGGCTTCAATAGAATCTAACGAGGGGATTTTCAAGCGCTGACCCGGATACATGTCGGTAAATGGGTCAAAAATCCCATTGTACATGCCAATGATCCACCACCCGTTAATGTTCTTGTAGTAGCGAAACGATAGGGCGGGCAGGTCGCCCACGTCGTTGGCTACCACTACGTGAATCTGGCCGTCGCGCAGACTGCGCATAAATTGGACCGTATTTCCGTCCAGTACGGAGAGATAAGGATCCGTCCCCGATTCGTCGTTAGCGGGCGGCGTAACCACGCTTTGCAAGTTTACGCGAGAAAATTTGCCAGCTGGAATTCGCTCAATCGAAAGATTAGATGCCATCGGTCAGCGCTCCACCGCTCATGAAGGTTTCTTCGATTTCCTCGCGCAACGGGGCCATAAACCGGCGGAACCCGACCGTAGCCACGGCTCGAATAGGGCGTCGGTTAGAATCTACCGCGCTGGACAGCTTGATGCCCAAGGTTTGGATTACCACGCTGCGCAGGTACATGGTAGCACCCAAGCGTACGCTAATGCGGGGCGAGCTTTGGTTAGCATTACCATCTCGGTCCGTATTTCCCGAGTCGTCCCGGGTTAGATTTTGGGTGTCCGTCGTTTGAGGAGAATCCCCGCCGAACAAGTTAGTCTTAAAGTCCGAGTAAAACCGCTTCAGCTCGTCGTAGGCTACGGGGCCTGGATACTCGATCAGGCCGGTCTGGATGCGGCTAGGTACAGTCATCTTGGCCAGATTGATAATGGGCGTAACCACGTCTTGAAAAGCGTCGTCCTCAGCATTGAACTCCAGCGATACAGACATGGCTGGGTTTTCATTGCCACGATAAGACAGTACGCTAGTAATAGGATCCCCCAAACCGCCACCGAACGTGGCCGAGCCAAACTCGTTGAGCCGGCTGGTCAACCCTTCAGCCTTGCGGCCCAACAGGGTTTGTTCCCAACGCCCGCCCATGGAAATATCGAATTCCTCTGGAGCGTGACCAATCACGATAATACTGTTACCATCGCCACCTGGGCCACCACGTGAGGCAATCTTACCTGCCGTGATATACTTGAATATGACGGTGTGTTCGAGGGATAGATCTGCAGGCTTCATCCTACGATTCCCATATTAATTAGAGCCAGCTTTTCATCGTTGGGTACGGCCGGCAAACTGGACAGTGAAAGTTCTGGAGAAGACAATCCCTCCGGACCAGCGGCAGCGCCGCCTGACCTGCCCGAATTTCCTTCTGGAGAAACGTCGGGAACGGGGGCTACAGGGTTAGCCGGCTTATATTCTTCTGAAGCTGCCAACGCCGTGGGCTGAGCAGCGCCGTTGGGTTGTTGGGCCGAAGCTGGATCAAACGCGGCCCGATATTGTTGAATCTTGGCGGAGTTAGCCGCCACAAACTCAGCAGCGGTGCGGCTTTTCCCACCATAATTGACCGACACGTTTCTGCGAATATGGGCAGGCAGATCTGATATGTCTTTCCCTTCAGCCGCCGCCTTGAGGATAACCGCCGCGCCAGCCGCACCTTGTTGGTGAGCCAAATACAGCATCTCAGGGGTAACGTCTTTAACGTCAATTCCCAAACGTCGAGACAGGGCCTTAGCGTTATCTAACGCTAGGCGCATACCGGCGTCTACGTTATCTTCTAGGTTGGTACGGTCTTTGAGACCGTATCCCTTAGCCGTGCCTTTAGTGAATTGATATACGCCGGTCGCTCCGGTAGGCGACACCGCATTAGGGTCGCCTCTGGACTCCATGTAAGCGTAGGCCTTCATGGTTGCAGGGTCTAACCCATATTGAGCGGCCTTAGCTTCAATTACGGCTTCGGTGCGCTCTGGCAGTTTTGCGCCCACAGCGGCAGCGCTACCGCCGTATCCAGTAGCAGCAATAGGGGTAGAGGTAGGAGTAGAAGCGGGCTTGTCTTTGTCGTCATTGCCCCCGAACCAACCCGATACGGTGCTAGTAGCGGAGTCCCAAGCTTCTCCTACTGCACTGCCCGCTCGGGTAGCCCAACCGGATACTGTATCCGCTCCCTCTCGTACTGCGCCTCCCACAGCGCTTATGCCGTCTACAACCCAGTCCGGCAAGTATTCCTTGACCTTCTGTTCTATATACTCCAGCACCTTTTCAGCCGCTTTGGACACATACCGGATCGGGGCCATCAAGGTGTCAGAAATCGCTTTGATGTTGTCTTCGCCGATTAATTCGGTAAGCGTTTCCGTAACGGAGTTCATGAGCGATTGAAACAAAGCCATAGCGGTACGGCCCGCTTCTTCGCCCACACTGTTTAACCACTTCATTCCCTCAGCTACTTGCTCGGGAGACACGAGGTTAAACAATAGACCACTCACCAAATGGGATACGGCGGATCCTACTTTGGATAATACGGTGTCGGTGCCAAACAACTGAATGGCTTTTTCTGAGTCAAAGCCTTTCCAGGCATCAAACGCGCCCACGATAGCGGTAACTGGGAGCGCTAGTTTACCTAGCAGGCGCGCACCCTTCATCAACACGCTACCGCCCGCCGCTAAACCTGCACTGGCTTTCTCTATGATGCCGGCCACGCCTGGAATTTTCTTCAGCCCAGCCAGGCTAAGGGACGCGGCCTTGGACAATCCCCTGCCAAATTTCTTGACGATACCGTACAGCGCGGGACCTAGAATGAACGTACCCGCGCTGTCTAGTATTCCTCCTAACCCGAATGAACCGCCCGAGTCTTGGTCGGGTCGCACTGACGGCAGCTTGGAAGCGTCCTGCCCAGCCTCGTCCAACTTGAAGCCTTTGCGCAGGATACGGACCAACTCCTCGTGCTGCTTTTCGGTTTGATGGGCCAGAGTGGACTGGTCATCTGCCGTGGTGTTATGCTTAATTTCTCTAAGCAGTTCAATCGACTCTTTTTGCTGATTTTTTTCATCAGCTTTTTCGGAGTCGGTTTGCGAGCGGCGAGCTTGTTCCTCACCTAGCAACGACGAGAATATTTTTTTGACTTCGAATCCCGTGGCCACAGCATTATGCTCGCTTATTTGAACTATACAAAAGAGTAGTGCGCCGCCGAGTAGAGCGCACTTTAGTCGGAAGCAACCAGCCCTTGCTTCGCCATGTTTTCCTTATTGATGTCGTCGACCGTCTTTTCGTACAGCATCACGAAGTCGCTCCACAGCCCGGTGTCTGGGTAGTAATAAGAGCGATGCTGCAGAAGGTAGGTGCGCATGGACATCAAGTCGGTCTCGGCTACGATGGGAAAAAATCGTCGACGTCCACCTTCAGTTCGTGGCGGAATGGACCGTGTTCGGGGTAGTCTGGATCAGACAGCTCGATCGACGCAATGATGCCGTGCCGCGCCTCGTTCAAATGTCGTTGCAGGTCGGTCAAGGTTTCAGCAGGTTGGTGGTCCAGACGGGCGATCTTGTCTTCCAGGTCTTTGCCGTGCGGCCAGCAAGCAGCCATCTGAGCTACCCAGCGAGCGCTGTCGTCCTCTAGTAGCATAGCGGACAGCCGATCTTCGACTCGCTGGTAGCCGTATCGAAACTCGCGGTGCGGAGGCAGTTCAATGATCTCAAAATCGTTGAACATTACCCGCGTCGACACCTCTTTGGCCGTAGTCCAATCAGGCGGTGTCCAGTTCCACACAATGATATACGGGCTCTGCTTGTAGGTGTTCAGCCGAATCCAGTACATCAGGAACTCGAAGTCGGGCCAAGTAAGCCGCATCACGTCAAACCCGTGTAAGCAGCGGCCTACTACGTTCACAATGCCACGCCACCGATTGTACTGATTTTCCACGGTGCGCAACCCGTATAGCTGGCGTATCTGGCTCACCGTCATCGGGCTTACCGACACGTGTTTTACGCCGTTGTAGAAGTATCCCTTACTAGGAAGCTCTACTTCATACACGGGTAAATGGGTCGGTGCAGCATCGGGCTGATCAGGCTCGCTGGGAGCGACTACAGGTTCCTGTCGAGCCCGAATACTTTTGTGCGCCGAGCTACGGCGCATGAAGATGTTGTCGGGAGCGTCTTCGAGCGACATATCACAGTCCTACGTAAGAGACGGCCCTTTTTACAATGCTAAGGCCGTCGTTGGCCAAGGTTTGAATGAAGTCTTCCAGTGCGCCGTATTCAATTTCTTGACCGGCCACCGTGATGGAGTAATCGTCCACCTTCCAAGTCAGGGAAGGAGTTATGAAGGAGCCACCTGCAATACTCATGTTGTAGGTGGAACCACTGGCTGGTGAGCATCCTTTGAATTTGAATCCGATTACTTCGGTGTTATTACCATACCCCAGCAGAGAGACCTGGATGTCTTTCTTGTACATTCCGGGCAGGTTGTAGCGTCCCGTTTCGGGGTTGTATACGCTACGCCTATTTTGGTCAAAGAAGGAAGCTATATCGCCGTTACGATTCTCTAAAAACGTAATCGTCAGATCATCGATATTGATGTTCCCAGTCGGGTACCAAACGCGGCGGTTCTTCTGCTTTTGAGACCGATACTCGATTTGGACTTGAGGGATGTTTACACCCTGAATCACGCCCGGGTCAAAGGATTGCCCTCCGATTTGAACGCGATACATCAGGTTCTGCAGCGGATCCATGGTGGAGTCGCGCAGCAAGAACGAGAGAATGCCTTCGATCTCGGATGGAATGCGTAGACGTAGTCGATCGATCTGGTTTTGTACCCAACCCTGCACCGCGCCCGACGCGTAGCCTGCAAGGTTGCGGACCACGTTATCGAGCGACTGGTCAAGCGTACGAGACAGGGTAGTACCTACCCCGCTCGTCACGCTAGAAGTGTTAGGAGTAAACACGGCGTTCGATTAACGACGCAGCCAGTAGTCGTACGTGAACTGGATGCTGAAGCGGGCCATGGAAGCCGACGCGCCATCCAGGCTGAGGTCCTGGAAGTTGCTGATCCACAGGTTGTGGAACTCGCGCCGCTCGACCACCCGATTGTTCATGTCATACAGCATGGCCAAGCCGGTCGTCATGTACATGTCGCTCGGGTTGGGCAGGCCGGTCTCCGGGTTGTTGACCATGTTCTGCCAGGCCTGAATGCCGTCCAAGATTTTCTTGTCCGTAGCGTCCATATAGGTCGCCGTGAACGTGTGCTGGTAGATAGGCTTGCCAGCGCGGTTGATCTTGAACCGGTGCATTTCACCCTGCACCACTTGGTTGGCACGACCGGGTAGAATGGCGGTCAGGTTCCGAATGTGGAACGCTTCCGAGTCCCCGCCGCCAGGCAAGACGGGAATCAAAAAGCTGAAGTGATCCGGCTGCAGGAAGTCGGTGATTCCGGTGACCTGACCAATTTCGACGGGAGGCATAGTCCTGTACTCCGATGCTTAGAAAGAGGCTTCGACGCCCGTGGTGGTTTCGAACGAGGCCCCGGTGCGCGTCAGGATCGAGTTCAGCGCGATGAATTCGGCAGCACGCGTCGGTTGCAGGTAGACGTCCACGTTCAGCGTCAGTTCGTCGATATCTTGGGGCGTGTTGTTCGAATCGTCGCACACCACCTTGTAGCGATACAGGCCGCGCCGGTTTTTGACCTTCTCCAGGAACTGGTTGAGGGTAGCCGTGATGGCCTCGCGCGTGATCTCGTCGTTCTGTTCGAACAGGCTGTACTTGAGGTACGAGGCCATGCTCTTCATCAGCACGCAGAGCAGGCGGTGCACGTTGACCGACCACAGGCTGGAGTCGTCTTGGAGCAGGGTGCGCTGGCCCCAAACTGCGATGCCAATACCGTCTTGGTTGACGATATTATTCACCGATTCGGGGTACATCAGTTCGATGTCTTCTTGCTCGAATTCGACGGGCAGACCGATCGCATCGGGTACTTTACCACGGTTCGGACCAGCCGGAGCCCACCAGACGTCCTTGGTGAAGTCGGAGTAGGCCGTCACCGCGCCCACCGCGCCTGAAGCGGGCACGTTCACGTTTTCGTCCGTGTAGGGCGAATAGATAGTGTACTCGGGCGCGTAGAGCGAGCCCCACCGTTCGTAGGGCAAGGTCTTGCGGTACGCCACCAGCGCTTCGGGAGTACGCACGTCGGGTGGCGCGTCTAGCACCGCCCAAGCGTCTCCACGCTCGCGAGCCACGCTAATCATGGCCTGATGCACTTCCAACGTCGCGTAACCGCCGTTCAGCAGCACGTTAACGTTATACTTGTTCACCTTACGCATCTCGTCCCAACCGTTGATCACGTCAGCGTTGGTGAGCAAGCTGCCCAGCGTACCACCCGACAGATAAATCAGGTCATTGGGGGCGGGAGTGATGGCCTGAATGATGCCTTCCCATTCGGCGTCGTTAATTCCCGGTACGTCGGGGGTAGGGTCAACCACGACGCCGGTAAGGGTCGCACCGCTCTGGCCGTACGAGATCGTGCCGTTCATCAAGCCGGTCAACTCGGGGTTGACCATGGCGCGAATGTATTGGCTTTGGCTGTTTACAACATTCTCAATGAACGTCTGCGTGCCGCCCGGCGTAGTACGCTTATCCAGCGATACGGTGAAGGTTTCGAGCGGAACGTTGGTGTTCGCCGAATCCACCACCTGTAGGGTGAACGTCTTGCCGTCTTCGGCTACAGAGCTGACGCGCACTCCCTTAGTCGAATAAAACTCGCCCGGACCGGCCGCGTAGATGATGAACAGCTCACCTTCCGCGAATTCGTGAGCGGTCGGATCAAACAGCGGAGTCTGCAGCGTGGCGTCTTCGGACGTAAACGCTACATAGGCCGTGGTGTCGTCACCGTGGCTAACGTTATTCACCCAGACCGGACCGCCGGCCTTGATCATGGCCATTGCTGCCCACAGCGCCTTGGCGCGTCCCGAGTCGGGGTTACCGTACCGATTCAGCAGGCGCTTGACCTGGGTGGCGTAGTACATGCCCTTCGGGCCCTGATTGGCCTGCAGCACAATACCGCCCGTAGAGCCACTGGCGAGCGCCGTAATTTGGCTCAGGTTGGTGACATTACCGTATACGCCAGGGGCGAGATACTTACTCATGATCTGGATTCTCCAGCGTTACTTGTTCGCGGTGGATTTCTTGGCGGGCTTGTCCGACTTAGCCGGATAGTGATCCATTACGCGCAGCTTCAAGCCGCGCTCCTGAATCTCTTTCTCGGTCGGGCGCTGGATTTCAGTGCCGTCCACCCACACGGTCGAGCGCGCTGGGATCACGGTCGCAGCGTCAGGGCCGGCGTCGGTGTAGACCGGCACAGCGAACGGCGAAAGGTTGCGGACCTTGATCTTTTGGTTACTCATTGTGGCCATCCTTGGCGGTCGGGTTTTGCATGATTTGAGTGCCCGATTCAGTTATACGGGCTCCTCCCATCCAATTGGAGAAGTCTTCGGCTTGCACCATGCCGTGCCATATATCCAGGTTAATACGTTGGATTAGCTTGAGATCGTTGTTATATTCTTGGCATGGGTCATTCGGGTCGGGTACTATGCTGGACCCGTTGTCGTTCTGGTTGCCGGGCGGTAATACGACCATGGTTACGCGGAAGGTTAAGTCCTGTTCGACGCGGTACAACTGGCCGTCTTCCTTCAGCCGCTTAATCCGTGAGATGCCCGGTGTGGAGACCTGCACGGTAGACTCGACTTCCGAGTCGTCTTCTGAAGCGTACGGAAGATTAAACAGCGGGTACTGAAACTGAAACGTGTTGGGGAATGTGGCCAGCAGGTACTCCATGAACATCATGGCCTGCAGATAGTTAGTAGTGTAGATCTTCGCTTTGATACGCATTTCCACAGCGCGCGTGCTAGCGTATCTCCACACCCCGTTCACGTCCAAGTACTTGACTTGAAATTTGTTTTCGGGAACGACGTTCTTAAGGATGCTCTCTAAGCCGATCGGGGTAATTACTACGTATGGTAGCAGCGTACGATTCAGCAGCTCGGGCTCTTCTACCGTGTTGGGGGAGTCCGTAGCGGGCCCAGGCGGCACGGGACGCGGAGCGGGCTCTACTGAATCGGGGTCAGTAGCGATGCGCTGATTCACTTCCCGGATGCGGTCCAGATCGACGTCGGGCGCGTCCTCTACCGTCATCGTAACGCCGCGCAAATTGGGGACGTACTGCTTCAGACGATCGTAGTACGCTTGTGCGCCCAAAGTAAGGGCGACTAAGGTAGTAGAAGCGTACGGGGAACGAAAAGTGGGGGTGGTCATACGTCTCGCAGCGGAGCCAGCTTAAGCGCTTTCGAGACAGGTTGCACGTGAATTTGCACCGGCACGTCTACGACTTGCCACTCTTTGTCTTCATGAATGCCAGGAATGAGCTGATGGGTAAATCGAACCCGATCCCCTGCACGCACTACTAACGCTAAGTCGCAAGCAGCGCGTAGCGTCATGCCGTTTTCATTCGTGCCATGCAGGTAAGCATTGAGCACCGAATAGTACTCTACCAAGTTAAAGACGAGCTTAATCCGAGAGTCCACATAGGTAGACTCATTGATTATATCGCCCATCTCATCCTTGATATTCACCATCTGGTTGGACCGAAAAATTACGTCCATACCACGCTGTTCGATGAACTGATGGCGCAGACCGGAGTACGCGTTTAATCCGGCTAAGTATACGTCGTGAGTAGTTACGTGGTTGCGGTCAGCCACGGAGTTATCCCTGTTGGTTCATTAGCGTCTGCACTTGGGCTTCCAAAAGCTGGACGCGATCACCCAAGCCACGTATGGCGTCCGCGTTATTCCCTACGCCATGCGTTAACGCGGTAAGAGCTTGGATGGCGTCCTGCTGCACTGACCACAGTTGGTGGCCGTTTACCGCGTCACGAGAGTCTTCCTCGACCGCACCGTCCGCTAGGCCCGTAACCAGCGTACCATCCACGCCGCGCAGCTGTACGCGATCCTCGCAGCAGCTTACATAGTGCAGGTAGTCATCCAGATTGATATTGCCGAATTCGTAGAAGTTGACGTAGAGCTGGTATCCGAACTCGCTTTTCACGTACAAGAGCGAGACGATAAACGAATTTCCGCTGCGCTCTTCGGTACTCTTGAACTTATGTAACCGCACCGTGGAGACGGCTAAGTCGATTAGCTGTCCCGCGTTGTCAAACAGGCCAACCTCCCCGAACATGAAGTCGCCGATGGTCGAATCCAGGGTAATGCGGAACTCAAACGCCCCGTTGTCGTACTCCAGTGGCTCAGGTAGATCGCCTTGGAACACAGCCGTACCGTGCAAGTTGGTGTCATTTACCGACTTGGTATAGTTAAACGCGGTTCCGATCTTGAAAGACCGGAACTCGGGTAGCGGATCGATGACGCCAATCATGATTGGTTCTCCTCTTCTTCCCCGTCATCCGTTTCCCCACCGTCTTCAGGTGGAGGCTCGTCCCCTGTACCGCTGGGGTCGAATTCGAAGGAATTAGCGTCTGCCGCATTCGGTTCGTCTTCGGGCGCAGGCCCGGCAGCCGGGAACTCAGAGGGATCGAAGTTTACTTCCATGTCAGTGACTCGGGCCAAATCTGGCGTCTGCAGCTGAGTCGGGTTTTCCGGCTGCTCCATACCGCTCTGCCACTCCGGATCGTTAGGATCTTGAGCAGCGGACACGCCTAGATCAGTCAATACAATGGCGGAATGCTGACCGATTAGCTTCTCTAGCTTATCGGCCAAGTCGGCTGCGCCCTTGTATTCCCAGGAAATGGATTCATCTCCGGGCTCATAGCTGGAGACGTCGAGACGGGAAGCTACCAGCACGGTGTCTGCTTCGTCAGCCGTGCCATCTGGGCCGATGCTGGACACCGAGATCGTGCGAGTCTCGGTGTTAACCGATAGGTAGAACACGTGCTGGATCGTAGTGGGGTCCTCCACCTGATACACCACTTCCTGCTCGTCGTGGTCGGGGAGCCGTGCGATTTGCATGAATGTTCTTCCTTATGGGAGTAAATAGTTGGAGTCGCGCAAAAGCTGGCCGAACGCGGCTAGATGCTTGCACACGCCGGGTACGTCGTTTGGGTTCCACGGCCCGACCTTCTTCTTGGGTGGCGGCTTGGGGACGTACGGACGCATCCGACCGCGAGCGTGCGCATCTTTGATGGTATTGGGATGCGCGAAGTAGAAATAATAGGCGCGGCAGGAGCACGACACGCGGCACGGGCTCTTGGAAAAAGAAGGCTTTTCACCGTCCTCCACGCCAAAGAAATCGATCACGCACTTGTAGGTCTTTTCAGATTCCTTACGGTGCACAGCTGCCGTGCACTGGACCGCTTTAAACCGTTTATTGTGCTGAACCTTGAGGTCGCCGTACTGGTAGTTGTACGAGTCGGCTCGATCCAACATTAACGGGTTGATTATGCGTGTTCCGGCCAGCAAATCAGTGAAGGAACGGGTGGCTCGCCCTTCCTGGATTTGATACAGCTCGCTAGCGTCAGTAAACGGCACGGTTATCCCATCGTCACGGCCATCAAGGCCAAGTTTTGCGTCATATCTTCGACCTTCTTCTTGTTTGCTTCCAATACGCTCTTAAGCTGATTGGTGTCAATCTTGAAGTCAGACGAAGTAAAGCTACCAGTTTGGCGCACGGCATAGATACGCTCGTAGTACTGCTCTCCTACGATCGCTGCAAAATACTCCAGGTGGCGCAACGGAACCTTGTTGTAGTCCCAGCAACCGAGCGCGTAGGTAGCAGCAAAGTTACCCATGCCGCCGAACGTGAAACGAGTCTCTTCGCGTACGAAGTCCTCCTCCATATACGTGTCGCCCGTGCTGATGTCAATCATGGTCGCCATCTGCAAGTTCTCCATTGGGTTAGCAATGGGAACCCCAACGTTTAAGCCGAGTAAATTCTGGTTAAACGCGTTTTGACCGATCTGGTGACGAATCTTGTGATCGGCCACGCCGATGTAAAAGAATTCGTCTGCAGGCGGGTCGTCCGGCTGGGGCGGCGGTACGGGTGGCGCTGGGTACACAGGATCCACGGGTTGTGGAATCTGGCGGTGCACGTAATTGTAGATGATGTCCGCGTGCCGAATACGCAACTCGCGCGTTCGATTCACGATATAGGACTCGGTGTGCAGAATGGGCAAGTACTTATAGTACTTGGCGAGAGCCGGAGCCACGTCTAAGTCGACGTTAAACTCCAGCTCTACAGGTAGTACAGGAACACCCAAGGGGGCATAGATGATCCCCTTGAGCATTTTGAGGCGATCCGGAGCGGGCATCGCGTAGTTCTCCGGTTATTCGCCAGCAGCTTCGATCGTCAGCGTCAGATCTTGAGTGTCCGAGCCGGCGTCGTTGGTGGCGGTCACTTGAAACGCCACGTTTTCCGCCGCCGTAGTGGGAGTACCCGAAATCACGCCCGCTGCGCTCAGGCTCAAACCGTCCGGCAGTGCGCCATTGGAAACGGACCAAGTGATCGGAGAGTCGCCGGACGCAGCCAGAGTCTGCTCGTAGGCCACGCCTTCAGTACCGTTCGGCAGCGTAGTGGTGGAGATGGTCGGAGCCACGGCTGCAGCTGTAACCGTCACTTCGGCCGAACCCACTACCGATTCGAGGGTAGCGGTGATCGACGCAGTGCCCGCACCCACGGCAGTCACCAGACCGTCGGCATCCACCGTGGCCACTTCCTCGTCGGTCGAGGCCCAGGTCACGACATCGGTCAGGTTGGTGGTGGACCCGTCGTTGAGCGAGCCAGTGGCGGTGGCTTGAGCGGTACCGCCCACTTCCAAGCCCGCATCCAGCCCGGTGACAGCGATCGACTCCAGTTCCGGCGTGTCGTCATCGCCAGGCTGGTCACGATTCAGGGCTTCGATAGTGATCTCGGACACCACGGGGTCGGCTTCAGGATCGGCCAGCAGTCGGGCTTCCAGCCGCACTTTGAACGTGCCGCGCGGGCTGGCATAAGGCTGCAGAACGGGGTAAACGAAGCCGTTATAGAACGAGTAGCGCTGGATGTTCTGGGAAACCCGACCTTCTGCGTCGGTGGTCGAATCGGTAATCCGCACTTCACCGCCATCGAACCAGTCGTAGCCCAGCTGGTCGCCCGCTTTGGGAATTAGACGCAGAATCAGGCGATGGCCGTCTTCCGCACCGGTCGCGTTGCCGAAGAAGGTCAAGCGCACGTCGTACAAGTCGGTGATTCGGTGAGTCGAGCCTTCCAGCAGGCCAGCCGAGAATGCCACGTTCCAGTCTTGTTCGGGCTGCAGGTAGAGCGCGTATTTGCCATCTGCAGGATCTTCCGGGCTGGCCTGATACGGCGCGGAGCACAGGCCCAGTTCGATCTTGGTGTTGGACGCCACCACCATTTTGGTGGCCGGATAACCGATGCCATGTAGCAACATGCCGTCTTCATTCTTGAACGACACCGGACCGCCGTCCACTACGGTTACTTCGCCTGGTTCGTCTTCAGGCAACACCACGGTCGGGTCAGCGGCGGGCTCAACGATGAATTGATCCCGGTACGGGGCGAGAGCCCGATTGTCCGAACGCATCACCAGACCAGAAGCCGACACGGCGAACGGCCCAGCTCCG